AAAATACCGGAGATTATCTGATAACCATTCTCTAAAATCATCCAAGTTCTTGTCCTCCTTATGAGTTACCGTTTGCTCCGTTCACTGCCGCCATACGATTTCTGACAGTTCCCGATTCTGATAACTCCTGTGATACAACGCACCGGAACTGTACATACGTCCCAGGCAGCACGCCTGAAGGGAATCGAACCCCCGCACATGGTACCGGAAACCACTGCTCTATCCACTGAGCTACAGGCGCGTATCTTGAAAATCAATCTTTTTAAACCGTTGTAAATACTGAAAAGCATTGATTTTACTGGCTTTAAAGCCACTTTGCAAGAGATATTCAGTTGTAAAACTTGATACCTAGTCGTGTTAGTTTATACCCTTTTCACCCTATTAAATTTAATTCATAAGGGGGAATACTGGGTGAATTATAGTTCAAATTTATTCATAAGGGTGAACTATGATTGTAACTTGCCACTCAATATGGTATAATATATCTAGCACGTTATATATACTACCACATTTTTACTGAAAAGTAAAGTTTTTTATTTTGTATGGACAATTCGACAAAATGTTTATCGGAGGTACAAATATGACAATATCTAGGAGAGAAAAAGGAACTGGATCATGGGACACTGTTACTAAAAAAGGAATAGTCTATCAAAGGTATCGAAAAAAATATGATGGCATGAGTTCACGAAAGGAATTTACTGGTCGGACAAAGGCAGATGTAAAACGTAAAGTTCAAGAGTTTGAATCAAAAACTATGCATATCACAAATAGAGATTATTTAAAAATGACATTAGGCGATTGCATTGATAGTGTTCTTACTTCACTTGAGTCAACATTTAAAGCAAATAACTACGCCACATTACAAGCTACAAACAGATGTTATATTAAGACAAATAAAATTTCAGAGGTGCAAATGGGATTAATAGATTCTATATTGATACAAAATTATTATGTTGAGTTATCAAAAAAATATTCAGAAAGCACCGTCAAAAAGACAAGAACATTACTCAACACTGTATTTAATTATTTGATATCCGTAAATATAATGACATCAAATCCTACGAATGGTGTTAGAATGCCACATAAAACTAATTATGCTGTACAAAAGAAAGAGCATTCATTTTTGTCATTAGAGCAAGCCGATAGATTTAAAGAAGTTGCATTAATGAAAGCAGATGAAACAATTGCAGGCGTGAAAACAGGTGATTTTATTTACGGTAGAAATGCAAGATTTTGTTTGATTATATTATATACTGGGATGCGAGTAGGTGAAGCATATGCGCTTACATGGAAAGATATAGATTTTGAGCATAATACAATTAACATTAATAAAACAATGGAACGCATAAAAATAGATGACAAGTATCAATGGGTAGTTGATATCCCAAAGAAACCAGCATCTATTAGAATAATTCCTATGTCTACTGTTGCAAAAGAACAATTATTATATTTGAAATCAATTGAACCTGGGAAAAGCGCAGATAATGATGATGAAATATTTGTCACCAAAAACAACATACCACCATCTCAATCTACATTAACAAGAACTCTGAAAGCCATATTAACACGATCAGAAATAAATGCTGATGGGTTTGGACTTCACGATTTAAGACACTCATTTGGTTCAATGTTATTACAAAAAGGTTGGGAAGAAAATAAGCCCGTGGACATTAAAGTTATATCAGAAATTCTTGGTCATGATGATGTATCTACAACTTATAATATTTATTTACACATTATGAATAAGCATAAATCAGAAGCAATAAATCTATTGTTATAAACTAAAATAAGGGAGCATATCATCATGATATAGCTCCCATTTTTATTATAAATATATTGTATTTTTTATGTTGTTGGACACCCATTTTATATACTTATCTTTAGGAATACGGTATGTATTTCCTATTTTGATTTTAGGAAAACTGTTCAATTTAATAAGTGCATATGTCTTATTTCTTCCTAATTTTAGGTGATTCATGATATCCATAGGTGTTAACATTTCTTCTAAATCAGACATTCAAATCATTCCTTTTTATTCTTGTCCGTACTGCCAAATCCACCATTACGAGAAGTTTCTACCTTATCATCTTCTGTGATTCCATACTCTACAAAAATACCTTGCATAAATGCATCTCCACGTCTAGCGGTAACAATTTTATTTGTTTTAGAATCATTTGTAAGTTTTGCAAAGATATGACCTTCGTTATCTGAATAGAAATAATCACTGTCGATAATACCTACGAGATTATCTAGCTGTAAACGATATTTGAATCCTAATCCGCTTCTCGGATAACATTTCAGCACCCAATCAGTATTCATTCCACATCTGATTCCAGTAGGAATTTTAATAGTTTCACCAGGCTTTAAAGTGAATGTCAGAGGACTTACAAAGTCATATCCTGCACTGCCTTTTGTTGCTCTTTTGGGTAGTGTAATTGCTCCATAAATACTCTCAATCTCACGTCTGGTTGATGTATCTAATTCAGGAATATCAAATGTATCAAGCCAATCTTTTTCAAACTGTCCGTATGTAACTTTTTCAAATTTTGCGACTCTTTTTGCCATATTAATAATCTCCTTTGTGTATGTAATTTGTTATAATTATTTTATTAATGAACTTGTATTAAGACCACGCTCAGCAAGATATTGAATAGCTTTATCACTGTCGTAGAAGTTCATAAGCATTTTTATTGAAGGTTAATATTCTTTCCAAGTTGTTGTAATTTCTATATTCAAATCTTCTTTCCATTGTTTTACATTGAAAAATAAATTATTCCAAAAGAATAACTTCAATCCTTTTCTCTTTTTAATAATTTCAAACGGAAGAATAGGATATACATTTTTAATTTTGAGAATTTCTTCTTCCGCATTATCCCAATTAACTTTAATTATATTTTCATTTGGATGACTTTCACATATCTTACGTGCGTACAAATTTATATGAAATGGCTTAATAGAATTGATACACACTTCTGTTGTTGGTATATAATATTTAAGCATAAATTTATATCTCCAATAAATATTTTATGTAGTGATCCCAATTCATTTCTAACTGCATATACACATCTATTTTTACAGATTTCTTATCAAAATCACCAATCAAAGGAGCAATTAGAATCTCCCATTCGCATTTACACCAATAATAATACATAGTTGATAATTTAACTTTTTCTCTAAATTCTTCCAGTGTGTAATCGTCTCTGCGATTTAATAATTCGACAATTTCCTGTTTGTAACTGATATGATTAAAGATATTAAATACTTTTATTTTTCTTTTATTTATATCAGGAACAAATACATTCCATTCTAAATCAACACTATTTTTAATATTCCTCATAATATGTTTCTCCGTTTATTTGCGGATATTTTTGTTCTGCATTGTGTATTCTTTTAAGAGCAATTGAACGATTATCAAAGACATTTTCATCAATCTCATTGAATCCTAGTAAGTATGCACGTTTGTCTTTCTTGTCTACGCCACAGAACCAATTATCCATAACAGTTCTTACAACTAAATCGCACAAATCATATGTGCCTGTTTCTGGGAATATTCGTGTGTAATACACGATATCTCCTTTATCAATAGTCTTCATTTTCTGATACTTCCTCAAAAATATCTTTCATATTACTCATAAATTTGTTATATGCTTTTACTACTTTTTTGTAGAGTTTATTATTACCTCTATCATCTGGATTATAGAATGGTGCGAATAATGTTCCATTTGCATATCGTACATTTGTTGATACGAAATAATCTTCTTTATCTACGGTAAGATTAAGAATGATTTCCTCTGTGTATAACGATTTGTTTAGTATATATTGAGTTGGGGTTACTCTGAAATTATTAGATACAAAATCTCTATCTCTAATTGGTTGTTTTACACGATATGTTTTGGGTTCTACCATAAGAATTTTCTCCTTTTGTACGGGAGTCAATTAAGACTCCCATAATACTATTTGTTTTTGTTTCAATGTTTCTTGTACATTAATAACTCTCTGGTTAGATGAGCCTCTCCAATGTAGAGATATATCTCTGAGTTCATCGACATATCTTCCATCTATAAGTACATTACATTTACTAACTAATTCTTTACGCATTTGTAGCATTTTAAGTTGTTCAGAGTTAATATCGGTTATAACTGGATGCATAATCTGTTCCCATGTATATCCTGTGTATAACCAGATATTTTTAGTGGGATATGAAACTCGAATTTCATCCACGATTTTCAGAACATTTTGTACATTTTTGGGGTGTAAAGGATCACCACCACTGAATGTAATTCCACTAATATAGTCTTTTTTTAACTCATTTAGTATTTCATTCATTGCATTTTTATCAAAGGGAATCCCACTTTGGGGACTCCACGTTTGCTGATTTTGACAATTTGTACAATGATGTTCACAACCTGCCACCCATAATACAATTCTTAACCCATCACCATTGTTTTGATCTGGATATGTTATATTATGATAATTCATATTACATACTCACCCTGTCTTTAATTTCTGCATTTTTTGCTTCATTATATCTTGTTTCCCCGTGTACTCTTGTGAATCCTAAATAACCATTCATTCGATCAATTTTAGTAATCATTTTACTTCCACACTTAAGGCATACATCCATTTCAACTTGTTGATAACCGCAATCTTCACAATAGCACATTGCAAGATTTACACCTTCATAGAAGCCTTTATCCATTGCTCTTAACACCAATGTCTTAATAGCTTCTTTATTATATCCAAGATTATATCTACAATATTGAATTTTCCCACCATTAAAATAATTCCAGAATCTTCCTTCTTTATCTTGTTTTTCAATAGGATTCATATCTTCTGACACATGACAGTGGAAACTATTGCTTACATATTCTCTATCTGATACATTTTCTACAATCCCATAAATCTTACGGAACTGTTTAATTTGCAACCCACATAAACTCTCAGCAGGAGTACCGTAAATTGCATAGAGTAAATGATCTTCTTCTTTGATTTTATTTGTATAATTATTGATATACTTCATTACTTCTAATGCAAATTCTCCATCTTCTCTGATAGATTTACCATTATATAATCTTTGGAGTTCATTCAATGCTGTAATGCCATAACTTAATGTCATTGGTGGTAATAATGATTTAATTTTATCGTCTGGTTTTAAATGACCGCCAAGTAATCCACCTTCGCAAAATGCAATAGGATTTACACTTGCTCTTAATTCACCAATGTATTCATATGTACGTTTATGGAGATTACGAATCATTTCAAGATAATAATTAAGAACTTCATAGAAATCTTTAGATTCCCTTCTTGCTTTAGCGAGAATCATCGGGAGATGAAGACTAACTACACCAAGATTGAATCTTCCTTCAAAGACAGGCTTATCATTTTCATCTACTGGATGCATTCCACCTTTTTCATACCAAGGTGAAAGAAATGCTCTACACATGTTAATCGTATGTCACCATACGCACTGACTAGCTTTTCCCTCAGAGGTGTCCTAAATCTCGTCATTGGGCGGTATCTTTGGAAACAGTGCTTATCTCTGTTTCTACTCGGCTACACTCATCACCGATAGTCGATTAACTTCTTTTAAGAAGCACAGCTTCATCTATAGTACAATCGAATTTCTTCTCCTATAGACCTATCTGTTAGCAGCTTACGCCACACCTGTTAAGCAAACAGTTAAATACCGTTTTACATGGGCTGATTTGCACTTACCCATAGGACTAACCACTCGTTTATATTTTTTGTACATTTCTGCTACATATCCATCACCTGTTAATGACAACCAATCTGGATACATTGTTTTTGCACTACATTCAATTCCTGCATTAAATACATCTGCACTAGGATATTTTTCAGAACCATCTCCATGTAAATCTTTGTCATAAAGAAATACGATTTTAGGGAATAATACAGGACGTTTAAATCCGTTTTTACCTTGACCTTCTTTATGAACATTCAATAATGTAATTGCAGCCATTTTACCAAATTTACTTGTTGCAAGTCCTATAGTCATTGTTACAAACGGATAGTCGCCTCGACTTGATCCAACGCTATTTAATTTATATTCTATCCCTTGCCATCCCTGTTCAAAGTCACGTTCCACTTTTTCAGTGGCATATTCACATGCTTTTTCACATCTAAAATCCATTACTTCTGGAATAATACCATTTACATCTTCGCAAATTTCTAAATATTCATTAAAATATTTATCATAACTTTTCTCTGCATATGGTTCTAAAATCTTGTCTACTTCTGGTACAGTAAATCCTCCGTATTGTTGTGCAGCCGTTGATAAAATAATATCTCCCATAACATCAAAAGCGGTGTCCAGATAATTTGGCTCATTATACCAAATATTTCCCATTTCAAATCCATTCTTCATAACTGAGCCAATATCAAATAAGCAACAGTTAAATGTATCGAGTCTTGCACTCCTATCATGAATATAAATATATCCATCTTTCATAGCCTGTTTTTCATCATGTGTTAAGAAAAATTTCTTATATAATTGGCTACTTAATTCATTGTAAATAAGACTTCTTTTAGTTGCTACTAATGCACTATCTGTATTGGCATTGTTTTTATCTCCAATATATCTGATAGCTTGACTTCTCTCATATACCTTATCCATCATATGAACAAAGTCTTTTTTGTAATTTCTATACTCTTTATACATTTTTGCAACAACTGGAAAATCTTCTTCAAGAACAGATTCTACAATATTATGCATATCATAAATTTCAATATTAGAATCGTCTTCATATAATTCCTCAATTTTTTGCCAAACATCATTTAGAATAATAGAATAATCATTTTCTGAAAATTCAAACATTGCCCGTCTTGCAGCTTTATCACAAGCGTTTACAATTTTTTGTTCATCAAAATCTTCTAAAGTTCCATCTTTTTTGATAATTCTAATCATTCATTATCTCCTTTACCAAATCTCTTATTAAATAGTTCCTTTTCAATCTTCTCTCTATCCTTTGTTGAAACCGCCAAACACAAGCACATATACGCAATTACAAGTAAACACGCAATGATAAAAGCTCCAACTCCGACAATAACTACATTCATAATAACCACCCTCTCACATATCTTTAATCTTAATTTTAAGTGCTTCTAATTCTTTATATTTATCAGTATCATATCGTGTATGATCTTTGACAATCATATGGGTTTGTTCATTGCAAATAAGTTCCACAAGTAGTTTCTTCTCGTTTTCTGTCATTTTCTTATCTTCCTTTACTATTTTTCTCGTATATATTTATTTTCTCTTTTTTCGTGTTATAATATCCGTAGTGGAGATATTTACATAATTTGTTAATAGTCATAATTAGAATGTTTTTCTGAAAATAGTAATATCAGATTTATACTTAGCACATTATCTTTATCTACAAGATGTAACCTATCAACCAATATCTCCACTATTTATGAACAAATTTTGATTTCACCATTGCCACCATCTTTACATTTTAGAACCAGATGTGTGCATAATGAATCTGCACAGTTTGGTTTGTGTGAAATCATATCAATTACATATTCTCTATTCTCAACTTCAACAGTAATAAAATTATCCCTAATGCGTTTTAATTCCCGTACTAGCTCTCCGCTACTAATAATCACTTCTCCAAAGTCACCTCTTTCCCAATTTCAAGCAAATATTGTCTAATTTCAGCCCAATTCTGTAATCTTTTACCTGTCCAATCTTTATTCCAGTTATATGTTCTACCAAAACAAATCATTTCTTTTGCATTTGAAGTCACAAGATTTCTTGCACTATCATCAATGAATAATCCGTCACTCATATCTATATGCGACTTATCAGAATGTTCTTTAAGATTTACACCGATAAATTTTACATTTGGAAATCTTTTCTTAATCCACTCTTCCTTTTGTATCAAGTTAGGTGAATATCCATGTGACACAATTTTAATAGAATAATATTCAGATAACTCATTGATTGCACATTCAGCCCAAGGCATGAAATGTAATCTCTCAAAGAATCTTGGCTGATTAAAATACAAATCAATATATCCAGGTGGAGCACAATTACATTCTTCAAATCCCCAAGTATTAACAGTCCACCAATTTACATAATAGAATTTCTTGTAGTATTGAAAATCTTCATTATATAAATCAACAATCGCATCTATGGTAGCAACTAACGTTCCATCAAAATCAACATATAATGTTTTAATATCATTTCTCATCTGTGATACCTCGTTTTGCTCTGTCCTTATTGATTACACGTACCATTTTCGCAACAGATTCTTCCAGACTTCTATCATTTAGAATGAAATAATCCACCAGATGAGATTTCTCAAAGTTGGAAAATTCTTCACTTTCTTTGATGTAGTTGGCTTGCCAAGCATCATAATCTCCACGTTTTCTTGCTCTTTGACGCAAATCATTATATGGAACATTCACCATAATGGTTACTAATTCAATATCCATATCTTTTGTTTTAAGTTTTAATTCGTAATATCCTGTAGGATTGATAATGTAGAAGTCATTATCTAAGAGTTGCTGTTTTGTTGCGAAGTTGCAATATCCTACTCTATCAGTATAGGCGATCATATCATTACGATATTTCTCTATTTCATCTGGTGAAATTAATATATGGTCTGAATTTTCTTTTGTTTCACCTTGTCGTAGATATTGCCTAGTTGAATATGAACGTAAGATGTTCATATTCAATTGCTTTGCTGCTTCTTTTGTAACAGTTGATTTACCTGATCCTGTTCTTCCTAATACACAATATACTGTATGTATAATAATCACTCTCCTTATTCAGAATCTTTTAATAATTCTTCCAAACTATCAATTTGAAGCTCTGTTTGTTTATCATCAGACAACAATGCCGTAAGTTGTTTTTCTAACATATCTAATTTCTTTTTCTCATCCTTGTATCTCTGTACTTCAAGATTTGCTTTTACATCAGCAATCCAGTCATCAAGTGAGCTACCCGAAATCATTAATGTAGAAGTGTCAATTTCTAAATCTTTTGCAGATATTAAAAGTGCATTAAGTTTAATTAACAACATTTCGCTTGAATCAATATGCAAATTGTAAGTAACCTTATCCAATACTAATAAACAATTAGTAATTGGATTGAATCTTGTTGGCTTTGATGCAAGCTCCTGTCTTTTTTCTTCAATAGTTTTCTTTAACTGCATAATTCTTTCATCATTTTTCTGTACCATAATAAAATCTCCTTTCCAGATAACCATTTTTTAAATAATGTTCTCCATAAATAGGATGAATATACTGATAACATTCTTCTAAATTATCAAAATATTTTTTAACCTCTCGTTCTCTTGTTTTTGTTTCCATTTCACTAGAGAACCATTTCTTTTCCTCATAGGTTTTAATAATGGTATCCATGATATACCATTTACCACTCTCTTTTTCATAATATACTTTTCTATTACCAAGAAGTTTATCTTTTTCTTTGCCAACTACAAAATCATCACCGTACCAATTATGTTTAAGACACTTTTCAATGGTTTTTTGTGCCATAGCAACAAATATATCGTATGGTAAATCAATAAGCTTATCTGCTTCAAAATCTTCTTGACAATATTCAGCATTGCTATATAACAGATTAACCATATCTGGATAATCTGGTCTTTTTTCAAGAACCATATGGGTGAACTTTCTTGTAATTGTTTTCATATGTGTTACTCTATTTTCTCTGTGCCAACTATATTCAGCACTAGGATTTCCAAGAAGAATAAAGAAAAATTCATTCTTTTCTTCTTGAATACTTCTATAGTAAGTAAGGTGTTGATTATAATAACTACTTCGACATTTACTGATTAACCATGTATCATCAAGCGGATATTCATATCCTTCTTTTCTGTTGTTACTATAATAGTAACCATGACTTTCATGGTAATAATAATTTGACTGATCTTTCCAAGGCTTTGATTTTCCCATATATACATATTGATTACCATTCAGATCCTCATATGTAGCACCAATGATTAAATCTCTTGCTTTAATAAATGTATTATTATGAATGACTTTATTCTTTTCCTGAATTTCTTTATAGTCCGAGGATTCTACAGGTACAAGAACTAATTCTTTACCATCCCAACCATAAACAAATTCACCTTCAAGTCCTTTACCTTTGATACAGTTACAATTTTCTAAAATCCACAACAGATTTGGAATTGTAATTTCAAACTCAAATCCTCTAGGGTCATATACTCTGGTATATGTCTGTCTGGGATTCCAACCATATCTATCTCCACCAACCTTCTTATTTAATACAAATCCTTCCATTGGCTCATTATCGTAGATTTCGTTTGGAATACCTTCATCTCTCCAACTTTGCCATGAGGTTTCTTTTCGTAATTTACCTTTTTCATCAAAGTAAATTACATATGCCAACTTTCCTGTATAGGTATCTTTGCGTTCCTGAAATCCTACATTAATTTTAGTTGGTATAAAAATATTTGTGTTCATTATATTTTCTCCGTTCTTATAAAACTAAATACCAAGCTCAAGTTTTAAATTAGGGGTAATTGGATTATAATTTTCAAGGGAAAAATCTTCGATTGAAAAATCATAGAAATTATTAGACTTAGGATTAAAATTCATTTTGACTGGTTCAAATTCATAATCATAATGTCCATTAGATGTAGAAATTTTTAGCTTATGTTCATTTGACCTATTAATAAGTTCATTCGCAGCATAAAAGTGACGATCATAAATCTGTTCATTTGCTACGAAGTGTGTGAACTTACCTGGTTTATATCCTGTTGCTTTTGCAATCATCATCTGTAAACAAGCATACTGTACTTCATTAACTCCACCTGCACCACTAGCTGTAATCATATCTCCACTTCTTTGAATAAGACACATATCAAGATATTCATCTCTTACATTCCAGATAGTTAGAAATGCACATTCTACTAATGCTTTTTTGTCAATATTAGCCCAATTCCAAAAATCAATCATATGTCTTCTTCCATACGGATTTGTTTTAATATCTTTAATCAGTTCATTTATTTGATTTCGGGATAACTCATAACGATACAAATAACTATCATTATTTTCTAAAAATTCTATTTTAACGTTATCTAAAATAGTTTTTTTATTGTTAATGACATTTCTTATTGTTCTTTCAGATACATTGTATATTTCACATATATGAGTAATAGCAAGTTCGTAAAAAGCAACATTATTATTTAAATCCGAAATACGATAGCATCCATTGATTCTCGCATAAATACTATTTTCTTTACGTTTTAAAAATACACATGTATCTTTGCTATAACAATTACTACCATAATAATCTTTGTCTAAATCCCATCCTTTAAACCCGTCTTCTCTTGCTAAGAAAAATTGTGGAATATAGATTACGTCATTTAGAAAATTAGCAAAATTATGCCAATCGTGATGAACGAATACATTTTGATATGTTGGTGTTTTTTTTGTTATATTTCCACATCTATCAAACATTGCTCCCCATTTTCTTAGTAGGATTTTTATTTCATCATCTGTTAAAATATTACTTTTGTATTCTCCTACAAATCCTATTCCTCGTCTTTCTCTACAATATGGATCGTTGATATTTGTTAAAGTATCAATTCTTGCAGATGTTATATATTTTGTTTTGGTAAATTGAATATCTACATATTTATGTTCATTCTTATGTTGAGTTTTATATGGATGAGAAATAATTTTAAATTCATTGTTATTTTTCGTATAATATAATTTCCCATCAATAGAATCAAAATTATTATTTTTACATATTGTATCTTCATTATGAATTTCACCAAGTTTTTCATTTAATATTTTTCTTTTTACTTTAACAACACTTTTTTTCATCTCATTTGGTCTATGAGATTCAAGATTATAAGGATATGATCTTCCAATAGTACCATCTTCTAATTCCCAATCTTTCCACCATCCACATCCTAGTCGTTCAAATTCTGAAATTTTGTTTGATTGATTTTGATATATTGCAAATGCTTCTCTAATAGCTGTTTTCCATGCAATAGGACGTAATGTGCAGATAGGAAATTCTGTTTGAAGATTGTATGTTCTCACAATATGGTTTACAAAATATGTATGAGCTGGTGTACCATCTTCATATTTTGGACGAGGATTTTCGTCTTTTGTTCCATTTGCAAAAATGTTACGAATATCATTTACTAATAATAAATCTGCTCTTGTCATGTATTACCCCTCCACAATCCATAATCTAATATCTTCTTTAAATTGATTACATAATTTTTCATCATCTGATAAGAAATTTACAACACATTCTTTATTAAGACTTGTGCTTAGAATCCCCATAATAGATTTGGCATCAATCGTGTACCTAGAATATACATAGTCGATATCCACATCTTTATATTCTCCACATTTTGCTACAAATAATCCTGCATCATTGATTGTGTTTAATTTGACTTTGCACTTCATTTTATAAAATCCTTTCCTATTATAATGTTATTAATTATAAGATGGCTCAGTTTTATCTGTTCTGACAATTTCAAAAATTGGGAACTGCACCGAAATACCACCATTTTTATTTTGTGTTTCTCCTTTATATTTGATCTGCACAATCTTTCCGACAATCTCATCTGGATTATTCCAGAAAAAATTACGTTGAGAATCAGTAAATCCAGAACCCACGCCTAATTCATATCCTTTATAATCACATTTGATAAGTCCTAATGTCCCTTTGTATTTACCATCACCTTCAACTACACCTGTACATAAAATATCAGCGTGTTTAAATGATTTGACTTTTAAGATACCGTTATTTCGTTTATTCTTCCATACTGTATTTTTGTTGAGCATAAGCCCTTCCCAACCTTTTTCATTCGCTTCATTTAACAATGGTTCAATCACTGAAATATCAGTACCTTCATATACAAATGGAACAACTTTAAGACTGTCTAATTCTTTTTCTAAAATTGTTTCAGATAAAGGAATTAAATATTTCTGTTTTCTATCCTTGTATTTATATTTACTTTCTCCTTTTTCAAATTCTTCTACTGGAATCATTTCATAGATTACGAACTGAATACAAGATTTATCAGAATCGTCAGAATTGATAATGCCTGTTCCTAATTGAAAATTATCATTATCACAAAGATTGTCAATGTTTTTACGAATCAATTCACCATTGAAAAAGAAATTATCATAATCTGGAATCTTTTGAATATCTTCAATAATATGATCTAATCCAGAAAATGCTTTGCCTTGTCTACTAATTAATTTCCCTTTGTAATATCCTGCATTATTGCCATTGAGTTTTTGGGATAATGCAAACCATTCATTTTTCTTAGGCATATTTGCATCAGACATTGGGAAAGCTTGTTGAACATCCCATGATGGAATTAATCTTGGAATTACGCTATTTACTACTTTCTTATCACACCCTAGCCGAAATTTCTTTGTGATAATTTGTTTTGCAAACTCTTGAATTTCTTCTGGTTGATTCTTACACCAAGCTTTGCACATGATAACATCGTCATCTCTGCCAGAATTGTTTTTTGTAATATAATCTAGTAATTTATCAAACTCATCAACATCAGATTCCCATGTTGAACTAACTTCAATCTTATCCCATTTTTTTGTACTGATACCTGTTGTAATATTTGAGTCTAATAAAAACACCAAAAACTTTTTAAATAGTTCATCATTTTTATTCTTATAAATAATTAGCTTTTTGTCATTCAAACTTCTTGTATCTTGTAGTTGCTTAAAAATATTAATTACGTTTTCTACTCCCATGCGTTATAACTCCTTATTCCAATATCAACAATTCGTGTAAATGGGTTCTCATCTTTTTTGCATTTGATAACGCCTATAAATACAACATCATTACTTGTATCATATTTCTTTTTATACTCCATGAGATAATCCCATGCCTTTTGCATAGTTGAAAATTTATCTCCCATCCATCCGCTATTATCACCATATTTCACACAAGGAACATATTTATAATTCTTCTTACTCATTTATTCTCCTTATAATATGGACTTTTCTTTGCATATTCTTCCAGATACTTTAACATCTCTGATTCTTCTGAGAAGTATGGATCTCGTTTACGTTCAAAGGAAATATAAATTAAAAAATTCACCATTAACTGTCCAAATCTCCAATCTGGATAATATCGCATCCATACTCTTTCTAATTCTTTTATAAATTCTGGTATTCTATTCTTATCTCTCATATTGATCTCCATGAAACAGTTCTTTCATCTTATTGTAAGTTTTCTTTTGTAATCAAGCGGAGAACAGGACTCAATTACTATTGGGAATTTTTTTAATTCTACAGTTTTTATATGTTCTACTAATTTTTTACATCCTTTTAAAACCTCAATATCTGCCGAATTAAACATTCTTTTTAATTCCATATTTGCATTTGATATACGAATAAAACAATTACCCTTTTCTTCTATTAATGCGTCTCTATATTCATTAGAAACAATTTTATTTCCCAAATATAGATAATATTCTCCATTGATGCCTTTATATATTCCACCAACAACTAAATCTTTCAATGGAATAGTTTTAATTTGTCTCTTCTTTTCTTTCTCTTTTTCCTGTTCTCGTAGTCTACTCGTAGTCTACTTTTAATTTTATTTGCAATCTCAAGTTCCTCATCAGAAGGATTTACAACCTTAAATAGATCTTTCATATGTCGTTTACATCCATCTTCATCAGTCATTGAATTGCCATACCAGACACCAATTGACATTCCAATTACATTACATCCAGTGCCTTTTCCAACACAAATATCCCCGTCTTGTAGCTCTCTTCCTAAAATATCTTTCATTTAATATCTCCATTCATTTTTGCTCTCAATAATGCTTGTAAATATTCTTGAGGATTATCTTTAGCGGCTTGAAATCCTACTTTTTGTCTTTTAATATCATCAAGTACAATTTTATATTTAGGGCTATCACTTACTTCTTCTCTATATTTCTGCACTTCTTCACGGGTTACTATCTCTTTGTCAACTAAAATTCTCAATACAACTTGTACATCAATTGCCGTTTTAAGAATAGTTTCTTGTACTTGCAATTCGTGTAGAGCTTCTTCTGGTTTATAAAACTTATCATTGCTTACTGGCATTTAATATCTTCCTTTCCAATAGTTCCAGTTAATGTTCTAGGTGTATAATTCATATAATCCATCATACATCCAACATTTTTAGTAATACATTTAATATCGTACTTCTCATTCAGTGACTTTATAAAGTCTTGAAAAATGGTTTCTTCATTTGAATTATGAACGTGACCATATAACTGAATGCTCCATACCTTATATTCTTCTCCATCTCTTCTATAATGATGTTGATGATTCCAGAAAGCTAAAGGATAATGAGAAAGAACTACATTATATTCTTTACCATTGATATTATCCTTTACTTCCTTATAATCACAAACTTCTACAAATAGTTGCTTATATCTTTGGTCTTTCACTCTATCGTGATTACCAATGATTAAATGCTTATTACCTTTCAGTTTACTTACAAATGAGATTACATCTTCATTTTCTTTCCATGCTAAATCACCAAGAATATACACATGATCAGCATTGATAATTATATTATTCCAATTTGTTTTAATTGTTTCATGCATTTCTTCAAGCGTTTTGAATGGTCTGTTGTCGAAGTTAGAACCTTCGGATGTTACATTCTTATGGAATAAATGCACATCTGAGATATAATAATTCGTATAATCACCTTCTTCTTTCAATCCACTCATTGTGAATCTTATCCGCAACAACTTCTACGTCATTATGTATGCCTTCATATGGAGGTTTTACTAATGAAGAAAACATATGTGAAAATATAATATCAAAACGTGCGCTATCTGCATCCATATTATATTTACTCATTAAAGTTTCTTTTACTCGTATTATGTAGTCTTTTACTTCTTTATTCATATTCCTCCGTTTCTACTTCTGCATAATCTGTATAAAAATCCGCAACTCTTTCAAATTCAAATATAGAATTTTCAGTTTCCACAATTACAAATAATGAATTACGTGAGATTTTTCCTACGCAATTAACAGATGTAACATAACTTGTTTTCAAAAAACTAAACTTCATTGGTGTCCCATCAGAATCTTTTACATATCTAATCACTAATGGGTATCCAATTTCAATATCATCAATATTGAGTTTTACGACTCTACCAATTCTTAGAGGGTATCTACCATCTGTTCTTTCAGTATCACGTTTACCACATGTACCACTATGTTTGATACTTTTGATCTTATATAACATATTTATTCTCCTAATCTTCTACAGGAATCCATTTTTTAACTTTGACTTCTTTAAGTTCTACTTCTGTACATTTAATCTCATCATCATACTCCCAAGGTCTTTCATCCTGGTATTCTGTTGCACCTTCTGAATATGTAGTCATGTAAAACTTTCCATTATCTTCAAATACAATTTCATGAATAATTGACCATCGAGTAGTATTTACAATCCTATTAACAATAGTATTTTCATACGGTAAATCAAGTTCATCCATTAAATAATCTTTATTAAATACTTTTGTTCTTGCCATTATGTTATTCTCCTTCTACAATTCCCCAACCTTTGCAAGTAGGGCATTCACAATATTTTTTGTTAATTTGTGATATAAGCTCTGTTAAAAATTTCTCTACTTTATTTTGTAAATCTTGATAATTTTCTCCGATAATAGATGGAGCGACCACACAATCATTACCATAATCAGAAGATTTACTATCATCTTTTAAATTGATAATTGTTTCTGATTTTTCAGAAATCATTTTATTTACCCATTGTGGTTTTCTTCTTTTATTAAACAATGAATTATTTTTATCTACTAAAATATTATATGGATCTGCTAATGGAATCTTTTTCTTTACTTCAAAATGAAACTCATAATCAGATGTAATAGTTGCAACACTGGTATCAATATTTGCTTTTACATAATTTCTGATAATCTGCAACATTATTTTTGAATCAATCTTACATGGTTTATCTTGATATGCTTCTTCTGGATATTCAATTTGTGTAAGCAAACTGGTTTCTGCTCCATATATATTTTGCACAAACTCAAAATTTTCTCTTGAATAAATTTCTTTAATTTCAAATTCAATTGGTTCATATTCTCCTGGAATAGTGTCATACTTATAGTTATATAATCCAATTACTTCATCGTATTCTTCACTTTGTTCCATTTCTTTTGTGATAATTTGTGGCATGAGTTCTGTGGCTGTATATCCTGCTTTCAGTTCATATCTAACATTAATACGTTTATCTTCTTGCTTTGCTGCTACAACTTTAGGAATACTATTAAGTTTAAACCATCTATCTTTATTTGTTTTCTCTGGTACTTCACCATCAAATAAGTATCTAGTTAAGTCTGTAACTCCAAAGTAATCTTCATTTGCTATGTAAATATAGTTTTTACAGTTAATTACTTTAAGTTTTAATGGATTTTCTTTACTATACATTTTTATTCTCCCATATCATGAAATTCTCTACCATTAAGAATATTAATTAGTGCATTTTTATCTCTTTCTAATGCAAGTGAATATGAACATTTTGCAATAGAATCTGATTGAGATAATGGTTCTCTTTCTAATTCTTCATCAATTTTCTTATCGAGAAATTCTACAAATCTCCATAAACGTTCTTCAATAGAAGGAATTAATTTGCCATGAATGTCACCATTTGTATCAATCTGTACATCAGAAACGTTGCACTTATTGAAGTCAGCTACTTCTTTCTTACTTAACCATTTCATCCATTTATTGCATTTCTTACAATACAGTCCTGTCTGTGTGCCACTTTCTTTTGTGTAGAATTCTTCACAACCACACTTATTACATTTTTCTGGAATTATAGTTGTTCACCTCTTTTCTTGCGCACTATATATAGTGTTTATTTTAATTTAATACGCTATATATAGTATTGTTTTACGATAAAATTCTGCTTTCATCTTATCTCCATATTCCCTTATTTAATTTTTCCTGAATAACATCATCATTGTAAATATAAAGATCTTCTTTGCAAGCATTACATACTCCGTATATATTTTTACCGTCATATTGTAAATGATACAAATTTGATCCACACCCACAAGGATTCCTTTCATGTGGAACATAATAACTGTGGATAGTTTCATTATCTTCGCAATACTGAATTTTTCTTCTCATATAATCTTCTCCATATTATATTTCTCTCTTATGTAATCACATAATTCACTCATTGTTGCGATAACATATTCATCATTTTTTAAGGATGGGTGAATGTGACACATACAGGAATTTTTCTTACCATACTTCTTATATTTCTGCATATTGAAGGTAACCCATAAGAGAGGTACTTTTGTAAGATTCTTTGTTAATAGTCGTGTTATGATTTTCATTTTAATCACCTATTTTAAGATTTTTGAATCTAAACAATTCTTACATAATTCATAGATTATCCTACCCATATATTCTCTTTTAATAAAATAAATGTGCATTTTATTACGATTTTGCCATGTCAATAACGTTCTTAAAAAAGATGTTGGATTTAGTTTTGATTTATAATTTTCTGTAAAAATATCTTCTATATTATCATTCTCTATTAGGAGATAATTTTTCTCTACATTAATCATGCGATTAAACTCTTTGAAAATCCTATCATCATCTTTCGATGCATTTGCGATATTTCCAGCTAACTCACTTACAGAATTTTTTCTTTCAATGCATAATTCATCACTAAAATATGTGTCAATTGAGAAGCCCAATTCAGGGCAACTCTCAATCATTAATCCATAATCACCTGTTTTCAATGCTTTTGATTTCCACCGAATTTTATTTCGGTCAAACCAGTCTATAACACTTTTATTATTCTGTTCCCTAGAATCAACCAAAATTACCATATGTGATAATAATTCTTTATATTTTTTATCTGTATAATATTGCTTCATTTAAACTCCTAACAAATTTGGTATTCAGTAACCCACCATTCTTGTTCATCTATCTTTTGCCATTGTCCATCAATCTTTTTCTTTTTTGGTTCTTTATGTTGATTTGTAACTTTTACAATATCTCCACGTTTAACAGGATTCTGTTTGAAAATTTTCTTACTAATTTTTACTGGAATTGTATTTCCATTGGCAAGAGCATAAAGTTTTACCTTTGGAGAGTAATCAACATTTAAGTCTTCTACAAAACAATAACCAGCATATTTTTTATCGACTATATCCATATAGCCCAAAACTTCGTATCTTGATAATAACTTCTCTTTTAAAGAAACTTTTCCGTCAAAATTCCCAGCTAATTCATCTATAATAGCCTTTGAATCAATTCTCATAAAAGTCTTCACTGTTTCTGAACCACAATGCTTTCTAAGAACATCAAAATCAATTCCAAATTCAAACGCTTTATCTTTTTTAAATTGTGATAGATATTTCTTATTCTTATAAAATTTCATGAAAACATCAAAATAGTTTAGAAGATATTTAATATCACCATAGTCTGAAAAATAATCAATATTAATAAGATCTTTTATTCTGCTATCGGCAATGCCATTTGTTTTAAGGCATACAAATAAATCAGATAAGTTAGAATAACTGCCTTTACCTAGCTCATATAATGTATTTGCAATTGCTGTTGAGAAATTTTTAATAGACGATAGAGATGGATTTATACATCCATTATTCTTATCAATGGAAAATTTACGGTTATCTAATCCAAATTTATATGATCCAACTCGTATTTTTGCATATTCAAACATTTCTTTTTTATATGCGGAAACTTTATCCTTATCACCTTTATCTGAATAATGTTGCATCATTACGGCATAAAATTCATATGGGTAATGAGCTTTACAATATGCTCCATATACAGAGTCAAAACCGTAGCTCAAAGCATGAGATGCATTGAAGGAATATTTTGATGCGGCTTCTATGATCTCCCAAGTTTTTTCAAAACCATTTTCACTACCAACATTTTTAACCCATCCTTTAAGTAGTTTAGCCTTTAATTCTGCTAATTCTTTTTCCTTAAATTTCTTTTTACTTATTTTCTTGATAATAGCATATGTCTCTGTTTGTTCAATTCCAAGCCATCCAAGATAAGTCATAATAGATTCCTGGTACATCATATAGTGAAAAGAATCTTTTAAAAGATTATCTAACTCTGTAACTCCTGTTGTATATGGTAGTCTATTTAAAAAATTATTAAGCTGTGTTTTAAATCCTGGTCTTAAAGCAGCAACTAAAGATGTTAATTCCATCATATTTTGTGGCTTATATTTTTTACAACATTGCACACCAAATGAAGATTCACACTGATTAATTCCAAGAGTATAACCACTAGAATATACGTCCCATGTTTTTTTATCATTCTCTATAAGTTTTGTCATTTCTGGAACTGTAGGAGTTTTAACCCCAGCTTCTTTGAAAATATTATTGATCGTAAGCCAAATATCTACTTTTAGTAAATCATTCTTAACAAACTTATAGTTTTCTGCAACCATTCCATCAATAACAGTGGTTATTACTTCTTTTTTTGTCGCTTCGGATTTACACCTAATTAAACCCACTTCTCGCTTAATATCACCATCATAAATCAAATATCCGCATGGAGCTTGAGACTTTGAATTGATAATTCCTCTATATTTTTTACTTTCATCTATATAACTTTTATATTTTTTATCTACAAAAGTATACAAATCAATAGAATCTTTCATATCATCTTCTGCATTCTTCAAAGCTTTTTCATATTCTTTAATCTGGCTTGTAATTTCATTAGAAATTTCAAAATCTAATCCTTGTGATTTTGCATATAATTTGAATGCTGATGATACCTGTAACGGCTTATATGATATCATTGGATATGCATGACCTTCGCCCATTACTTTGATTTGGGCATCCGCAAAAATCTCAGGAGTACCTAAATTCAAATCTAAATCCGGTAAACTCTTTGTCTTTAAAATTCTCGTTTTTGAAATAAATCTATCTGGATATAACTTTACAGGAGAAATAAATCTATCAATGTTGCTGAAACCTAATAATGAATTAACATAATAAGATACGCCACTTCCTCTTCCTGTTTTTGTAATAATTCCTCCATTCTCAACGCCAGTTTTAACAAGCTCATAATCTATGAGGAAATAATCAGCCATTTTTGTATCAATAATTGCATTTAATTCATACTCAATTCCATCTTTATATTCTTTATATCTCTCTGGTGATACAGTATTTTTAATTTCATTCCATTTTGAATACACCAAATTATGTAATGTTGTATCTCTCCATTCTTGTGATTTATCTCCTACCCATTCACCATTAAACAGATAATTTTTAGGAAGCTTTATGTTTTTATTTAAAACAATATCATCAAAATCTAAAAGAATATCTGTATTTTTAATACATTCATCAATTTGTTCATCGGTTAAAATGCCTTGTTCTTTTAGTCTTCTACGAGCTTCTTGCTCATCAGGGTAATCCATATACCATCCTTGTTCATCTTCATCGTATATGATACCTCTTGCTTCTAAATAATTATCTCTTTCCTTATATTGATCTGGATATATATAATGACTATCACAACCAAGAATTAATTTAATTCCAAATTTATCATGCAAATCAATTATTCTTTTATTTATTTTCTTTTGAATATCGGTATTATGATACTGAATCTCCAAAAAGAAATTATCTTTAAAATGCCTATATAATTTTTCTGTAATCTCATCAATGTCGTTGTAAGCCCAATATTTCAAGCAAGCAGTTGTTACCATGATATTTTCAGGTTTTACATGTAATAAAAGATTGATGTCAATTCTTGGTTGTCCATAAAACCCATCTATACTTGCAACAGAAAGAATTTCATTAATATCTCTACGTCCCTCTTCATTTTTAGCTAATAAAATTATATGGCAATTAGTTCTATCTTTGACAAATTCATTCGGAATTTCTTTACCTGTTTTTTTATCTATTTTGGAATATTCCGCTAATCTATCTTTTACCCAATATGCTTCTGCTCCAAACACAAATTTAAGTTTCTTCTTTTCAAACTGTTCTTTGGTTAATAATCCAGATTCTACATCTTTCAAAAGCTTATCATTATGCTTTTGCACCAATTCGTATGGAACGTAATAATTTCCTTGATAACCATGTTCTACGCTTGATATTACATTTTGCCCTAATTCTACTGCTCTTTGTATATATTCCTCATATGATGCAGCACAATCAGTAACTAAAACATTACTATAAGATGTGTGTTTATGATAATTTTGCATAATATCTCCTACTCATACGTGTCCGTTTCTGGGTTATATTGTCTATTATCTTCTTGTTGTTTTTTACCAGTAGGCTTTGGTTTATATTCACAAGCATGATTACGTTGACCACACAAATAATGGCAATAATAATAATCTGGATTTGGATTCCATTCATTTTCTTTTTCAATGAGACTAAGTGTATCTTTCGCCCATTGGATAGCTTCGTTATATTCTTCCTTAGACCAAGGAATCTCTATCCATTTTTGATCTTTGAACATATTCCATTTCAGTTTTGATACTGAACCATATTTTTTTATCACTGGGATTGAATATAAATAGAGTTGTCGTTTAAATTCTAAGAAATGTTGTTGATCAGATTTGCTAATTTTACCGTTTTTTAAAATTTTTAAACTTGCCGATTTATGATCTATAATAATAATCTCATTCGTTTTTTTATCTTTAACAAGTAAATCTATATATCCTATAAAATCCTTTCTATTAATAGTAAATTCAACTTTTTCTTCGACACCAAGAATCTCATAATTCTTCAAATCTAAATCAATATTATCGAAATAATCAATACCTTTATCATAATAAGACTGCCTAATGTCTACGAATTTATTTGGTGGAGCATTATGAGGAACGTCTTGATTAAAATGTTCCTCATAATATTCATTTAATTCAAATAATGAAAGTTCACCTTTTTCATACTTTTCAAGGATTTTATGAACAAGTGAACCGTATTCACCAAAAAATCCATTTTCAGATTTATTACATTCGAGATAATGTAATTTCCATTCGTATGGGCAATTATAATATGAGTTTAATCTTGAAAATGACCATTGCATTGTTCCAAGCAAAAAATCCAGTTCTTCATCCATCATAATAATCCGTCTCCTTATTGGTCTGGAAATGTATTATCTACAGACCTATCTATATATGGTAATTTATCTGTATATATGTCACTATCCCAAGCAAATTGAGCATCATATTCTTCATAGTCCGTATAAAACCTTCGAGAAGTTAAATCATACCATAAACCCATTTGGAAATCCGCTTTTCCTAATAATCTATCTTTAATTACCGTAAGCACTACATCAAAATTATGCCATTTTGATTTTGCATCAGCTTTTTCTTTTTTGGAAACTCTTCTTAAACCTATGGATCTCATAGCAAGATTAATAATATTAGAAGTTCCAGATATGTCATACATTTCAATGTCAGAATTGGTATCTTGTGTTTTTCTTGGGTGAGCAATCAAAACTACTGCTACATTAAATTTTGCAGCAAACTTAATCAAAGAATTAATTAAATTTGTTTGAGCCGTATTTTTATCACTCTCTGCACAATTCAGGTCAATCATCATAAGGTTATCAAGCACAATCAATTTACATCCAAACTTTCTTACGCATTCTTCTGCTGATTTCAAAACTGAATCAACATCATTAGGTTCATCATCTCTATAGATAAACAATTTTTTGTTGTAATACGTTTGCATCTTTTTTTGAATAGATTGAGGTACTATGTAATATTTTCGATTGTCTCTACTTGTTTTTTCAACCATATTTCTTCTACCAGCGATAATTGTATTGAACCAATTAGCAGACATTCTTTCAGGCATTTCTTTTGAAAACAAAAATACAGGGTTGCCATTATCTATTGTTCTTGCAATTGTCTGATCTATAATTGAAGTTTTTCCACTGCCAGGTCTTCCAGATAGAACAGTTAATGTTCCATAGAAGATTTTCAATAATTCTTCATCCAATGGTTTGATTCCTGTCTTAACTCCATCCATTTGAGAAATATCAAGTTCCTCAATTTCAGAATAATCAACAACACTTTTTACTGGAACATCTTTTGCATCTGAAATGAGATTCATCACAAAATTTTTACCACCTATTTGTAAACAATCATTAATATCTTTTATTGGAACTTTTTTACCATTCTCTTTTTCAAAATATTCTGGTGCTGTTATATATTTTGTTCTCCATGTTCCTAAACGATAAATACACTCTTTCCTCATTTTAATACCTGCTTCATCATTATCAGACCAGATAATAATTGAATCAAAATTGTTTAACCAATCCCAGTTTTCTTCAATCCAATGAAGATTTCCTGCACCAAGAGGAACACTTACAGTGTTAATATACCCTGCCTCAATAGCGCTTGCACAATCCGTTTCACCTTCTGTAATTAACAATGGCTTTGATGTATTGACTCTATTCATGTTGAATAATAAAGCCGATGTATCAGAGTCTTTTTGACACCATGTTTTCGGTTGCCCTGAATGTTTTTCTATTGTTCTTGCAGGTCTATATTTGACCATTGTTAGAACATCATTTGTGTCATAGAAATTAAATACTCCATTTCCATGTAAGTCTTCTCTGATGTCAAGATAATCAATTACATTCTTTGAAATTCCTCGTTTGCCCCAATATTCAAGGACATTTGTTTTACCATTTAACGGTTCTTCGTGTGGATATCTATAGTTTCTTCTAGTTTTTACATCTTTTTCTCCAAAGCTATATTCAACATTTGCTTTATCAAATAAATATTTTGCCGCTTCTAAAAATGTATTTCCTTTTTCCATTAAAACATCAATGATATCAACTGTTTTATTACACCCGAAACAATGAAAAGTATAATTCCTTTTATTGTAAATAAAGCTTGCAGTATCTTCATTATGATATGGACAACATGCCTTTAAATTTTTTTCATCAAAATTATCCAGTTCAAGCAAATCTGCTATTAAAAAAGCGTTTTTGTCACCTAGCTTTTCTTTCGCTTTTTCAATGTCTTTTTTATCAATTAGCATCTACTCACCACCTATACTTTAAATTCTTGCTCATAAAATAACTTTCTGATGCCATACAAAACTTGCACTGGTTTTTGAGAATAATACAATTTTGACGACTCAATATTTTTCCTAATGTATTCTATAGGGACTCTATTTTTAAAAACCATTGTGTTTATTGCTCTATAAGCAATAGGATATTTTGTCTTATCTTCTATATAGCTCATGTATGTATTGACACAATCAGTAATCTCTTGTTTCATACCTGCACAATCCCAATGATAATGTTTCCTATTAATAACCACGGATTCAGAGTCTTTAACTCTGTCCCCGTGGTGTAAACAATATTTATATGCGCAGATATATTCTTTTTCTTCTTTACCTGCCATATCTACCTCTTTTAGTTAAATGGAAGTTCTTCCTCAATACCATCTGGAATACTCATGAATTTATCACTTCCAGGAGCAGGTGTTTTATTGATATTACTTGTAGAGTTTTCAGAAGAATTTTTGCTTTCTGCAAATTCTACCTGTTCTACAATGACATCAGTTGTATAAACCTTAATTCCATCTTTGTTTGTATAACTTCCAGTTTGAATACGTCCTTCTACAACAAACTTCGTACCCTGATGTCCATATTTTTCAATAAATTCTGCGGTTTTCCCAAAAGCCACACAGCTAATGAAATCGGCAGTCTGTTCATCACCCTGTCTTTTGAATCTTCGATCTACAGCCAGAGTAAATCTCGCAACTGCGGATGAATTTTCTCCCTGTGTGTATCTTACTTCTGCATCTCTTGTCATTCTTCCCATTAAAATTACCTTATTCATTATATTTTCCTCCTATAATTACGCCTGTACTGGTTTGATTTCTTTTACTTTTGATAAACATTCTTTTGCTGCTTCTAAATCTTTAATTGCATTTGGGTTGCCACTTGGAACATATTCTTTCAGAACATTCATTAATTCTGTATTTTTTGTACCACCAAGTTTTGTGCAAAAAGAGATAATTTCTTTTTTGATGGAAATAATATCATCTTCTACGTTTTGAGCCGTAGATGCTGTAAATTTAGGTCTTGTCGGTTCAATATCCGATGTATTAGCCCACTTGATAATTTTCTGTCCGTGAGATTCTGTAAGTAATGTTGCATTATCATTCTCAAAAATATGAGTATTGTCTTTCTGAGGTTCAGCCATATGAGTTTTTTGATCTACTGTAAATGTACAAGTAAATTCATATTCAAACCCATCTCTCTGTTTTGCTCCTACTCCAAGTTTTTTAACACTTGTTTTACCTCTATCATCTTTTTCAATTTCGTACTGATCTTTTCCTCTCATAGTTGCGATTAAATGAATTGGGCTTGTAGCAAGCTTATTGATAAATGCATCATGTCTTGGAGTTACTTTCGCCCATGCCTGATATGTTCCACCAGCTTTTTGCTGTAACTCAAGACAACCACCTTTACCATCCCATTCAGGTGATGTACTATCCATAATTAAGATGTCATATTTTTCTTCGACTGCAAAATCAATTACATCAGAAAACTGTTCTGGGTTAAAAGGTTCTACAAGATCAACAATGTCATAATCAAATTCATTCGCATAATACCTACCTCTTGCACCCTCTGTATTAGCAAGTAAAATTCTGCAAGGTTTTCCAGTGATTTTTTCGAGTTCTTCACGCATTCCAGTGGCTAATCTTAATGCAGAATATGTTTTTCCACCACCTGACGGTGCCATAAGTGCCACCTTTGTATAAATTTTTTCTCTTACTGCTTTTTGTACTTTAAAAGCCATAGTTTTAAATCCTCCTGTGATTTTTATTTTTTTTGTTTTTAACATGTAATAACATTTATGTGAACACACTCATATTTGAGTGTAGCAACATGGAATTAAATCTATGATAAAATTCTATGTCAACAGTGATTTATGGGTACAAAATCCCAAGGGTATGCTGCTAACCACCCATTTTTTATTTCTCTATTCAATTTCGATTTATTTGGAAAATTTGATTCGATTGAATCTATAAGATTTATTTCTCTTTATTTTTTACTGGCAAAATTGAAATAATGTATCGTCCTGGAAGTATTAATAACTCACCATCTTCTGTTTGAAAATGAAACTGTTCAAATAATCCCATAATATGTATTAGCTTTACATTTTTATATCTTCTATAAAACATTATGTCTTTTGTCGAATTAATAAAATTATGATTAAACATAATATCATCTCGACATCCAGTGCATTCTACATTATAATTTTTGTCAATCATTTGACAAATCATTTCATTCCATTTTTTATAGTTATCATTCATACTTTATACTCTCTAACAAATTATTCTTTTATAACTCTACATTTTCCATAACTGCTCTAGCTTCGAGAACAGCAATATAATCTGTCATAGCCTTAATCTGCATATTATATGTACTTCTTGGACATGTAGGTTTAAAGTTTAATTCTCCTTTATCCCATTTCTCTAACATATTTTTAAGACCTGTATATCTAATTACAAGCTGTTCATATTCTGCAATAAATCTTTCTTTGTAATCTGCGCTATTCATCATTTCCACTGTTTCTTTTAATGTCTTCATAAATATCGTTCTCCTTTTCTCCGATGAAATTTGGATTTTAATTTTCTTCCTGTCTACCTGACCAATCACATTGAGTACATAACTCATCAAGTTCATCCATATGCTTTTCAAGATATTCCATAATATCTTTAACAATATTAATGTCGCAAATACCAATTACTCCCTTTTGCTTTTCATTATCAATATATATTCCGTCTGAGCAATCATATTTTATTGGAATATCACAAACATCATCAAAACTTCCTTCACTAAGCGATACTGTAATTCCATTTGGTTCAACTACAACTTTAAAATTATGTGATTTGTCATATTTCATAATTTTAACAATATCTTCTGCTACATTAATCATTTATTCTCCTTTTCATCATTCTCATTTATAACTTTGTCAATTTGATCTGTAATGTAATCAACTACATCTTTGCTAGTTTTGCCAATTGTTTGAATATTATCTGGTGTGATTTCATTTACAACTGCCATCGTATATATTGTTTCTGTATTAGGTGTCATGATTGTAATGATAGTCATTACAACACATCCGATAATTGATTTGCTAATAGTTTTTCTAAACTTAAATGGTTCGTTATATCCGGCTAATCCGGCAAAGAAAGTACATATAGCAATAGATCCGCATATTCCTGTGATCACTCCAAAAAATGTCGTTAGATTATCTGCTCTACTAGCAAAATAAATCAACCAAGGACTAATAATCGGTTTCATAATGCCTCACCTCCTACCTATTTATTCTCTAACTTAAAACGAAAGTTTTATCTATAAATTCTCTAACTTTTTAAGTTCTTTCTGAGCGTTTTCAATGGTTTCTTTAAGATTTCTAATCTTGTATTCTCTTTCTGCTAATAATTTCTTGTCATTTTCTTCTTTATCATTCGCATAAAACTTATCTTCAAAGTCCCAATAATCATGTTCATCACCACTCCATGAGTGATTCGATACAAGAAAACTTTTTCTAACTTCGACACTTGGAGCTTCCCAATCACATCCATGTCCACAACAATGTTTATCTTCTCTATAATCTGGATCACCAGGACTACATTGACAATATTCCCAATTACGTTCATCATAACTGAATGTAATTTCATATCTGAAATCTGATTCTCCTACACATTTCAAATCATCATCTTCATTGTAAAGAAATACATTTACTTTACAGATACAATAATTATCTTCTCCAATTACAATATCATAATTATCACAATCTCTTAAATCAGAACAAAATTCATTATAACATTCATAGTTATTCGTTAAATCTTGCCACAACACAGATACTAAAAACGGGATATCAAGCTTTTTGCCATTTGGTTCTCTATATGTATTTTCATATTTCAATACATCAATCAACTGTTCTATGAATTTTTGAATTGTAATATTTTTACTATATTTCATATGTATTTGTTCTCCTTTCAATATCCTCTCATCTCAAATAGTTCTTCTTCATATGAGATACACTCATATCTTTTACAATTATCTACTGTACATTGAAATTCTCTACACCAGGGACTTCCATCTCCCATGTGATCATATGGACAGTGATAATCTTTCCCGCAATATTCACAATTTGTATATTTCTCACATGCCATTCATTTATTCTCCATCCCATAACACAAATCTATATTTCTGTTTAATCTCAGGATATTTCTTATGATCTACTTCACTCATGAACATCTTATAAGGTCTTACATAGATTTCAAACTGTCCATATAACGCTTGGTACACAACCATATATTCATCTTTTTCTGTATGCTTTGCAATACATAAGATTTTATAAAGATATTCATTTTGTGAATTTACTGTATTTATTGTTTCTCTTTTAAAATGTTGAACAATATCACCTTGACAAAAACTACTTCGGTAACTTGTATTAAGCCTACCGTATTGCTCAAGAAGTTCTTTCATATAATTTTTCTTTGCCATTTATTTATTCTCCTAACATTTTCTTTATATCCAATACATCAACTTTCTGATAATGATACTCATATGGTGATTCGATATAACTTTTATTCAATTTGTCATTTACATCATTTACACAAAATACTGTGCATCTACTCCCATGACCATCACTATTGAAATGAATTTCTGCGTTATCACAAGTTTCTTTCCCTTTTTCAAACCAATCTTTACGACACTCAAAGCACCTCATAGATAATTTATATTTCTCATTCATTTTATCGACAAAATACTTTGCCGAAGCTTCATCATATGTAATTCCATCTATTACTTCTCCGTATGAATGCGTGATTAGATAAACACTATCTTTTTCATTTTTGATCATACACATCCTCCCATAATCGCTTTTGCTAATTTATCCCAATCTGATTCATAATCTTCTTTTGATAATTCTGTCAATACTTCATCCATTAGTAAATGTGATATACCGGATTCTCTCGCAGCTTCGATTGCTGTTTCGCCTTTAATGATTAATTCTACAAATTTTGCAATTTTAATATCTTTCATAACTTATCGCCATCCTTTACAAATTCAAATTCTCCATTTGTATATGAATGTAACCTCCACCCTTTTACAGTTTCAAACTTATGAACATAATTTGGATGTCCATGTTTCTTTAGCATCTTTTTATTAATTCTCTTCTTTTTATGCCATTTACATGGAATAAGTTTTGAAACTTTAATATCATATTTATCAGGAATCTTAAATTTATCAACACCAAAAGCTTTATATATCTTTTGATAATCAGTAGGTTCAGATACATCAATGCAAAATGAATCATCATATTTATCTAATCGTGATGTATATTTTGTATTATATTCATATCTCAAATCACCATCTTGAATATTATTAATTTGCATAATCGGTTTATCACCATTCATTAAATACATTTCATTAATTTCTTTATTCAATTTTATTTCTCCTATGAAATTCAGAATTTATTTACTTTTATCTTTTAATTCTCCTTATGATATTCTTTATCTAGCCAATGAATACAATTCTCAATCGCAGCATCTTTATTACTAAATGTATATCCACTAGGACTACACCAAACTTCTGATTTATTGATCATAGTTCTATAAACTAAATATAGTGCAATTTCTTCAAGTGACATTGCTCTAAATCTATCTATATTTCTCATAATCCACCTCACATATTAGTTTCTATACCATGCCATTTCTTATGTCTCTCCCAGTCTCGCCATTCGAGATTACCAAAATTCTTACTTCCATATTTACTATAACTATTCTCCTTTCCTATTTATTTTTGAATGTGTAGGTAAGGAATTGAACCTTACCATTCTATATTTCTCCATATAGAATCACACCTTGTCTACACTGTTTACTTCTCTGTTGCATCAACTACAGTTGTACCTGCACCTTGTACAGTAACCCAACCATTTTTATAATGTGCTTCTGCTTCTTTCATTCTAATAAGTTCATCCGTAATAGAAGAACTCAGTTCTTTATTTGCCTTTGCTTGTGCTTCCGATGCAATTCTAGTCTTTTCAGCATCGGCTTCTGCTTTAATTTTTGTTTTCTCTGCATCTGCTTGCGCTTTTGTAATCTCAATATTTGCATCCGCTTCGGCTTGTAATTGTTCAGTCTGTTTCTGTACTTTTACTTTCTCCTGTTCAGCTTGAGCCTGTTGCTTTTCCTGTAATGCGGTAACACGATTATCAATTGCTTTTTTTAATTTTTTATCTGGGTGAACGTCAATAATAGATGCATCGAGAACTTCAATGCCGTATTTTTGAGAAAAGTCTTTATTTAGATATTCTGTAATAGCTTCATTGAGTTGCGCACGATTACCAGAATAAATATCCATCATAGAATAATCTGTTGTAACCTCAGAAATTTTAGATTTTAAAACTGTCTTAACACGATTTTCAACAATATCTGTTCCATCCATGCCTTTGAATTTTTTATATGTATCAATTACTTGATCTTCAATATATCGGTATGTCATTTGGAAACTAATTGCAATACTAGCATCATCTGATGTTGCAACCTTAAAAGAATCATCATCTTTGCTTCCGTCTCTACTATCTTTTGATAGCACAAGAATCTCATTACTTGTTGAAAATTCTTTCATATATTCCATTGGTGGAATAAAATGCGCGCCTGGCTTTAATAACTCATCTTTTACCCCAGATGAGTACGTATATGTTATACCCACCTTACCAGTACCAATAATCTTAATGTGAGAAATTGTAAAAATCCCTCCAATTACTGCACATACAATTACTAATCCTGCCACTACTTTACTTGTTACTGATTTTTTCTTCATTCTTTGTCCTCTTTCTTTTTATTCTCTTTTTCATTTTCATAATCATCATCCTGACGATTAATGTGCATTTCAATCTTATGGATTACTAGCCAACCAATTGAAAATAAGATAAGTGCGCCAATTGCAAAACCAACAGCACTTAGTAAAAATACAACCCACATATTTATCACCACCTTTCTAACATTTACATTACTTATTCATTGTCAAAATCTTCTCAAAAATATCATAAGTCGCTACAAATTTTGAAGCCAATACATCTGGTGATTCTATTGATTCTGTTCTCTTTAATGTATTCCTCATTCTGTATGCAAGTTCTTTTATATTATTCAATAAGCGTTCCATTTCAGAAATATCTCTTGTAACTAACGCTCCAATAAAAGCATTTTGTAACAACATCATATCTTCATTTAATACATTCAAATTGTAATTTGTAAGTAGTTCACAATTGTCCAACTTTTTCGCAAGAATTTGAAAATCTTCGTTTATACTCATAATGTTCTCACTTTCTCTATGAAAAAATAATTTCATCTTTAATTTTTTACCTATTTTAGATCATTTTCTTAATAGGTTTTACCATTCTGTCCAGTAGGCTAAATCATTCTCACAGAGTTCTTGATATTCTTGGTCTGAATAATAGCCATACAAGCAATCATCTGAACAAAAATATTCTTCTCCGTCATTTATTACATATCCACTATTCATAACTTCTCCACAATTTGTACAGGTTCTTACAGAATCAGATTTCTTAAACACCATAATTCTTTCATCGTTATCATGAAATGCAATTGTATTATCTTTATCATTATGTCTATGACCACTGACTCTAGTAATGTTCTTTAAAGGTAATGTGTCTATGAGAGTGAACCCATTAGTCACAATATTGTCTTTGACATCCTGTACTAGATGTGTACAACCTTTATAGTTATTTACATTAATAAGAAAATAACCTTCATCAATTAGGTATTTACGTATGTTTTTAATAGTTGGAATAAGATAAGATTCTAACCAGTCTAAATATTTCATACCTGGTTTATAAGATTGATTACCAATTTCGTAATCTTCAAGACTAAAATATGGTGGACTACTGAATGCTACACCAATTGTATTCTCCCATTCAGGAATAAAAACTTCACTGCCGATAGATCGAATATCAACTTTTGTACCTATTTCACAAGTATCTTTATAGTCTTTTGACATCTGTTTTAATCTGTCACATAATAAATAATTTGGATCAGTTCCAAAATAATTGATATTATGTCGTAGAGAACTTAATAGTCTACTACCCCATCCACATGAATAATCGTAATAATTACCATTTATATTGTAGTTATTTAAAATTTCGTCAATTGTTTTAATAGGGAAATTACTTGGTTTACTAGCTGTTTTGAAGCCACATAGACGGAAAGCAGTTTCAATTTTCTTTCCTAGAGATAATTTATCTGGATAGACTTTTTTATTAGAATCACACTTACCTGCGAAAAATTCAATCAAAGGTTTATAATTCAACGCTTCTTCAATCGTCCAATTATTATAATAAATTCTAACTTTAGCCATTAAATCTTTTACATAATAATTTGTTATCTTATCAATTTTCATTCCACCAGATTGTAGTTTTAAAAATTGATCTTGTACTTCTTTGAAGTCTGGTTTTGTATAATATTCTTTTCTTACTTGCTCAAATTCTTCATCCGTTAAATCTTTATGAATTGTGGTATTATATGTTTTACCAAGATAATTTATTGGATATGATTTCTTATTATCTTTCAATATTCGTCCCTAAAGTGCTGCGCAGCTTACCTCATGAGACTATGTATTCCTTTCTCTATCAATTATTTCTTTCATCGTAGTCTTGAAAATCTTTGATTTTACTGACTTTTGAAAGAGATAAAATAGATAAAATACATAGAATCATGTGGTTTTGGGACGCTGAAACCGCATAAATATTAGTGATTTAACATATCACATGAAAGAAATATTTTATGTTACTTCTTATCTTCGTTTATTACTCTTGTTAAGGCTTCTATTAATACTTGTGTATTAACATACATTTTAATTTTTGATTCATTTTCCAATATATTTGTGAGTGCAATTTGATATTTCGTTCTTGTCTCTTCAAAAGACACACAATTTCCATATTTATCACATATATATTCAGATGGAATATCATAATTTATATGTCCTAAATCATCTTTAAAATGATGACCGCAATCACCTTTATATTTCTTACATATTTTACATTGTTCATTCATAATTTTATAGCATCTCCGCAACTTTCTTCGCAAAAATATCCTTGATATTTTTATCAATTACATCACAAATAACTTTCTCTGTTGCTTCTTTTACATACATTTCTAATGTTTTATCTTTAATTTTTCGATTTGGATCCCATCTATCTGCTGATACCAATGTTCCAATCCTTTTAGTTACAAGCTTTTCAATTTCATCATCAAGATTCCCCACAATTACATCTTCGATATACTTGTCCATTGCAAGTTTAACTTTCTGATCAAGTTCTTCACTATCAACTTGCAGATTTAAAATTAATTTTGGTTCTGATTTCTTCATAATTCTTCAATCTCCTTTAAAATTTCATTAACTTCACATTTACTTATACTGTTTAGTTTTTAATCTTCTTACCACCCTAAATACTGAAACCATTTTGCAAATAACATTAATCCTTCTTGAATCTTATTATTTAAATCATTATATTTATCCATCCAATCGGAATTCTTAAAATTTACAGACACATATATCTCATAATCATTAGCAATTTGCTCGAATGACCAGATCATTTTGTCTAATATTTTATCCCATTTTTCAGGTGTATTTGCTTCGCCACATCCAGGATAAGCAATAGTCAACTTCTTATACAGCTTCAATCTTGGAAGTATATATTTTGCGATATTACAATCCAGACTCCATGTTTCTTTTGGATTAACATACAATCCTTGCTTCTTTAACCACTTTTTACGTGTTCTTTTATTCAATATATGAACCTCCCGTATAATACTTCTCTGCAATTTCTTGTTTAATTTTAGAAATTCTTTGTTTTGATATACCAATAATTTTAGATATTTCAGATTGTGTATATCCTCCTTTTAATAAAACGAAAACTTTTCTTTTATTACCAACCAATTCATTTTCAATATTTTCTAATGATAATGTTGAAATTGTTTCATTCTCAATGTCTTGTTTACTTGGGATATAATTAAGAAAGGTAGATGTGTCATTCTCTTTAGATGATTCGTTGACTTGATTCTCATAATAAACTATCTGATTTTGTGGGATTATACGCATTGCATTTTCTTTACGCTTCTCCATTATTATAGTTGTATACATACATTTATAGGCATATGTAGAAAATCCTGATTTATCATTGTTATATGTATTCGCAGCTTTACATAAGCCTATTGCCGCAATATCATACCATTCTTCTACATCCAAATGATATTTATACAAAAAGGAATATATCAAATTATGATTCTCTTCTACTAATTTAATTGCTTCATTTGTAATTTATATCACCTCCATGAAATCGAGATTTCAAAATCACACTTCATCTAGTTCTCTATTCATTGTAATTTGAATCTTAATAGTTGGCTTCGTAGTTTCTGCGACACCATAACCAGTTGTTGCATTATCGTAGCTTATATGCACACATTCTGGTTCAATATCAAATCTTTCAGCTACAACACTTGCAATATCTTTTTCGTTTAATTCATAAATTGTTTTCATATTCTATTACCTCTTTCTTTATAATTTTTTCCATAGTCCCTTTAATCTAGTATCTTCCTTCAAACAATCATATTTTGCCATTCCAATAGATTCATGTTCCAAAACTCTCCAAATAGCTTTAAAAATGTTTCTTTCACAAGAAGTAATATTTCCTGCTCCAACTGAAAATCTTAATCCTTCTTTAAAGTCAAACCACATAATAGCTTCGATTTTTGTTCTTGCCTTACGATCACCTCTCCACGCAAGAGGAGAATCCGCTTCTTTGTAAAATAATACCTTTTTGTATGTTTTCATAAACTACAATCTTCCAATGCTCTAATTACTCTTTGTGTTTGTTTCTCTAATTCAACTTCTGCCTTTGCCTTGATGTATTCTTCTACGGAATCAACATCTACTTCAATGTCAATTACATCATTATCATACGGTTCACCAGTTAATTCTTCTCCATATGTGATTTCTTCAAATGGAATAACGTAATACTCACCTGTTTCGCCATCTGTGCAGCTAAATGTCAATTCGGTATTTTCATCATAACCGATTTCTTGTAATTTTCTTATAAGCTCTGTAACTTTCATTCACCAATACTTCTTTCTTTACATAGTTTTTTTAATGATTCTTCTGTGTATAATCTTCCTGTATCTTGTAACCATGTTACAAATTCATCCTTATCTTGAAAACAATGAGAACATCCATAATATTCATAGTAATGTTCCCAAAAATCATCCAAATAACTACAGCTATATATTGGTTCTCTTACAAATTCTTTCTTACATTTTTCACATTTGTGCCAGATCAATAAAGGTTTTATTTTCTTTACAGAAATAGAATCCATATGTATTTTTATAAATCTTTCTTTTGGATCACGTTTCATTATTATCACCATCTTTCTTAACTCCGATATTTGCCAACCAATACATAAATTTTGTAAATGGTCTATGATTGTATATACAAATACCAATAAAAATAAATGTAGTAATATATCCCAGTAATATCGAGCCAAGATAAAATATTATATTTTCCGATGAGAAATAATCTTCATCAAATTCTTCCCCTCGCATATCTAGCAATATCATTATAGTTCCTGTTATTAACCCGATTAAAAACCAAGATATAAGAATAATTTCCTCTATTGACATTTATTCACCTACCTTGAATCGTTTGTTTCATGTGATGCTAAACCATCACTTTATCATTGATTTCTTCAATTTTAGTTCTCATATAATATCTTAAATCTTCTCTAAGTTCACGATTACACATAATTTGTTTAATATCATTTGAAAATTCCGTGATGATTTTATTTACGATCTTATCTGCCATTTCTTCTTCTAATCGTGATATAATTTTCTCTTTTACTTTTTCAATATCAATTTTTTCATAACATTCTTTAATGATTTCGTATGGAACTTCATACCTATTATCATAATTGATTTTAATAAGATCCTGTTTTGAAATGTCATTGATAATCTTTTTCTGGATTAAATCATTAAATTTCTCTTCAAAATTTACCATTTCGTATTCTCCAAACTATCTAAAAATTGTTTCATCCATAGATTCTTTTCTTCTACTCTCTTTAATTCTGCTTGATATTTTTTATATGTTCTTTTCAATTTTTCATCTGCATTATCTCTTAAAATATTAATATATTTCTTAATTGTATCATCAGAAGTATCTAATTCCTTATTTATATCTTTTTCACACCATTCATATAAACCTGTATTCAATGACATATCAATTTGTTCTAAACAAAATTTCTTTAGATTTTCATGTTCTGGTGTTGGTGGAATCCATTTTTCAACTTCTTCTCGTACTTTTAGGTACTTTTTATCTTCATCTTTATATTCTTCAAGTATTTTTGCTGCCCTGCCCTTATTATCATTATACTTAGATATTATATCTTCTTTTACCTCTTCAAAAGTCATGCTATATGCTCTTTCTCTTGACACTAAAGAATCTTTGTATGCTTTTTCATAATAAGGATCTGGCTCAAAATGATTTGGAGTTGGAACATCTAAAGATTCATCTTTTAAGTCAACGGCAATTCCAAATGCTCTTGTACATAATTTTAAAAATTCTTTTCCAGATGTTATTTTCCCATCCTTAATATAAGACGTATATCCTGTTGGCATTATTGATCCTCACTTTCCAATTCTTTAATACTAAACCAGTCAATATTAAAATAACCTTGCACTCTATACATATAAACCACTACTGGATATTCATTCTCTTCTGGTTTATTTTTAATTTCGTATTTATCAGTCAATGGATTATTAATCTCATGCTCATCAGAGTACTTATTACTAGGATCTTCTAATATATATGGAACTCCAAACGTGTCCATCCAAGAACTCACACTATCAAATAATGAATCTTCTGTTTGGAATTGCTCACCTCCAAATATGACATCCTCACCTTTCCATTTGTATATTTCTTTTGCGAAATTAAGATAATCTTCATAGTTATTGCATAAACTCCACCATGTATTAGTAAACCTTTTTGATTTGCGTACTATTACTATCACCTCTATTCAGTTTCATTTTATGGAATCTTGAGCAGAAATGCTCTTAGAAAAATTATATATTATCTAAAGCTTCAACAAATTCGTTACCACAATCGCAAAATGTATAAATCATAGATTTCATAAGTCCCCAAGACATTCCTGAGTGACCTTGATTCTTCATTACTTTAATACCTGCGGTAATAGAATCTTCCTTAACGGTTTTAATAATATCCAAACACTGACCTAATTCCATACCCTCATACAGATCTCCTAATCTAATAGGCACACATCTGTCCCATTCACTCCATTTGTCTTGTGATAAAACTTTATGCCCTTCTTTAATCCAATATTTTGTTAGTTCTGGAATCTTCTTTTTATGTTCTTCTTCTCTTCTGATTAAATCTTATCTCATTTTTTCTTGTTCATCTTTAAATTCTTTAAATGTTTTACCAATACATTCAACATACGCTTCATCTACTGTCATATCAGATGTTAATTTGTGACCATTAAATTCTCCAAAATATTTTTTACCAGTAGATTCTGCCTTACTATGCAATAATTTAACTGAATCTATAATAGATAATCCACAATCAAAATCAATTTTAATATATTCCATATATCTATTCCTCTCTTTCCACAGATGAAAGTTTACTTTCATCTAATAATCTTCTTTTGGTTGACCTGTAATTTCTCTCAAGCAAGCGTTCCAACCATCAGCATATCCATCTTCCCATTCATCAGGATAATGATTTTCATGATCTTCTTCTGGTAATGATTTCAATGGACACCACTCTGGACGACTATTATTTTCTCCTACATTACTACATATTTCTTTTTTATAGTAATAACAAGATAATGAACCATCCATGTCTAAAACATATAAATTACAGTCAAGACATTTCTCTGGTGTTTTCATTATCAATACCGATTTTCGCATTTAAGCACCTCTTCTTTCAGTTCCTGTGCTACAATATTTATATCAATCATATTACATGTGTTATTGATTTCAAGCCTTTCTCTAATTCGTTCCACAAATTTATCAATAATCCCATTTTTGACTTTTCCATCATGATTCCGCATCCATCCACTACCTTGTAAGAAAGAAATGCAGATTTCATTATTCAGTTTCATTCGCTTCACCTTTCTACACATACCACGCCCAAATCGGATTAACCTCCATTTTTGGTGCGTTACATTTTTTCCTAATTCTTTTATGCTTTTTAGCATTTTTCTCGATATAGCCGCCTCGTGTTTTAATTCCTCTTTTTATATCCCTGTAGGCTTCCATTATTGGACTGTATACCTGTTCAACAAGATATCCACATCTTTCACACGATCCGTGGCGTTCAACTATTCCAAAATAGTACTCTGAGAAACTAATATATTCATAATCATTTGATCCGCAAATAGGACAGTTCATTCAGCTCCACCACCTTTTACAATATCAATGGCTCTATCAATTGTATTTGCAATATTTTTGTAAGCACAATCTTTATCGGCATCACCCGTATTTGCGATTGTTAAAAAGTATCTCATTTTTAATTTTTTTAACTGCTCTACAACCTTGTCTACATCACAATCACCATATCCATGTCCCCAACACCAATCACAGAACTTATCAAATTGCTTCTTTAATGCATCAGAAGAATCTGTATTTGCAAATCCTTCCCCGATGATTTCTGTTACAAAACTTATGTCACTCACCCTTTCCTCACAAATGAAAGACGCATTTCAATTATCTTAAATCTACATCATTTCGGGTTTCTCCATCAGAATAATAAATATTCCAATCATTAAATAAATTTATAAGCAAATCATTATCCCATTTGTCATATTCGTTACAATGAGTAATTGCAATTGATTTTGTGTTTCCAAAATCTCCAATATCATCAGAACATCTATTATATAGTTCTCTTAGATTAAGATGTCCATATCTTAATCTATCTTGAAAAGGATTTGGAACATTTGTTTTATCATACATATATTCGTTAATAAAATTTTTATTGCATTCTGATGGAAATTTTCCTGCGCCATGTCTTGTTAAATAAGTACGAGATACATAACAAGTTTCAATATTTATATCATCATTCCATTCAATATTTTCAATTATTTTCTTGGGATTTTTAATTCCAGTGTTAGATGGAGTAAGATGTGGAAAATAATCAATATTATTTTGATCAAGTAAAAGCCCTTGTGCTGCTTCAAAAATAATATTGTCATACTGATTTAAGAAATATTCATCTGAAATACACAATGAATGGCTATTCATAAAATCCAAGTCTTCTAAGAAATGTTCAAATATACCATTATCAAAAAAGATTTTCAACCATTCGCCTGATAATTCAATGTCCTCCTTTTTAAATTGTTCCAAATAGTATTCTTTAATATTGTAATCTAAATCAGTTACACCAGCTCTATATCTTTTAATTGTCTCAAAAACCCCTAATCCACAACTACCATGTTTATTTTTACCACGGCTTTCCTCAACGATTTGATTAGCTATCATATCAAATGGAGTTGTTATCATGCAATTTTGATTAATATATACATTTGGATTATGATTAAGTTTTACTAACTCATCATATTCTTGTTTAAAAATAATTGGATTAAGAATAAAATCCTCAGATAAATATGTACTTGCGTTATTAAATGTACCTGATCCAAAATGATGAAAGACATGTCTAATTGCAGTTGGCGTTGTTACAGTATGTCCTCTTTGCGCTCCACCATTTGAACACACAACAATACTATTGGATTTTTGCGAAAAATAATCTGTCATCAAACCCTTTCCTTCATCTCCAAAATTTGCTCCAATTACAATCTTAATGTCTTTCATCTTTTAATTCTCCTATTCTACCATGTAATTTCTTCTGAACCAGAAGATTTTGTAACTGAATTTACTACATTATTTTCTGCTTCATTAATGATAATGTCTACAATTTCATTCGTAATACTATCCATAGTCACTTTTCTAAAATGAACATCATCAAGATATTTTCTATATGATGTTTCAATTTCATCTTCATCCCATCTACGACCATGATTTACATCTAAATGATAAATATTAAATTTTTTAGAAACTTCATTATATAAATCTTTTGTTTCTACATCTTCTTGAAGATTGTCCCCTGTTGCTTCAATTAATCCGCTGTAACGACCTCTTAACGGAAGATATGGATTAAGCTGTTCATCTCCCATAGTGATGATAATTCCTTTTCTTCCACGATTTAAACAATCAAGCTTTGTATGACGAGAGCCAAAATACCATGCTGCGGTATAAGACTCGTAATTATTTCCACCCCCACCAAATTCAAAATAAATTTTATCAAGCTGTTCAGCAATACGAATATCTGATTCAAACTGAGAAGCTTGAATAGGATAAATGTCACATGCTAAATCTCCAATCCCCATAATGAGAAATTCAACATCTGTTACTTTCTCATATAATTTAGTCATAATTACATTGAGTTTCTTTGCTACTTCAACGGCAGCTTGTCCCATAGATCCAGTAACATCTAATGCTAAAATAACTGGAACTGTATTTGGATGTTCTTCTGTGTCGCAACATTCCCTGATTACATTTTTGGGATCAAGTGCAGGATCAATATTTGTAGCTTTGAACATATCCTGATTAGAATAAGAACCACTAATTGTTCCATCTTTTGAAACACTTCTTCCTACTGATTTTGAATAACTTGTATAGCTAGCTTTTGTCCATGATCCACATCCCATATTATGCTTCCTCCTCTTCTTCTACATCTGTATCATTATCTGTATCAAAATCAAACATTCCATCAAACATTTCTCCCATATTTCCACCCATCATCATAAATGATAACATAGCACTCATTCCTCCACTATTTCCATTTAGCATTCCAGAAGAATTGTTTTCACCTTTCATCATTTGTGAAAGCATCATATATTTAAAAATATTGTTTGTGCCTTTCTTTCCTTTTAAAATATCACTTCCAAACATTGAAACAATTTTCCCATAAAAATATGTATTACCCATAAATACATGTCTCTCAGGTAAAATAGTCTCTACTGTTGAATCTTCATAATTAATTACAGTAATTTTAGTTTTATCAGATTCAATGACACATTTTGGTTTATTATTAACTAAAATAATATCACCTTTTTCTACTTTATTTGTTGGAATTACAAAGAAAAATTCTTCTCCAATATCAAACACAAAATTGCTACAATTAGTAAGTTTACTTGTTTTAACATTGTAGCTTTTGTACCCGTTTGATGTTTTTACTGCAATTCCTCCATTCATTGAAAGCCTACACATTCCACTTCCAACTTTCCCAAACATCCCGTTTAAAAAATTGTTCATCATTTTTTATTCCTCCTGTTTTATATATTATTTATTGTTATGTGCTTTATTTCTCCAAATGAAACTGCCGTTTTAACTTTAATGTCCAATCATTTCTTTAGTAATTTCTTTATATTTTGCTTTATAACCATACTCCCATTTTGAATTTAAAATTGTAAGAACAGAATTTTCTACATTATTAGAAAATCCAATTAAACAGTTTGCGTATCCATACTCCCTATCTTTATCGAAATCATAAGGATTTGAAATTTTTACCGTTCTAATTTCTTTCAACTTTTTAATACACGCATTATGACTATATGGTGATGATGGTATGTCAACCAAATAATACTTTCTATTTCTTCGATCCATCGTTTTTCATTTCCTCCAACTTCTTCTCAGCTTCTTCTTTTGTAGCAAATACAAACGTTCCCCAAGGTTTACACATGTCAACAGTAAAACGATCCGCAAGAATAGTTGCATTCTTACCTGTCATACTTGTATAGATACAATATACAATCGTACCGATAGGTACTGGTAATCTCAACAGTAATTCATGTTCTTCTGCTTCTTTATAAAATTTTAATTCTTCCAACCACTTTACAAGTTGCATATGTTCTTCCGCACATTTTATACAATTAGTCTTTATATCATTGTCTACAGAATCAATTGATTCAAAATCTGCACCTTTATAATTCTTTTCTGCTACTTCTTTTGCATGATCAATAGCTTCTTCAAGTGTTAATTCTCCCATTTACTTCACCTTTTTCAGTTTCTCCACCGCCAACTTTAAAGACTCAACAAACTCATCATTTAATGTTGCGTGATCTGGATTATGGATAAACTCTTCAAGTGTGTCAATTGCTTTTTCTTCTGTAAGCACTGTAAAATTTCCTGATTTTGCAATTTCAAGTATTTTGTCTATATTTTCTTTCCAAGCGGATATATAGCAAAGACTGCTACTGCATTTAGTATTCCTCATATACAATACACATTCTTGACACTTACGTGCATTGCATGAACTATCTAATTTTGAATACCACTCAATAAACTTTCTTGCTGTCATTTCTTTTGTTCCGAGAAGTTCTGATGCTTCGTAGAAAGTATAGCCCAAAGAAATTCCACTTCTTCTATAAACAATATTATCTGATGAGAATTTTAAAATATCTGGAAATGTGTATTGTTCAAATGGTTCACAATCATCTTTTTTATACCAGTGAAATCCCTGCTTTTCAGCTTCATTTAAAATATATTCATATTCTCTTCGTGTTTTGACCAAAACACATGTGTTCATTAAATTAACCATCTACTCTACCTCCTAAAAAGACATATCTTCTAAATGCTCATAAATTTTATGCGGAATAAAACAAATTGCCATAAATACAAATCTTAATATTACTATTGGAATCTCTGCAAACAGACACAATATGAACCAAATACATACCAGTTTACTTCTTCTCCACCACTCCAAAGGTTTTCTTGAAATTTTTCCGTCCGTATTTCGTAATGCTTCAAAAGCAATTTTGCTTATTGCAATCATCTACTCTACCTCTTCAAATTCTATCTTCTTACCAATGTATTTCTTCTTAATAACCTCATTTACATTGTTTGGATATGTTTTAATCACATAATCAATATCTATAACTACATCAATAATATAATCATCATTATCCGTTACAATATCTCCTAATGTCCCACCAGGAACTCTAATAGCGTAACAATGTTCTTTCTTGTCAGAATCGGTTGCATATATATAATGCCTATATTTACATCCTTCATATGATTCTCGTTTATTTAGTCCAGATAAAATATCCAATTCCTTTGTTAGCTCACAATAATATTCATCTCTACAGCATCCTTCGTATTTTCTTTTTAAAATCATATTTTATCCCTCTTTAAACTTTTCTATTTTATCTTCTATTTCTGCAATTTCATCTTCCCAAAATTCAATTAATTTCTCTTCAATCTGTATTTTTGCATCTTCGATACTTTCAGCCATTAAATCATCATCTTCTACATTCATTTCTCTTGACACATAATTATAACATTCTGGAATTTTATTATCTTGTGCTACAATGGCAAGAATATTATCATCGTTTTCATCTTCATCAAATGGTATAAAATACAATGCATAGCATAATTTCCCATATTTATTGTTATCAATATTCTTCCAATATTTACTCATATCTTCTCCTTTTATGTATACGCTATATAGTACATTCCATCAATCAATATGCTATATATGGTGTTGTTATTGTCATGAAACCAGCGTTTAATTTTTTAACTATTCATATTTTTCTTTTACACTATCGGCTTCTTTAATAGTAAGATTTCTTACTGCATTAAACTGATCTTTATATGATAAATCATCAAATTCATATACTGTCATATTTTTTAATTCTTCTAAAGAATATAATTTACTTTCAATTATATTTTCATCACTGATAATACACGCAAGACTAATCTCATTTTCATCTTTGTAAAATTCATGATTCTCAAACCATGTCGCATTATTATTCACACTATCATATAATCTTTGTCTGAACTCAGAAATTTGACACATATATTCTGCTAAAATGCTATATGATTTTACTGATCCAATTGATGTATCGCCATAACTTTCTTTAAAAATTACATCGTCTTTTAAAATATCTGAAACATAAATATATTTCCCATTACTTCTCTCTAACACTTCTTCTGTTTCTTTGTCTGAAATATATCCTTTACCAAGCATCCAGAACAATAATGGTGTCCCGTTTACAATACATTCATTGTAATCAATATAATCTTCGCCAGCTTCTTCCATAAATCTATGGAATACACAATAACATAAGAATGGATCTTTTAGTTCATCTGGTGATTTAATAATATAACTCATAAATTATTCCTCCTGTGAAACTCGTGTTTTATCTAATAGCGTTTATATGTCGCAATTTCCCCATTATCAAACTCAACTTCAATTCTTGTAGGATATCCAGTATTATCTCCTTTGAATGATACATACTTCTTTCCTATAATTTTTAAATTTGTTTTATGATTTTCTTCACACTGTTTACATTTGTTTTTATCTGAATATTCTGTTCCACAAAATTCACACTGATATCTGGTACTTGTTTTCATAACATTAAACCTCTTTAAATTATATTTTGTATAAGGAATATAGCCGTTTATGCGACTACATCCTCAATACTCTTTTCTCCAACTGGAAATACTTCTGGTTCTTCGGCAGCCACAGACTCTACATTTTTCTTTAACTGTTCAAAATAACTATCTTTTAATTCACTTGCAATTCCTCTTCTTCCTAATTTAAGTGCAACATATGGAGTAGAACCAATTCCACCAAACGGATCAAACACAATATCGTTTGGATTCGTCCATAATTCAATACATCTCTGAATTACTTCAAGCTGTAATGGACAAATATGTTTCTCATCCTGTTCAGATCTTGCTGATTTTCTCTGTAATGTATCACTCTGCCTAATGTCCATCCATACAGGTGAAGCGTAATTTTGCCATACATTAACAGGAAATGATTCATTTGTGTGTTCAATTCGTTCTGGATTATCACCAGGCTTTCTAACCGTAATCACATAATCTGGAAGTCCTTGACGACTCATACTACTATCTTTCTTAATCTGTTTATGTAAAAGCCCAAGTGCTTTTGTTCTTTGCATTTCTGTAACGGGATTCTTCCAAATAGTTACTTTACTATGATAGATGAATCCACAATCCTGAAAGATTTTAAGCATGAGCGCAGGAAAATCTTTTAATCCAATTACACCATCTCTTGATTTCATAAGAGGTAAATCCATACAGTGAAAACTCAGAAGTCGTCCAGGCATTGTAATTCTATATAATTCTTTTGCAAGATATTTGAAATGATTATAGAATTCTTCATCACCTTTACAATTACCCATATCTCTATCTGAATTAGAGTACACATATAACTGTGAAAATGGTGGTGAAAAGATAGTGTAGTGAATGCTATTATCTGGAATCTCCTTAGTAATTTCTACACTGTCTCCATGATAAAGTGCATATCTATTTGCTACTGCTTGATCAATTACGTTCATCATTATTTGAATTCCTCCCAGTTTGGTAATTTCATTGTTGTATTTGCTTCATATGGTGTAGTAAGCCTACACGTTGATTTAAGCTCTTTCTTAGTAATTTCTTTAGTCAGATTAATCATTGCATCTCTCATAGTAATGAAATCTAATTGCTTTCTTTCAATATTCTCTTTTACACAACCTTCTTTTGCTGAAATGATTATGTATACATTGACTTCTTTTGTCTGACCAAAACGCCAACATCTTCTTACAGCCTGATAATATTGCTCAAAACTATCAGAAAGTCCAGTAAAAATAACATTGTGGCAATTCTGCCAATTCATGCCATATCCTGCGAGCTGTGGCTTGCTGATAAGACATTTTAATTTTTCATCAGAAAATGATAGCATTGTTTCACTCTTGTATTTATTCTTATCACTTCCTTGAACGTTTTTACTTTCTTCAATCAGTTCATTCAATCTATCGCCTTCTGCATTAAGATCACACCAGACTAACCATTGTTCATCTGAATTATTTACTAAATCTGCTGCTTTTTGACATCTTAATTCAAGAGTATCTTTTCTTGCATTTCTACGCTCTGTTAATGTGAGTGATTCAGTGATTGGTTCATCTCCATCAACTATAATTTCATGAATATTCAAATTAGGTAATTCATAATCTGTACCGTCATATCCTAAATTTGATGGATTATCAATAAATACAGACCAACTTGCCATCCATTGCCAAAATACATCTTTTGCATGACCTTTTAATCTCCACTTAGATGTTTGCCCACCATCATGAACAAAGAACATTGATAGCATCTCTGAACGTGTCATAACTCCACAAAATTCAGAATGATTTCCCAACTCCATATAATCATTTGGAGCAGGTGTCGCAGTACAAGCTAATTTATAGGGAACATTTTGGAAATTCTCGATAATAGAAGTCCTCACTTTACCAGTGTAGGATTTAAGAATTGAACTCTCGTCTAAGACTACTCCAACAAATTCATTTGCTACGAATTTATCTAGTTTCTCATAGTTTGTAATATTAATTCCATCAATACAATCTTCCTGTTTCTCACATACTTTTGCATTGTAATGGAATTTTTCAGCTTCTCTCTTTGTCTGATCCGCAACTGATAGAGGTGCAAGAATCAAAACTTTGCCACCCGTATGTAGATGTACTTGATGCGCCCATGATAATTGCATTGGCGTTTTGCCAAGCCCACACTCTGCAAAAATACAAGCTCTACCTTTTGCTAACGCCCATCTTACTACATCTTTCTGAAAGTCAAATAGCATGGGATTTAGTTTATCTTTATCAATATTAAATCCACTACTTTCCAGAATATAATCCTTTTGTTTTAGAAAATCTTCGTAATTCATTGAATCTCCTTTTATTTATTATTGTTTATATCTTTCTATAAAATCTAATTCTCCATTAGACTTTAATCTTTCATATTCTTTCATCCACTGACGAGCAGTATATCTATTGTTATTTATATTCTTCCATAAGTTTTCATCAAACGGCTTATTGTATTCACAAATAAGTACGTGTTGACAAAACAAAAATATTTGACGGGAATATTCGGCAGAATAGCCACGAAGTTTAGGATTTGAAATATATGCTGAGTCATATAGATAACTGTCAGCTAAAATAGAATCATACATTTCAGTTTTTGCATTCCAATAGCAACAAACTTTATAATACAAATCATTCATTTTATCTGGTGGATATAAGTATATCTGACTTTCCCATTCATTCATCATCATTTATATTTACCAACATATTCAATCTTTTCTCTATATTCTTAGATGCTATATCATGTATGAATAAATCAATTCTATTACAGCAATCATCACATAAATGTAATTGTACTGATTTGAATTTGCCATTTGAATGCATCATTGGAATGTAATATTGCTCTAAATACCCTGATTCTTTGCCACATAAGTCACAAATATATTTAATCATGTATTATTTCTCCTAATAATATTTTAAATATAATCTTGTATTGTTCTTTTCAGTTCAGAAATTTTATATTCAAATATTCTAATTTGCTTCTGAATCTTATCTATTCTATCGTTTTCATATTTTACTTTATATTCCATAACACCTTCTGCAAATCCTCTTTTAGTCAATTTATAAGCGAAAAAATCTTTATCAATTTGATTATAAACAATAGTTTTGTTGCTCTTACTTTTAATGTAATCTCTTGATACATATTCAGTTCCATAGCAAGTATCTTTATATTCTAAATCATATTTTCCATTTTTATTTAGAATTCTCTCATACAATTCTTGTCGATCAGGTTCTCCACTTTCGCCAGTTCCATGCAATAAATAATGTTTTCCATCATAATCAAAAAGAATAGACCATTCTCTCACTTTCGTTATCTTTAATAATGAAACATCTTGAATATTAATCATCAAATCACCTTCTAAAATGAAATAAATTTTTCATTTATTTATTTTTATTTTTCTCATAACAATTATTATGCCATTGAGTTAATTCATCACCATATATCCAAAATAAATATAATATTGTTACACCTATACCACGAGTAAATTTATTATATATGGTTTCTCCTGATTCATAACTTAAAAGACTAGCATTTTCTTTGATAACAGTATAGACTGAATCATTTGAATTTTGAATTTTTTCTTCTAATGCATTAGCCCATTTTTCGGCATAAATCAAATATCTTTCGTTACCACTTGCTATACACTTATTTTTATAATCTATATATTCTTGTTCTTTTCCATCTATAATTTTCATATGTCATTTCTCCTTCACAACCTTCACAGGATAACCAAGAGCTTTTTCAATATCTTCTAATGTCATTTCTTTTGGTTTTTGTTCATGCTCTATGATATTATTAAGTAGCCATAAATCATTTTTGAATAATCCCGAAATCGTACATTCACCAGTTAAGCCGTCTTGTTCAATATTTACTTTATCTATTACATCATCCATGTCACCAATTACAATGTTTGTAGCATAAATATATGAATCTCCAACATCTAATTTGATATCTAATAGAAACAGTTTATCTGATTTTTTAAGTTTCATATCTACGATTTTAACTAATCTCATTCCAAATTCCTCTTTTAAAATTTTTGTATTTGTCATGATATTTCCTTTCAACCAAACGTAATTACTCCACCTGGATATTCTCTAAAAAATTGTGATACTCGTTCTAATTGTTTATCCGTCAATTTAAAATATCTTTTTCGTAAAAATTTTCTCAAATCTCTACGACTTCTAATAATTTTTCGTGGGTAATTAGGAACTCTAAATGTATCTATATATTTAATCACATCTGTATATAAACCAGATCCATTTTTAATTTCTTGATATACGTCATCTCCTGCACCATATCCTAATTGCCACCAGTATTTTCCATCAACACAGGGAATTTTGTCATTATATGATTCCATAAGTTTGTTATATAAATAAATATTATCAGGAAAGGGATTGTATGAATCACAAAAATTATCAATTCCATAATGTGTTAGCTCATAAATTTCTTTATGTGCATTTTCTTTCATTTTCTCAAACTCTTTATCAGTAATTGGTCTGCTAAACCATGTATGACATCCCATTTCCATACCTCCTATAAAAGATTTCATTCATCTTTATTCAAACGATGCGCCAATAGCAACACACGTAAGTAAAATAAAACTCACAATACAAACAATTTTAATCATATTATTTATTCCTCCAAATTAAAATATATAATTTCCTTACCGAGTTCTCTTGCTTGTTCAATTCTTTTTCTTGTAGATTCTCCAATATGCTCAGTAACGACACAAACTACATCACACATATTTAATTTTTGTGTACACATATCAGTATACATTGCCAACTTTTTATCATTTTGGTCTAATCCGAAAAATACAGGCTTAAATATTATATATCCATTATTAGTATAATATTTCTCAGCATATACGAATTGTTGTTCATTTTCTATTTTTGTACTGCCAATCAAATGCATTATCGGAAATTTATTTAACACTCTTATATTTCTTCTCCATTCCACATTTTTTACAACGATATGTTTTTACACGATATAATGGATATTCATAATGACTTCCATCTAATTTTTCACCATGCACTTGAGTATCAAAAATTAATTCCCAGTCATGTTTACAAAAACAACTTCGTATATAATTAATTAACCATCTCATTTGAAATCAACCATTCATTACTAAACAACACATCAATATTGTTATAATTATCGAAGTTGTACATAAAATAATGACATATTCTAATTTATTTCGATTAGCGTACCGTTTTGCCGCAATCATATTTAGAATAATCAACGCACCCATTATACAATGACTAATGTCGTTCATCGCTATTCCCTTTCATCTCGTCAGATTCCCTACTCATGCTCCAATATCGCAAGAAATTGTATTGAAAACACTCAGCAGAAAAGTCTGAATAACTCTGTAATTTGTCTGGTTTGGCTTGCGCCCTGTAGCAATGACTACGTTTAGGGCAGTCACTACTACAACACATTGTAATGTCAGGCATTTTTCTTATCTTCTTTCTTCTTACGTTTCACGGAATCAGCTTTAATTTTAAGCTGTTCATTTTCAATTTTTCTCATCATTCCTCTAAATTTCCCTGTCTGTTTGCTTGTAATTCCCATAGTGTTTTTCTCCTTTTCTTATTATGAATTAAAATATTTTACAATCTGTTTGCCAATCCAACGTCCCATTGGAACAGCAACAGCATTACCAATTTACCTATAAGCATCATTATCTGTTCCACAGAACTCAAACCAATCTGGAAAACCTTGCAGTCTAGCATATTCCCTTACTGTATATGGTCTAATTCTCTTTCCATCTTTGATTAATCTTGTTCCTTTATCTTTTGCGTAATGTGCTACACATGTTGGAGCAAGATCATCATTATCTGGATCTGAAACAATTGGTTTATCTCTATATTTTCCATTAATGCGATTATATACATATTGTGGAATATCAATCGAAGCATCCTTTTCAATAATGTCTTTAAGTCTTAATGGTTGAGAATCAGGATAATCAAAATTGGTAAATGGTTTCTTACTTCCAATTAAAATCAATCGTTTTCTTTCTTGTGGCAACCACATATTTGCGTTAATAGGACATTCAACTCTCACGTAATAATCAGGTAATTTTGTCAATGCTTCCATAACTACTTTGAATTTAAGCATTCCAGGAACGTTTTCTACTACATACATTTCTGGTTGTGCTAAAGCAATATGCCTAAAGAAATGTAAAAATAAATCATCACCTGTTCTTATACCTGAAATATCAGCAATGGTTGAATATCGTGTACATGGAAATGTACCAATATAAACATCCGCATCATTCTGATCGAGAACTGTAATCTGTGTAATATCTGACTCATTTACATGATGTTTGAAATTCTTTCTCAAAGTGTCGCAACACTTTTTATCTATCTCATACGATTCAATTATGTTAATTCCAGATTCCTCTATTCCTAAATCCATTCCTCCTGCTCCACTAAAATAGCTTTTAGCTGTTATTTGCATCTTGTTTCTCCTTCATAAAACTAAATATCCATTCAACTGTAGGTTCATTCCATCCATTTCCCATTAAACTACACCTCTCAGAATAGTTAAGATTTCGATTATTTATAGTTACATTTGTAAAATTATCCGGTAAACCTTGTAGCCTTTCATATTCTATTTCTGTCAATCTTCTAGGTTTTCCCTTATCTAATACTTTCTTTTCTTGATAACCACCTCTTACACAAGTTAATGTGCAACACTTAAATTTTGGATTATATATACGTTTGAGCATTTGAAACGTATTTACTTCTAATTCTGCACAAACTCGTTTATTCATGTCTAAAATCTTAAAATCTTTTTTATAAAAATATTTGTCATTAACATTGTTCTCCATAATATCTTTTAAAACTAATGGAGATTCTTTTGGTAAATCACCTAATGAAATATTTGTCCAATAATATCTTTCACGATTTTGAGGTGAAAAAATTCCTGAATTTAAGAGAATAGGATTTACACCTACATTCTCTGTCATAATTTTTAAATCTTTATCACTACTTGGTACAACATTCTCAAACATGAAATACTTTGGTTGAATTACATTGAGAGCTTCTACCGCTTTAAAGAAAATTTTAGATGTACCATCTAACCCATTATTAACAGATTTATCTTCAATTCTACATCGAGAAAGCGATTGACAATTTGTACCAGCTAATAATAAATCAAAACCTTTAAATTGCTGAAAATCAGATTCATATAAATCTCCATGATGTATAATCCACGGAAAGTGATATTTAGATACGGCTATTGCTTCTGGTAAAATTTCATATGTATGATATTCTCTAATTGGAATACCTAATTTCAACAATGCGTACAATCCTGTTTCTACACCGCCACATAGACTTAATACTCTTAATCCATTCTCCGATGAATTATTATTTTTATCGGATAGTCGCGAATGTTCGATTTACGCAGCATTACAAATTTTACAGAAAGGAATCTAGGTAAATTCTAGGATAAAGTAGTTGTACAACTCCCTATAAATAAGGGAATTTGAGTCATTTAGTTAAAAATAATATTTCTTTGTTTTTGGAAATAATTTGGGTGATCACCCATAGAAATTTACTTAGATAAAATAAATATTAGTAACCATTTATCCAATCAAGATACTCTAAAGCCAACCAGTTTATAAAACATTGCACATTTCTACATTCTTTATAATTATGTTTTTCACCAGAATATTGTTCACAATGTTTACACATATTATATAATTCTGGACTTTCTTCTTTACTAAATGAACCTTTACAACGTATATTCCGTTGATATACTTCTTCCAATTGTCTTATTGTTTTTTCATGCAATGACATTATTATTCCTCCCAATGATCATAATTAGGATTCATAGGACATTCAGGACATCTACAGACTAATTCTCCATCTTCGTCCATGTAATAATCATCACCATAACCACCACATTCATAGCAGTAATCATATGGATCTTCTTCGTAATTGTCTAAATCATTCATCCTTCACCTCTAATTTCTTCAAATCCTCAATACTCCAAGGTTCTTCATCTTCCCATTTAATGAAACTAAAAACATCACCATGCATATCTTTTGGCATATCATGAAATGCATAATTAGTTATCCAAAATTTATTACCGCGTATTGGCTTGTCATAATAAGCATAAAGTAAATTATCTTTATCTCTTGCAATATATTTACACTTAGATGGAAGGGCATCAAGGAAGTTCTTTTCTCTTGATGTAATTGTAGATTTTCCTATATACTTATATTTCGACCATTCATATCGTTTGGTTCTACAACTTTTTTCACCAGTAGAATCATTAAATTTACACATATCACATTTAAAACGATCACAAAAAGTAATTTCACCCGACTTTGTAACTGAAAACATATCGCCTTTACAAGCAATATCCAAAATTTCTTTAGCAAATTTCTCTCTATTTTCCATTTGAATCATCCCCTATACTTTATTACACACGTATTTTGCTTACATTTTCGTCTTTTGGCATCCGCAACGTATGATATTCAGAATCCCTTTTGCAATAAAAACGCTCAATGAAATTTAAAACTTTTAACGCATTTTCTTCATTATATGATCCCAATACTACTGAACTATTGGCATATACAATTTCAATATTGCTTGTATGAGAATTGATTCTTTTAATTGAAATTGTTTTTCCTGCAATATCTACTAATTTTGTTTTATCTTGACTTCTTATTAACATATTCTCTCCTTTGAAATGCCAATTTCATTATATTATTCGATGCTTACTTTCTTTCCAGAATACATTTTCATCCGCTTCATCTTTTTAAGAAATAGTTTCATTTCGTATCCTGTAAGTCCTACACAAGTATTTCCAATTCCTTTATCATCTCCTAAATCTGAATCATAAGACTGCAAAATATGTCTACCAGATTTTTTGTGTAAAATGTCGACTTTTTGTGTAAAATTATATTTCTTATCTTTTCTTTCATAGCTACATCCATATTTATCTTCTTCAACTTTTGTAAATCCAATCTCTGCTATTTTCTCATCTACTGTTTTAAATAATTTCATTTTACGTCCTCCATATTTTAATTTTTATCATGATGTTACTTTTTAAATCCAGAACTATACTCAAAATCATCATCATTGAATACAATAACTTCTTTATCACTCATACCACAAAATTTCATTTCATATTTTCTGATATAATTATCCATAGATTTCTGATGCATCTCTCCGAAAAATGGATATGGAAATGTACTCACTTCATGGTTTTTGACTTTATTGTAATCAATTCCTTTTGACACACTGATATTTTTATCGAAGGCTTCTTGATTAATCCTTGTCCAACTTATAATTGAGTTCATATTAAATGTATAAGCTGTTTCAGATTCTCTCGTATATGAAACATAATTAATCACAAAATCAGTCCAAGGATCTTTCTTACTTCTGAATATCATTCCTGTTTTATATTTCTCTTTATACTTTTTCATGTACTAATTTTCAATTATGATGTTATCTATAACATCCAACATTTTCCTTACTGTATAAAAATCTCCACTAAAAGCCGCTCCCGTTGTCTTTAATTCATATTTCCATTTAGTTTTGTCTTTTGTACATATAACTGGTGTATTCATATACATAACTGTTCCTTTTGGAATAACAACTGGACAATATTTATTCTTATAATCTTCTTTTAAAACTTTTAACCGTTTTTGACAAAACTTATTGTATAATCTATATTTCATATCACTTTGATACACATAAATCTTTTCAGGTGTATCATTCGAATAATCAACAGGAATAAACTTATTTACAATAAATAAAACTCCATCTGTAATTCTATAAATATCCTGATAATCAGTTTGTACTACTACTTCCATACAATCACCTCTAGCATTTACATTCTTTGATTAAGTAATTTCTGTGTACTCTCAATTTTTTCAAGTAATTCCTTGTTATAATCATCTGGGATATGTCCTTTTAATAATCCTAATACACAGAATTTAATATCCCCTAATTCTTCCATAATTGTCATCTGGTTTTTTAAAATTTGCTGAAATGCTTGGTTCATAAAATAAACCTCCTATATTTAATATTAATTTTTAATTGTTACCTTTGGAAATATCGACTTGAACAAGTCATAGAAACATGATATGATTTTTACATAGATCATTGGTCTTGATCTATTCCAATAACTCTACTGATTGTCCACAACGTCAGTGGAGTTTTCTTTATGTACTGCAAAGCTATTAATATACTCTCTAAATTCTTCAAAATCTTCTTTGGAAAATATAGCCGATGCGTAGTAATAATCTTGATTAAACAGAATTGCAAAAATCTTATGCAATTTTCTTCCTAATATCCTAAAGAATCCATTATCCTGGTCACGATATAAATTGCCATTCGTATATGTCATATACATATAATCCTCGAAGTCTTTATCAATTTTAAAGTGAATTCCATCATCACATCCGCATCTACAAGTCAAAATGAGTTCTCTACCGTCTTCTGTTCTTAATACAGACATTTTAATACCTCCATTTTTAATAATCTCCCAAATATCCAGTGATAATTTCTATCATCCATAACAACACATACCATACCACAGGAGCTAAAAAGCATTTTAACAGCGAAATTATCAATAATTTGACCGAAAATACTCCTGCTGCAATGGAAAATAACAGATGAAAGACGGGTTTCATGAACAAAAATCCCCATGAAATTATCACATTTGCTACCATCCCACCCAGAAAAACAATCCAACCTAACTTCCTACGAAATTTATGTATCTTTTCTTTATTCATTACTTTTTTACTCCTAAACGATAAATCAAATCAATAAACTCCATGATTACATAAGATAAATATATGATTATCTGTGCAGGAATTGAAAAAATCAAATATAAAGTAGTGGTAATTATCCCAAACAAATTTTTATCTTTGTAAATAATTAAGTATGTTTCATGTGGCAAATCATCACTTTCAACAGCATTGTACACAAAAAATATACTCAATATAATAGATGTTATAATTAAAATCGCTATCATGCCTTCCATATTACTCTCCAATCAGCTCCTTATATGCTTTTAATTTCTCTGCTAACTCAGGATTATCACTTGCATACATCTCATATCGCTTTGTCTGATCCATTTCTGTAATCATTTTATCCATCTGTTTCTTAATTTTATCAGCTTCTTTCTTACGTTCTGCTTTCTCTTTGCGTTCTTCCACACGCTTGTCATATTCTGATGTATCAACTTTACTAATAACTTCTGCCGTAATATTCTCATTACATTCTTCTGGCATAAGGATTGCTTCGATTGTAAGAACACCTTTATTTGCACCGCTTACTACAATTTTGTCACCTGCTACATACACTTTTCCATCATCATAAATTGCGTATGAATATTTCTTTCCATAGCATCCTTCATATGTTACTGCAACCGCCTTATATCCTTCTAATTTTGCCATGTTATTATCCTCACTTTCAATTATTACAACATCTTTTTTATATAGGTAAAGAATTATCCCATTGTCAAATTCAACCTGTACAATATCTGCATTTTCTTTAACAATTATCCCCTCTTTATAAAACATACCATAAACATTACCAATGTATTTAACCCTACTCCCTACACAGATCAATTATTTACACCTTCTTTCAATCGCAACAATAATTTTACGTGGGTATTGTCGTGAATATCGACATCAAAATCTTGTTTGATTTTACTAGATGTGAATGGTAAGATATAATCTTCAAAATATATAATTTCATATTTATATGTAGGAATTTTACTAAGTAATTGTTCAAGAGTAATTGGAAAATAGTTTTCTCTCACTTCTCTATCCCAATTATCTTTATATCTATATTTCATGAGATAATGAATCAAATTCCTGTTATCTCGTAAACTTCCCCATATTGATTCATAATCCATTATCTGTAATTCGTCTGCTCCCCTGATTACTTTTGTATAATCATTAATATCGCTCTGCCTATTGACTGATCTACTTACACAAAAATCTCTGATAGCTATGTATCCATAATCATATCCAAAAACATTATTCCAAAACTTATCAATTCCATTAATATTTGAATAAGAATATACTTCATGAATCACGCTTGATAAATTTAATAATGTTTTATTTGGGTTATTTTCTTTCAAAGATTCTTTTAAATCACTTACATATTGAATGTTTTCTAGTTCATGAGGTGTCCTTGTTCCCGCAAGAGAAATCATAGCCTTGCTATTATCATATCCTATATATTGTAAATCTGGCATTTCACTATTCATTTCTCTAATTAATGTGCCATCAGCACATCCAAAATCAACAACAGTGTTAATCTTCTCAATTTTACTCATCCAAAATAGTTTATCTGCGCTTGATTTCCCCATTCCTGATGTATAAGAATCATAATTCCTAATAATTTCTTCCACTATTTGCACCTCTTTTCTTCTGCTAATTTAAGCCATCTCAACAATTTTTCTTCTTCTCGCAACATTTCAGAATACATTTTGATAATCTGATCCTGTTCCTTATAAAACTGTCGTACATATCGAGGAAAATTATATCCAAACAACCACATAATTATTTTTTTCTTAATCCATGTCATAATTTATCACCCACTATAATTTTCCCCGTAAATTGCGATTTCTGGTTTACCATTTTCATCTAATACATAATATGGCGTAATGCCACTATCAACATCACCATTTAAGAGAACATATACAATTTTAGTTTCTGTATCATAAAGAAAAAATTCATCAATTAACATGTCACACATAGGATCTCTAAATCTTATTTTTTTAATCTCAACAAACTGACCAAATATATGATATTTATTTCCTTCTTTAGTAATTGTTCCATTGTCGCCACATCCAGTAAACGAAAGTGCTAATCCAGATACAAGCAATCCAATTAATAGTTTCTTAACTTTCATTTAATCACCATCCTTTTCTTTAGTTCATTCAGTAAATCATCATTAGAAAGTTGCTCTACAATTTCCTCTTTAAAACAGGTTTCAACTGTATAACACAATTCCCCATCTTGGTCTGTATATACATCGCTTATCCATGATGTTCTTTTCGATGGCACTTGAAAAATTGTTAGTTCACTATCTTTTGCCTGTAATAACACAATCACTTCATTTCTATCACTCTTTATTTTAATTTTCATACGATTACCTCCTTAAAAATTCTATCACCATATCATTTTTGATTATTCTATTCATGTACTCTCTCTTCTATTTTTAATAGATCGTATTTTTCATGAATATCATTTAAAAATTCATTAAATATTAAATCAACTGCACATCCAAAACCTTCACAAAAATCATTGTTAATTTCTTCTGTAAAATATTCATCATATTCATTTTTCAGCATATATTTTTTAATGAGTCGTTTTGATTGTTTTGGCTTACCATAGACATATCTCGGTATGTGATTCATAGTATTCAAAATATAATTATGAATATAATCTAATTTATAAAATTCATTTTCAAATTCCTTACTTATTGTATCTCACTTCTTTTCTTTGAAACTCAAGTTTTAATAAAACAAGTCTTTCATCTACGTTTTTAAATTTATCACACTGACTCTCTTTCATTTCTTCTCCATGAAAACCCAATTGTAAATAACATTTATTAAGTATATTGCAGGTATCATAATCAACATAATATTATAAATCAATTCTATCATTCTTAATTACTCCTAAAACTCACATTTTATCTATGTTTTTGATATATTTTTAAAACTTTCAAATTTCATATGACAATACGTTTCAAGTTTTGTAGCTATGTCAAATTAAATAGTTATCGTGTATATTACATAGCTTTTAGTGAGTGCTTAACCTCACCTTTCAGGTGCAAAATCACCTGTACATTTCTGCAATGACGTGAATGAAACCACGCTTTTATATTATTCTTTCAGTTTAATAATATTAATAATCCTTATATTTGCACGAAGACCATTGTGAAATTCTGCAATGCTTTTTATGATAGTATCAATAAAATCTTCTGTGTATTTTTTTCCAACATCATTTGCTTCAACGATAATATTTTCGATATAATCCTTTTCTTTACAATTAGTTTCTTTATTCGCAATGTCTGCTACATATACTACAAAATATTTTCTGTTCTTCATATCTTAACTAACCTCTTCGAATATATTTCCAATCTGATGACCAATCATCTTCCTGTCCTTAATCTTCTTACATTTCGTGCATCGACATTTACCAATGACAACTTCTAATCCATCATAATCATATTTTAAATGTCGTGGCTTCTCGATTAACACCCAGTTATGATTACACATTATCTGATCCATCCTTATTATCATATGTAAGTAATTCTCCGTTTCTGATAATCTTCCTTGAACAAACAACTTTTATATTCAGTTCCGTATCCCATAAATCACGTTTCTCAATTCTTGTCACAATCACAGGAGCGATTCCATTCTTTGTACTGCAATAAATCAAATCTCCTGGAAGCAATATTCCATACATATTCTCTTTTGATTTTGGTAATCTCCAAACATATTCTTTATTAATAATTCCATTTTGATGTTTCCCATAGATATATACTGTTGGCTTATCTTTGTACGAAATAACTTTTTCTGATGGAACTAATTTACCACATTTATTACGTTGTCTATCAGTATATTTATGTTTTCTCAGTGTCAAACGTTTTACTTTGGCATATCCTGCATCATGACTTTTCAACACGAGATACATTATGTAACCATCCACTAAAACATTATTCTCATCTATTACTATATATCTGTCCTGGTTTCCTGTTTCATCATAGTATTTTTCACACTTTTCATATTTCGATGCGTTTGGTGTGCTGCTTTCAAAATCCGCAGAAATTTTAATTTCTGAAAGTCTCATATTCATATATATATTCTCCATTCTTATGCAACTGCTTTCTTATTAAATGCAATCAAGTCATTTCTCATATTGAGATAGTTCTTTTTCTGATCAACGTCATATGTATTATTTCTATTGAAATAGTCCTTAAACCAATCGTCACAATCTACATCGTTCTGATAGGCATATGCAATAACTCCAATGATGGAATCATGGTTAGCGGCATCGAGAAGTTTTGATGAATTGTCAACGTCTAAAGTAATCGTATCTAAATATTCTTCATAATCCTGCACATCAAGTTCTGAAACTGCTTCATCAACACAATCCTGTACAAACTTTAATGCAGATTTCATATCAGTATGAATTGTGTTATCAATTACTTCTCCGCTCACATGTTCAATTTCAGTATTTCCGATTGCTGAATACTCTGTTACTGACTCAATAATTGGTTCTTCTGTTGATGTCTTAACTTCTTCCGTATCGAATAAATCTTCGCCAATAACATCTTCTGCAACTTCTGGTTTTGTTTCTTCGGTTTGTCCGATATGTAAATACTCATTCATAATGGATTCAATGATAAACATTTTATCTTTGATAACGTTTATATTTTTTGTACCACCTAAACTATTTAACTCTGCATATGAAATAACGCTTGTTGCGTCATCACTACCCGCGGTAAGCTCATATTCATTTTCAACTTCAAATTTTTCATCTTCAAAATTCTCAAATTCTTCAAGGAAATCCTGAAATTGTTCATCTGGTAATCCCATTTTTGAAAATTTATCAAATACCATAAGAAAAATATGAGCATTTTTAGGTGAAAATAATTTTCCCGTTTCTGGCGTAACCACTTCCATAAGTCTATCAAGATAACTATTCAGTGTATCAAACATTTCTTTTGTTGCTTTTTCATCAAGTAATGCAGCAAGCTTCTTAATATTCTTTGTCCATGAATCCAAGAAATTAATACCCATAATTGTTTCTGCAACAATTCTATCTATTGTTCCATTCTTGTCTACCGTAGAAGAATAATTCGCACAATCGTTAAAAAATGAATGCTCTGCAATTTTCTTTATGTATCTGGCAATCTCTACGTTAACGTAGGTTGCCAATTTCTGATTTGCTACCATAGGTTTACCAGAATTATACCTTACAATATGTCTTGCAATTTCTTCATCTGTGCAATTCAAATGTTTTACATAATGAACTGGACAATTATCGAAATCTTCTTTTAATTTCTCCGGCAAATCTTTATAACCTTTGCCAACAAGATTAAATGAAATCGTTTCATATACTGGATCTCCGTTATCATCAGTGGAAATCACTCCATTTTCATCAACTTTTGCCTGTTGATATTCAATAGTAGATGGATTAATATTCTTACCTAACTTAAATTTTCCATCTCTAAAGTCTGTTAAATAAGAGGATTTCTGCAATCCATCAATAAGCCAGAGGTATACAATATTTTCATCTACAATCTGCTCACATATTTTAATTGGATCAAAATCTTCATTAAGTATTGCAGTTACAATAAAGTTATCTCTTGTTTCACACGTCCATTGATCTGGTCGCCGTTGCTGTTTATGATCTCTTCTAAGCTCTTTTCTTCTTATCATTGCACATAATTTATTGCACATATATGAATCCGTTTTAACCTTATCTCTTACTATATTCATGGTTACTACCTCCTTAACAATGGATATAAATTTTTAGTTTTTTCATATGAAAGCATCCTCTCTCTTGAATTTCTATATTGAGAGTATGTAATATGTAATTCTTCGCAAATCCTATCTCTTGTCATCCCTTCCGATAGACAAATTGCTATTTTTCTTTGCAAAGGAGATAGACTGTTTATGAAATCAGTAACAGGTTTTGAATACGATTCTTCAATAACTGTCTTATTAATATCAAATTTTGATGGTATTTTTTCGCTTTCTCTTATACCATCTTCATTTTCTTTATCTATGTATACTGGTGGAATGACAATGTAATTACCTTTTTCATCTTTTAATGGTTTCTTGTCTTTGCCATATCGCACGTTACAACGTTTTAAACGCTTTGAATCTCTTGTCCATTCCCAAAATGATTTCTCAATATTGGTTTTAAAATACCCTTCAAATGGAACTCCTTTTGATTTATCAAATGATATAATGCTTTCCAATAATACATTTATTGCATCGTCAAACAGGTCATCATGATCTGATAGAGGGACGAATTTTCTGTTGATAATTGGATAGCAAATCAATTTAAGTTTTTTCATCTCATTTTCCATGTAATATTCAATCGTTTGTAACTGCTCATCTGTGAGATTTTTCATCATCTCTCTATCTAATTCCATGATGCACCGCCTTATGTAATAATTATTTCTTCTCCCTGGTTATGCCTTTCGCATAATCTTCAAGATAAGATTTACTCAACCGCCTATATTTATATTTAGAGTTCATGATCGTATCAATCACTTTCATATACTTCTTGCTCTTAAATCTTTCAACGTGGTACTGAAAAATCTTTGCGCAATTTCTATTTCTCTTACATATAGCCCGTTGACGTTCATAGTATTGCAATAAGTAACTGATTCTGCTCATTGCAACTGTACCTAACTTAGTGTTTTCATCTCTAATGAAGTGCCTTACATCGAGAATCTTCAAGTCATACTCTTTGATAAGATATTCCATATTCTCAATATAAGCTTCTCTATCAGAGACACAATCAATTACCATCTTGAAGAAATTCCCTACATCTACATGATTAATGGACATTTCTTTCTCTAAAGATGTTTCCCCATGATATGTATAAGGATTGTCATACTTAGGATTTCTTTGATAATCCTCATAATAATCATCGAGGTCTGTTAGTACATCATTAATATCATCTGATAACTTTTCTTCTTCAACTTGCTTAACAGGTGTATTGATCTCAGGAATAAGCTGCACATTAAAATGAAATTTTCGCATAGGTTTTGGTAAATTTCTAATAATGTTTCGTGCTTTATCTTCTGGAAATTTATCAGCAAGCACCTGACCACACGTTTGCGGAGTACCATTTGAATCAAGTCTGATGTACTGTTTGCCGTTAGTAATCAAACATTCCAACTACATCTCTCCTTTCATTTTTCTTTTAGTGGGAATTATGGGACTTGAACCCATACCCTACAGTTCTAAGACCGTCACTCTTCCAAAATTGAGCTAAATTCCCAAAAAATGCGTACAAAAACTACGATGAAAGCCGACTTTCATTTGTAATATTTCTCTATATTTAGTTGTTTAAAATTGGAATAATCGCAGAATTGCTATGATTAATAAAGATTTTGCTTGACATTTTTTACCAAGCGTTCTAAACTAATTATAACATATTAGATTATTCCCGTAATCTTCTATGTTGTGTTGTTTGTAAGGTTCTTATCTCATATGGTGTTCCAGCACCGAGATAAGATCCTTACTTTTTTTATTATCTTGTGAAGATGTTCATATCATATACCAAACATTTGTTTGTGTCAATACTTTCCAGAACATTTGTTTGTATTTTTTCCGATTTTATATTTTCATATGTCCCTTCTCAGCAAATAATATCGTTTTCTCTTTATTTTTATCTTGTGTTTTTAATGTGGACATTATAAAGTTTCTATTATACGTGATTGGAAGTCCAGTTGTAATAGCTTTAATTCCACAAGTAATACTAATTGGAATAGCTTCACAATCAGGGGATCTCGTATCTAAATCAAATGAGGAAAATAACACATTCTCTCCACCGTTTTTCTTATACTCAGTTAATAACCTTATCGCTTCATCTACGGACACAATTTTTCCACTCATGCTAATTCCTCCACTCTGATTTTCTTTTTACCATATAAGTTTGCAAGGAAACATTTTTCTACTAAAAGTCTATCCTCTTCATTGTCAATATTTCCCCATTTTTCAACTACATCACGCTTATCAATAGTAAAAATTTGTTCCCCTAAAACCATTGAGTCACATTTTAAACCATTAGATTTACTAGCTTTAATTACTTCGTGAGTGGGCTGCTCAACCTTTTTGATTTTACTGGTTAAGCACATGACAATCAAAGTAGGAGCAAACTTATTTCCAGAATCATTCTGAATTATAACAACAGGTCTTTCGATCTGCTGAACGTGTGATTTAGCTGATGTATTAACATTTGTTTTGACATAAATAATATCAAATATATTAAACTCCATCATATCGTGTGTGCAGCTCCTTTCTTTATCTTATGTACCCATAATACCACTCTTTAGATTAGATGTCAAGATATAATCTAAAGATTTAATCTAAAAATCAATTTATTTATCTCAAGTTCTATGCTATAATACAATTCATAGATGGAGGGATGTATTATGATGAAACTTGAGGTTAAAAAATATGTAGATGATCATTATAAAAATGTTAATCAATTTGCTGTTGCTCTTGGGATAGGATACCAGGCAGCTTGTAAAATTTATAATGGTGAAACTACAAAAATTGCATTTGATACTCTTGAAAAAATGTGTGAGTTATTTAATTGCACCCCAAATGATTTATTAATTTCAACTAATCAACCAAAAAAGAATATAATTAGGATTTATCATTCACAAAATCAGAAAAATAATAAAAATAATTCTGATGCTTATGTATCTGAAACTAATGATGAACTAAAAGAAGCAATAGATAAAGCAATTCCAAATATAAGTCAAGCACTCTATAATATAGCGTTAGAAGTGTTTAACTCGAATAAAAAGGACGATGACAAATAGTCATCGCCTACATAAGTATTGTTTAAAAGCAACCTTTCATCCAGTTATTCCAAATCATTGATAAATTTCTTAACCCTATCAATTTCTTCTGTTGTATGCGGTGTTCCACCAGCATTCATATCAATGTACCACTGCAATACTTCTCTTTCTGTTTTTAAATCATTCACATTCAATTTAATAGTATGGCTATTTAACATTGCTAAATCCGTATATTCACTGAAATATGATCCAAACACTTTTATTTCGTTATTAATAAATCTGCAAATAGCAGTTAATCTTTGTAACCCATCAACACATACAAACTCATTGTATGCTCCTTCTGGAACTGACCAATGACATGATGGACAATTAAAGTATATGATATTTCCACTCTTACCGCCTTTAAGAAAGAACTCCAACCACGAAATTTGTTGTTCTTCTGTCCATACATGTCCTCTCTGAAAATCTGGGTTAAGCTGCAAGTTCATATCTTCTTCCATGTCTTTTATCCATCTAGGAACTCTACTGATATTTACATCACATTGATAGTTACCATCTCTTGTGAACTGTGGTATATCTTTAAATTTTGTATACTTCATAATGTTTTCCTTTCTTTGAAAGCTGGATTTCATAACCAACCTAGGTACTTATCATTTCCTATACTGAACTCAATCTGTAATTCTTTAGTTTTCCTTACAACATCTTCAAATGATTTACCTCTTATAATTTCATGTCCAAACTTATCTACAGATAAATAGTATTTATTTGTAGGACATTTAATAACATCAAAAAAATCAAATTTTATACGTTTGGTCTTTCTCGTTATATCAAGATTACTTTGTCTCAATATTCAACACCTCACTCAATTCTAATGTCTGTCACATTACCATACATTTCGTCATATAACTGGGAAGCAATAGTTTCCAAATCATCAAAATAATAGTCCCATAAGTCACATTGGAAGCCATCTGGTGTGTCATTAATATAATATGTAGTGTCTAAATCTGTATCAATTGCCACAATAATACTATCGAATCCACGTTTCTCCGCATCTACATACGCAGAAGTAACTTGCTCTAAAAATTCGTCCTGATCCATAGGTTCATCAAGTAAATCATATCCTACACTAATATTTCTATTTGCATACTCATCTGCAAATTTTTCTAAATCTTCTTCTGTTTTTACCCATTCTGGAACTGTAACGATATCTCCACCGCTTAATTCTACCCATACTTTTATTTTCTTAACCATTTTTACACCTCCATGAAAGTCGAAATTCATTTATTTTCTTCGTACCATAAATCAGCAATTGCATGAGTTAATTCAATTTGTAACATCCATGTTGTATTTGATCCAAAGTCTTCATTATAAGCCTTTCTAATCTTGTCTAAATCTGTATCTAAATCAAAGAATCCCGTTTCCTCTACTTTAAGAAATTCTCCATACAATTTTACCAGTTCTTCTTTTGATTTAGTTTCAAAAATATTAACGTGTCCCATATGTAATACCTCCACTTTTCTTTAAAATCAGTCTTTCAACTGCTTATTCTTTTCATCACAATACTTTTTTGCATCTTCATGCGTAGCAAATAAATGTTTTTCATCTGCTGTTTCTTTTATTGCTACATTGCACCAATTATCAAATCCAATTAGTTTATAAACAACTATCGGATCATTATCTTTATTAATTGTCAATTTAATCGAAGAAACTTTCCACTCAATACGATGAACGTTATATTTAATAGCTGTTCTTTTTTCAGTTCTAATTCTACGTCCACTACATTTTGGACACTTACATTTTTCACCTTTATAAATAAAGAATCCATTTCCATCACAAAATGTACATGGTATAATATCATTTACTTCCTGTTTATTTCTATATACAAGGCGTACATCTTGTCCTATATCATATTTTGTTTTAATATGTAAATCCATAATAAATATACCTCTATTCTTTCTTCTTTAAAATTTTCGTCACTTCGCCAACACTTATACAGAATCTTTTAGCAACATCTTTCTTATCACCACTTCTATTGTAAGCATTCATAACATCTTCATATGTAAATTCTTTCTCAACTGGCTCATTCATAAAGCTATCCATCATCTATATACCTCCAAAATCTTTCTATAATATACTTCTCTGTTGTTCTCATTCATTACTCCTATTCTATCATATCTGAATCATCCTGTGGACATAAATAATCTTCTGGTGATTCTTCTTCATTCGAGAAAATGCACATTCTTTCCTGGTTTTTAAATATTTCTTCATCAGTGATACAAATATATCTTAAAGTAATACGCATATCAGAATGTCCGAAGATTGTCATAAGCTGTATAAGAGCCTGTTGTTTGTCTGGTGCTGCTAAATAATAACTATGTCCAAAAGTCTTACGAAGTCCATGAGTACCAATAGACTGTTTAATACCTGCTTTTATTCTATTCCTCTCAACAGTTCTATACCATGTCATTTCTCCAATATGTTCACCTTTATTAGAAGAAAAAATATAATCAGTTAACTCAGGAGTTTCATTATGATTTTCTAACCATTGATACCAATTCTGAATAGCCATCTTAAAGTCACTGTCATATCTTAATTTGACATATTTTCTTTTAATTACGTTTCCACACCTGTCTCTACGTTCTGTTTTTTCTGGAACAAACTTCTGTGACTTTTTAATTTTCCATCCGTCTTCATATACATCTTTCCATGTGAGTTTGCAAAAATCCCCACCACGCAATCCAATATTAATCGCACATATGAACATTGTAAGATTTCGCATAGCGTTCTTTTCTTTATTAACAGTAGTTGCATTATCAACATCTGTTTTAAATACATTGTATACAGATAAAATTTCATCCTTATTATACAAACACTCCATCTCTGTTGACTTTCCACACCGTAATGTTTTCTGTTTTGGGAAGTTATATATCGTTGCTTTCTGTTTTTGATTGATATAATACGGCTGTTGAACTGCTAAAGCTGGCATAATTCCACCTCCTAATATTTTTCATTCTTTCTTATCTTCTCTAATTTCTCTTTCTTCTTGTTAAGATGCCTTACTCTTGCTCTTGGTTTGTATTTATCACATTTCTGACAATAACGCCAATGGTTAGCGGCTCTACCTTTCTTACATTCACCCATACAGATATAGTACAGACAAGGTGTTTCTCTGTCTTTCTCCATATTGGTTTCCTCCGTATTTAGTTTTATTTATCATTGGAAAGTTATGACTTGAAATAGTCCTAAGAATATAATATAATTAATAAGACTTAGCACTTCTGTTTAAGTCGAGGTATAGTGTAGGTTGTCGCTTTGGTCGGTTGAGAACCTACACTATTTTATTTTCTTCCAATATCCGTATAAGCAACAATCACCAGAATCCCATTTATCATAGAAATATCCATCAACTGATGCAACTGCGTGATTTGCTACGCTTAAAAAGTATGTACCTTCTTTATAATCTTTGCTGAAACTTTCTACTGTAGGACGTTTAGATCCTTTCTTGTTACTAATCCCTACATACTCAAAACCATGTTCCTCTAAGTATCTCTTGTAACAAGGTTTACTGTTAGGATTACATTGAATGTCCCTTGCAATCGAAATCAATTCATCAAATACTTCTAACCATATTTTGTTCATTACCTTGCATAATGCACGAATAACACAATCACTTTGTTCATCTTTTTTGTCTTTATCATTCGGATTAAAGTGCATATAATGTTTACTTGTCATTTAATTTTTCTCCTTTCTCTTAACTTGATTGTATTATAACATTAGTACCATTGTATTTCAATAGGCATTAGTACCAATATTCATAGTTATTATTTGTGATATTTATACAATAGTACCATTGTATTTCTTGTACAAAAATAAGACACCTATTAAGATGTCTAATTTCTAACTATCTCTTTCCATTTTTTCCTTAATAGCTTGCCTTATAAAACCTGCTTTTGTATATCCTTTTTCTTCACAATAAGTCGCAAGAGTAGCAGCTTCTTCTTTTGGCATAGATAATTTAACTTGTGCATATGCCTTTTTAAAATAACGCTCATTTGCTTCTTTTTTTGCCTTTGATACTGTTATCTTAACCGCCTCCCATCAATATTTCTTCTTATTATAAAGGAAATCAACTCACGTAGCAAGTAATTATTTTATCAGCTTGACTGTATATCACCGCAATTATACAATCATTTCCGCTCTTTACCGCCGAAAAAGTCCTATAAGTACCTATAACTTTTTCCATGAAATGTCTGTTTCAAAAATATCAGTCTTCAATTATATAATCTTTAAAATTTTTATCATATAATTTCCTACTTATAATTAATTCTTTTCCGTTTACATTTTCAAGAACTAGATGATTATCATTTTCAAACTTGCAAGCCCATAATGAACCTTTATTTATTATTTTTTTGTGTAAAACACTTTCCTCCACTACTTGAAAATCATTAACACATATCCGAATATCTTTATCTCCAAAACAATTGTTGCAATCATTATTACAATTATCTCCAAGTATATGTTCGTAATACCATTCACACGGAACAAAAGTCATTTTATCTTCCCACCTTCCAATTGAAAACAATCTTTCATTACTTTACAAGATCCATCACAATCTTAACGCCAAATCTCTCAAATGCTTCATAGGTTCTTTCCAGCTCGTCAGAAGTTGCCTTACTTAATCTGTCTCGCATCAACATTAAGTCATTTTCTGATGGATTAATTTCTTTTTTAATTTGGTTTAATATAGCATCTCTATATTTACATTTTGTTGAAACATCTTCTGTCATCACTTCACCTCTTTAACTTTACAATTTCCGTAACTTTTACATTCATGTCAATAATATCTGAACCGTCCCATTTTACATATACTGGAATGTCAGATTTACCACTTACGCCTTTAATTACAGTTCCGTCTTTACATCCATCATCAATAAATTTTCTTACTCTATCTCCTTTTCTAAACGAATAAGTAACTGATCCAAGATTTCGTGATCCGCAGTTATTACAATGATATGATTTCTCTTTTTCATCATACCTGACATCTCTATTTCCACAATCCAAGCAAACCATAACTATCTCCATTCTTCCATTGAAAGCAATTTTTCAACTATTCATTTTTCCTCTTTTAATATCAAGCAATTCTTTTAGGATAACTTTTTTAATGTCAAATATTCCGTTCTCCCAAACATCCATCTCTCCGTATTCATTAAATCCAGATGTGCGGATTTCTCCATTATCCATGCAGCTAATACATTTCAAAATATCACAATGTCCAGTTCTTGCTCCCCATAACCTGACAGAATCTAATACAATTTCAGAGTATGTGGTTATAATCAAATCTTCATTTGCTTTAAAATACGTATCACATAATTTCAAAATTTTTTCAGATAGTTTATAAGGATGTAATGTGCTCTGTTCTGGAAAATACTTTACATGTTCATAATTTCCTGCAAGATATAAATGTCCATTTCGTTGACCTGTAACAATGATTATTTCCATTATGTCACCTCTTTAAAACCGTCATTTTATATAACACGATTGATTACATCTTTAATTATAGACATGTCAAAATCTTGTTTTTTCAAATCCTCCAAAGACTCTTCAAGATCATTTCCAATTTCGCATATTAATGGAATTTTAACAAATTCTATCATAGTCTTATCCCATTCGTTATTTTCAAAATAGCTAATAGGAAGCTCATTTATTGTATCAATTCCAGATTCGATATAATCAAGGTATTCATATTCTCTATCAAAAACTTCTATAGAACATTCTTCAAGAACCAATTCTAACCAATCTTGAATCCCATAAGATTCTATGTGATATTTACGATTTAACATAGTACATTCTATTACATTAGTAAATAAACACCACACCTGATCACTTGATAAATAACCATGTGTTTCTTTTTTGATTTCATTTTTAATATCTTCTGATAATAATGAAAAATTTATAATTTTAACCATATCACATATTCCTTTCTATGAAAGTTAAATTTCAAACTACTTAATACTATTTTAACATTCTTCATACCATATATCACAAATTGCACAAGTTAATTCAATCTGCATCATCCATGTTGCATTACATCCAAATCATTATTCATATAATTCTTTTATTTTACCGATCTCTGAATCAATATCAAACATTCCAGTTTCTTCAACTTTTAAAAATTCAGAATACAGTTTATGTAATTCTTCTTTAGTTTTAGTTCAAAAAATATTTTCATTATTCGTAGTAAATATACCTCTATCATTTTATTTTTCTTTATTTAATGTTTTCAATTTCTTCCATTTTTTCTAAAAATAATTTCATTTCATTGACGGTAAGCCCAACAACAATATTTCTATCAGAAACCGTCTGATAAGAATATAAAACATATTCATTAGAGATTAATTTCTTCGCAATATCAACTTTATGAATATATTTAGATTCTTCATTTTCTCTAACATATTCATATAAATTTTCGTTTTTTATTTTCTTTTTAAAACCGATTTCTAATAACTTTTTATCTATATTTTTACTCATTATTCTATCCTCCTAGCAAAATTCAATCTTGGAACTATTCTACTCATAATCTACTATTCCAATTTGACTTCCCTGAGTTAATACTACTTTCTTTTCTTCTCCGTACTCCCAATCATTCACTGTAAATTCATCAATGTCATCTAACTCTGTAGCAAAATTACTTCCAAATGACTGTATCATTCCGATGCAAACAGGCATATCTTCATCATAATTTTCAAGTGCAGCTTTTAAATCTCCTACTGTCATAATTTCACTTATCCTCTATTATACTTCTGTATATGCATATTAATAATCTCCGACTGACTAAGCATTCTTAAATATCCATTTCTTAATTCTTCATCAATCCAATCATCAAATGATTTATCATATCCATGTGCAGTTTTAAAGACAAATAATGTCTTTAACTGATCTTCTGTATATACTCTTTTATCCGCAGCGCATTCAAAATATCTCATATTCTTTACCTCTTAACATTGTCTTCTATATCTTTCATGTATTTTCCCTGTGAAAAATCTCATTCATCTGTAACATTAATTCAAGCTGCTCAATTTCCGTTTTCAACTTTTTCATTACCAGCAAATCATTAATTGTATTATCCTCATATGTGGGAGAATCTATGTTTTGTATATTTATTTTGAAGTATTCCTGTTTCTTAGATAAATCTTCTTGTAAAGAATTTATTCTTGCAATAATCCATTCATTCATATTTTCGCTCCATAAAACTATTCTTTCATCTGCTTTTTATTTCTATATGATTCCATATACCATTCCAAAAAGTCACCATATAGATGTTTTTCCGCTTCTTTTCTGGCACTTGCAGCATCTTCTATAGTATCGTAAGTGCCAAGCCAATATGACTGCTTCTGGAATTTAATTGCTGCTCCCCATTTTCCGTTAGCCCTATGCACTCCATTGACTCCCGATGTATTATCTTTTCTCATCTTTTGACCATTTAAAACAATTGATGCTTTAGTATGTTTTTCCTTTTCTATATCATCAGCACATCCGCATGAGCGTTTCCACTCAAGATCAGATGCAGTACATGTTATCGTGTTACCACAATCACATTGACAAATACAAGACAGCCCATTTTCTTTCGTAATTCCCGTTACTTTCAGCATACCTATACGTTTTCCGATTAGATTATAAGATGTAGAGCATCCACAACTTATACTTTTACCATATATAAGATGGTATGGTGAAACTTCTTTGATTGTTCCGCACTTGCATTTACATACCCACATCTGTGTGTTATTCTTATATTCGCCTTTTTTCAAAACTGTCCAAAATCCAAATTGTTTTTCAGTGAGATCTTTTAACACAATTGCATCTTCATTGTAACAGTTTTTTCTTAATGTATCTTTTCTTTTTTCTTTGATACATTTATCGCACATTGTTGCGCTGCCACCCTTTAGTAGCTTTACAGAAACTTGTCTTGTACCACCACACAAATCACACAAACATTCCCATATAGCATATTTATTTTTAACTCCTACAATCCTCTGTGGAATTAAATGTCCAAAGTGCTGCCCTTGTATGTTTTTGATACGACTACCATTAAAACGAATATATTCATCCATTTTTATTCCATCCATACGTCCTCAATGATATTTTCTGAATTTACAGTGAATAAAAATTGTTCAGAACCTTCTGCATTTATATATGCAATTTTATCATATCCGTTATTATCACTATCTCCGACATAAACAGAAGTCTCTCCATCAACTTCGTAATCTTCAAATACACAGATAATATCATCTTCGTCAAATTCTTTTCCAATAAATTGCTTTAAATTATTTAACACCATATCACTTGTCATAATTTTCACCCCGTTTTATTGAATATTCTTTCTGTTATTTTACCATAAATCAATCAATCTGTCACTCACCATCAATTATCTCCCGTTCTTTATATGTGTTGTTTGTAAGATCCTCATCTTGAAAACTGGTATTCATCTACTTATTGAATCTGTCTATGAAAAAATTTCCAGCATATGTTATATAAGCTATTTGATAATATTTTTCTGTTTCCCAAAATTCTATGGGAGAAGCACTTATATTATTTTCTTTTAGAATTTCTTTTGCCTTAAATAATTCTTTACTTGTCATATACCCTCCATGAAATTCTCGATTCAATCAATTAATTCACCACTAATTATTTTCTCAGTTACTATTTTATTAAATTCTATTGATGTAATATTCATAGCCGGAATATCTTTTACAATATTGATTAAATTTTCTCTTGATAAATTCCAATCTAATATTTCAAGTAATTTGATTAATTTTTCTTTTGAAATATACTCACCTTCATCAAACTCATTCATAAAATTTTTATATTTCATTTTATTTCCCTTTCCTTATAAATCCAACAGTGCTGCTATAATTACCACTACAAATCCAAAACAAGCAATACATCCTAATGTATACATTTATCTCTTCTCCTTTCCACTTGCTACACATAAGCAAGTACACATCATTCCTGTAAGCCCACCAATAATCAACCCAATGACAATTCCTGTTATCATTTATTTTCCTCTTTCTCAGCAAAATACTGTTTTTGTTATATGCTTTGTAGCTTCATAAGTTCTATGTATTTCTTTTGCAATCTCCTTATTGCTCATGCCTTTTCTCAGCATATTTTTAATTGATAGCTTCTCAAAGTCTGTTATTTTATTTCCATGTCGCTCTGGTTTACCATTATCTTTCTTCCATTCATAATTAATCCAGGATGGCTCTGGAAACAATGTTTCCCTTTCATATTTCTTCCAGTTGATTATCTCTTTATGATTTTCAGCCCATTTCCAAAACTCTGCTGCGTCAATCAAATATCGTGTCTGATTTTTCAACTTAACCTTTTTACAAGGAAGATCATATTTGTCAATCCATCTCACTACTACGCTTATATCTGAATGAAAGCATTTTGCAAGTGTTTTCGCACTAATTCTTTCCCCATAATAATGATTTAGTCCCATTTTGCTTGCTTTATGCTTCACAGAAGATACACTTCTAGCCAGAAATTTTGCCGTAGTTTCAACTGATTGATTCAAATACCTTCTATACATATAAGTTTCTTCATCTTTTGTCCATTCTCTTCTTCCCATACACTACCTCTTAGCTTCTAGCTTTCAATAAAATACGATTTTCATTGTTCTCTAAAACAGTTTTGATAAATAACTCCATTTTCGTTTATGTGTATTTCTGTTACATTTTTTACATCTGCAAAAGTTTCGCCATGTAAATGGCTATTGATATATTTATAAGCTTTTTCTTTTGCATCTTCTTTATCTTGAGCATATAAAATACAAATTTCACAAAATATTTCATAGCCAGTGTCTATAATTAATTCCACTTTATAAACTTCCATAAATTTTCTCCTATTTATGCAGCATTTCTTTGAGCCACATATCAAAATTAAAATTTTCCATATTCTCTTCTCTTTCCGTATAATTTCCATTATAATTACGGAAACAGTTTCCAGAATCACGTTTGTCTTTATCCCAACATGATACGTGCTTATTTGTTCCTTTCATTCTTTCTTCACCTCTTCCATATAGTTCTCCCATCATTTATGAATTTATTGTATGTTTTGCAAAAAGGATTAAAACATCTATCTACTAACACAAATTTCCCATTAACAAAATCAAAATACTGTTTTCTGCTTTTCTGTCCACATACATAACAATAAATCATATTATCACTCACTTTCTTAATATAGTTCATTAAAAGTATCAATAATTTCCTGGCGAAGTCGTTTTCTTTCTTCAAGTTCTTTTCCTTTGTATAAACTCATACCATGATCTGCACTTGTAACATAATGCTCTCCGTCATTCCGTAAATACACATCTATCTCTTCAATTCTCTTGTTGTCTAATACCATTCTCATATAAATATGAGTTCCATATGTATGTTCTTCTAATTTTATTGCCATGATTTCTACCTCTTTTCGTCAATCTGAAATCATCATTTCATCAAAGTCCTAAAATCATCAATGTGAATGCTATTATCAGCATTATAAATGATAAGCAGAATAGACATCCTCTAATCATACGCTGTTTTCTTTCCTTTTTTGGTGAACAAAGCCCTATGTAAAAAATCACAAAACTAATTATCGCACTTGAAATACTCCTCATAATTTTCTCCAATTCTTCTTTTATATTATAATTTGTTAATTTCTTCTGCAATTTTCTTCAATACATTACCGCCTTCTATTTTCTCAATGCTATCTCCATTTTCCCAGATTGTTAAAATTGGATAATCATTATATTGTGGATCAAAATAAGTTTTGTCACACATTTTCTTTCTTATCATGTTAATATCTTCTGATATGCAAGCAGTGCGCCCTGTGTTGTATTCTTCTAATACATATATTTTCATTTAATTTCCACCTCTCAATCACTTCCTATTAAAATATTTGCAAATTTCAAGTGCATTTCATATTCAATTTTTTCATGCTCTATTAATTTTTTCCATCCATCGGGTTTCTTTTTCTCTTTTAACAATTCTTTATTGTATTCATCAATAAAATCTAAATTAACCTTTTGCATCATCAAACAATTTTCCAATACCTCTGTTTTTGTTCCACATTGATTTACTGGAAGTCCCCATGCAGATTTAAAATCCATTTCTGTTCCATATCCATAAAAATCATTTGAAAACTTTGTCAAAATCCATTTACTTCCCATGCCTGTTGGCATTTCAGATAATACTTTCATAACATTTACCTTTCTGAATCTATCGTTTCATTGTTTTACATCTGCATCTGTAAATCCGTCATTTCTTTCAATTTCTTGTACCTGTTTATCCGTCAATCCAAACACAGTAATCAAAACATAGCTCATTTCAAGTAAGGCTCCGTGATTATCGGTATTAAATTCATTTTCTTTTATCTTTTTACACATTTTTGCGTACCTATTTTGATATGCAATTCTCATTTTCTCCCATTCTTCTTGGACGGCGTTCATGGTTATACCTCCATAATTCTATCTAATATATAAGTGCAGTTTCCAATTCTAAAACCATTTTCAAAGTATACAATTTTATTTTCTGTTTCTGTATTTACTTGTAAATACACTTGTTGCTTTCCATCAAAGAAAACTAATTCATGTGGTTTTACCTGGTGCAATACTCTATAGAACGTTCCGTCATTCATGCTATTAACACGTTCCAACTTAAATACAGCCTTACCTTGTATTTGTTTCAATTGTTTCTTTAATTCTTTCCAATTAGTTGCATTAATCATTTATATCCATCCATTCTTCTCAATAAAACTCTTGTTTCATCTCTACTGACTAATTTCCATTAATCCATGTTTGTAGCAATATTCAACCTTCTCCATCGTATATTCTGGATTATCACTACATAACATATAATCAGTTCTTAATTCTGACGGATGACAACCTTTTGCAAGACCTTGCGTCTTTCTTATTCTGTCATTCTTCGTTTTGTTATGAATACAAACACTATTGTATGATCCAAGCCATATATTAGGATTCCAATTATTCATAAATACACATAAATAATCTTTTCCAACCATTGTCTCATAGTATTTCTGATTATCGTTTTCTCCATATTTCCATTCATATTTCATAACATTTCCTCCAATATTCAATTTGAAATATCTCTTTCATCTATTGATTCTCTGTTAATTAAAACAGGTGATACTCTATATCAAGTACCACCTGTAAATATGTAATATTATCGTTCTATATATTCCCATTCAGCAATAAAGTCAAATGCTTCATTGTAATACATAGGGTTCAAATCCTTGTAAGAACTACATCCAAACTTTTCCTTTAACTCATTCCACATATTAATGAAATAGCTTTTTGAGTAACATTTGTATTTAGTTCCATGCGCTCCATCCAGAAGTTTATTGATTCTGTCTTTCGCTGCTTTATACAACTTCTGTTGCTGTCTAGTGGATAATGTCATATTTTCCACCATCTTGTTAAGCATTTCCGTTTGCTCTCCAAGAAGATCTTCCATTGCATTAATCTGAACTGTTTGACCTTTTAACTGCTTCTCAATGGAATTTCTAAAGGTATCAAAATTAATTCCAACAATGGAGGTATTTGTTTCCTTAGTCATTTCATATTTTCCAGTCTTACGGATAGTCGGAAGAACTTCTGTTGTTACCCATAATCTGAATGGTTTTGCAATAGGTTTCTTACTTCTTAAAACTAAAGTATAGAATCCAGATTCACTAATAATATTAGCTTCACCTTGACGACCTAAGTTGAACTTAGACCGTTCATAAGGCTCTAAACTTGCCATTGCTACCGTTGGATTGCTATGCTCTAAAATTTTACACACATCAGTTGCAACAAACCAAGGCTCATTGTCAATTAAAACCATTCTAATTTCGCCAAAAGTTTCATTTTCAAATACTTGCAATTCATTTCTTTCCATTTGCAATTCCTCCTGTACTTGCATATTATTTAGTTCTCAATGTGCATTTGTAAAATATTGGAAATTTTCTGATTGACTAACCAGTAAGAATTAGATATACTAGATATAGTCAATCTGCTTCGGCAGTTTGGTGATGGAAGAGGTTTGTTGCTGTGGTAGGTGCTAACCTCTTCTTTTATTTTTCCTGTTGATATATGTCGTAGGAAATATTCTTTTTGATCTGAATTTTTCCATTAACAAAACCGCTCATTAATACTTCTATAGCTTCATTAAGTTTGAAACCTTGCTTCTTGCATTCAGCTTTAAAAGCATTCTGTATAGTTTCCTCAACAGGAGTTGCAAAAGTTTTTCTTGCCATTGCTTAATCTCCTTTACGATTATTATATTACTACTTAAATACTCATTTGTCAATTAGTATTTTGCTAATTCTTTACTTATTTCCAATTCATAAGTACTATCGTAACTGCTAAAATTTCCATTCTAGCAGCCACTAACTACAAACGAATTACGCTATATGTAATCCTGATGCTTTCAATAATGCTTCAAATGCGTTGATTAATTCCACACGCATTTTTCTTTTATGAGTAACACCTTTTCCACCGATTCTTATGCTATCGTCCAGGCGTGTTCTGTATTTCTTTCCTTTAGAATCCGTGAACATGTCGACTTCTTCTATTACTCCATTGTCTAATTGCATTCTCATGAATGTATGTGTATATGGCTTGTTTCCATCTGTATATTCGATAAAGCTTGTTAAATTCTGCATATGTATTTCCTCCATCAACTAAATATTGCTATTATAATCAACACTGTAAGTACAATTCCCAAACAATAACCTAACTCATACATTTTAATCTTCTCCTTTAATTTCATAATCACTTCCGAGAAAATGATCTATTGTATATGTTTCCACTTCTTCAATCCAATCAGGTTCTTCATATTTCCCATTTTCAAAGTCAATTGCCATCTCCGCAATTTCCGCTGTCAATACTGCACTATCAACTTTTTCGCTGCTTATAGGATATACAGTGCCATCTTGAACCATATCGTTATAGCATTGCATCATAAGTGCTGATATTTCTGATATTTTCCGCTCACGTTCTGTTCTTTTTCCAAAACGAATCATTGTCAAAATTTCCAGAATCCTATTAGTATATCCATGAATGCCTTCATACATTAACCAGCAATCGAGAATTTCAAATTCTGTATATTTCTGTTTTATTTCCTCTAATGTTGTATAGTTTGTTTCATTCATATAGTTAAATGCTTCAAGTAATGATCTTTCCATCGTTTATTTCTCCTGTTTTAGATTATTTTCTATCTTTTCTGTTTTCAAAAAATTGCACAATGCAGAATATAAAACTTGTAAGAGAACTTCCAATTAACATTCCAAAAATAATTGCTTTAATCATTTTTAATTCCTCCTGTTTTTGGTATAAAAATAGCCTTATAGATTTATTCTCTACAAGGCTATTTGTTTCCGCTATTCTATTAATTTACAAAAGCCCTCAAACATTCCGTTCAAAGACTCATTGTGTTATTAAATATAATTAATAATAAATGAAGCTTAAATGCAATTCACGATCATCATTTATAATATACTCATTTGCTTCCTTATATGAATGACAAGTTTTAACAACATTGTATTCTTCATCTTCGATATTAATTGTTAAAACTGACACATCCCATTCATCCCCATATTCTTCAATTTCACCATCTTCATCATAATCATTCTCCTGGATAATGTATTCTATAACCTCATATATTTTTCCTATTGTTCCATCATATGTATATACTTCTGTATTATATTTTTTTAATTCTTCTCTTGCTGCTTCAAGAGAATCAAATTCTGCAATTTTTTCTGGTTCAGGGTCTAAATCTGTACACCATGGCGCAATATCCATGCGATTTTTCCAATTAATTTGTATTGATTTTTTGTAAATATCATATTTTTTCATCCTTATTTCCTCCCTTTTCTTTCTATTATACCATTCTTATTTCCAATTTGAAAGATACATTTCATCGTTATTCTTCATTAAAAATTTCCGCTATTAGTTCATCAGGAATAACATCTTGCAACAATTCCTGTGCTATCCAGTTTGTCTTACAGCTATTATTCGATATCGCATAAGCAACAACATTTCTTACAAGAGTCTCAAATTGTTCTTCATCTGTTATATTTTCCAAAACTTCTCTAATATCACAAGAATATCTGGCAAATTCCATATCGTCCATAACTATTCAATCCTTTCTTACGGTATATAATCAAATTCCACTAAACCACCACTAGCCATCACAAATGCTTGTGCAGCTTCGGCATATGTTCCATCAAAGTTTCCGTTCTCTGTATCGTATTCGCTAACATGATCTCCAATTTCTATCTCATAGAAACAAAAGATATTAGATATGAGATTTTCCATATCTGTTTTAGGTTCATATCCTTGTTCTCTAATCCAGATTGCCATATAATCATAATCACATAATTTTTCTTTTGGATATGTACTATAATCTTTTTCCTCTGTCCATCTTCCGTATGTGTCTACCATTCTAACAAGCCTCCTTATATAAAGGATTTACACCAGCAGATTTTTCAATAGTCTTTCTTGCATTCTCAATCATCTGCTCTGCATTTCCCATCTTGTCAATGTTTACTTTTAAATTTTCCATAGCTTCTAAACGTGTTTTCCCTTTTGCAATCAGCAAGCCAACTCTTTTAACAGATATTTTCCATTCGTCATTATCACGTAAAATAAAGAAATCTATTCCATATTTAGTAAAGCATTCCGCAATAACTTTTCTCCATTCAGAATGATCTTTATTATGAAAAGCAATATAAACTTCCTGGATATCCTTTTCTTTCTGTTCTGCTTTCTTACGTGGCTTATACTCAACAGGTTCTTTAAAATCTGAACTTGTAATACTTTCCAGATATGCCATTCTTTCCTTATAACCTTTAGGAAGTTTCAAGCCTGTTACACACTCAAAGATTTTAATGCTTGCTTTATTTCCATTATGTAAACGTTCTTTAATCTGGTTCTTACAATATGGAATATCATAATAATGGATTAATGGCAATAAATTATAATTCCATTTCTTTTCCATGCCATATACATCAAGAAAAATGTCATCAATAATTTCAGTTTCCATTTCTGGTAAACATTCCATATCTTCTGCAAGTAAAGTCTTAACACGTTCTATTTCTTTCCGTTCCTGTTCTGCCTTTGCCAGCGCAGCACGTTCATTTTCTTCTTGTAAACGTTTCTGTTCTTCCATATATACCTTGTGATCTGCAATAGCTTTTTTCATAGCCTGTTCTGTATCAAGTCCGTTATTGATAAGGTATTCAACAAAATCATATTGTGTTTTATTAAGTTCAGTATACATTCTTCCTTCTGGTTCATAAAATTTATATAAATTTTTTGGTTTACTATATTCTCCGTCACGTTTCATATATGTATAGCCTTCTTCTTTTTCTAAATAACATCCATCTAAAAGTCTCATGCAAAGATAATCTACTACATTATAAATTTTATTATCATCTCTGCATAATTTACTTAACATATTTTCCACTTTTGTTTTCCGTGGTTCTTTGATATTATCTGTAAATCCAAAATAAAATCTATCTGTTTCAATCATGTTCTTATCCTCCATCACTCACATTTAAAACTGTCTAATACATTCTTTAAATTTTCCAACTGATTCTCTGCTTCTGTTCTTGCGTATTCGTCAACAAGAAATTGTTTTCTTTCCTGTCTACATTCTTCAAGAACATTCTGTAATTTTGTATCTATACTATTAATAATAACAATTTCCGCTGTTTCCCAGTCCTCTACTTCTTGCGATTCTCTTTCTTCAAGATAACGATTATATAAACCACGTTCTTGTAATTTCTGTTCTATGTCATCGTCTGGAATAGGATCATCAATCCAATTCTGCATACAGAAATGAATTAACTCTAAAGATTTTCCGTTATATGTAGACATATGGAAATTGTTTCCACCAGCTACGTCATACCACATTGTTATAGTTCCATTTTCTGAAATTTCCACAATGTAACGCAAGTTTTTATTTTCTAAAGATTCTTTATAGGCTTCGATTCCTTTGTTGATAATTCTTTCTTTATTCTGCTCAATCAGTTTTAACCATTCTCTATTAGTCATTGTTACACCTCCAAAATTTTCCACTAAAAAAGGAAACTAAATTAAATTAGTTTCCTTTTGGTATTCTCTGTTATTCTATTACATTTAGCAACTTATAAAATGTTATCTTGTTCATAATATTTCAACTTCTTTCACATTCCATGTGATTTTTGTTAAATCATCAGAAATTTTCCCATCATAGTTCTGATGTGTAGAATCCCATATAAGTTCTACTGTATCATCTGGACGTACACAAGCCCATAAATGATCATGATTTACTTTTGTGATACAGATAATTCCTGTATCGTCAAATGTTCTATGCTTTTCTGCTCTTTCCTGTTTTAATAATTCCATTGCTTTTTCATAATTTGTCATAGCTTTATTCCTCCATCACGTTCTCTGTATAGCTGTTATACAAATTATAATAAGTTTCCGCATTATCTGTCAATATCAATTCCAATGTGCTAGTCCATTCATTAACAAAACGTTCTAATACAATCAGATACTTTCTTAATTTCCATCTGGACAGCTTCAAATTGCTTTCCCCCACTTCACAAAAGTAATTGTCAAGCGTTCCACCTGGGATGCATTCTACATCATAATTTCTTTCTTGTAATGCGTTCACAATGTTATTACATGTCCCCATTGTGATTCTCATTCTTACATCTTTCATGTTATCAATTCCTTCCTTATTATATAGTGTTCTGTTTAATCGTTCAATCGGCATACAGAAATATTTCCATATGCCTATCAGCGGTCAAACATCATTCTGTTAATTCTTCTATTGTTTCACACAATCTTAATATTGCAACCTTTATTGTGCTATTTCCATTAAGTTGTGACAGCTCATTGTATAACGCTATTTCCGCTTCTTCTCTGTTTTCTTCATCATCGTAGCCATCTGAAAGACAATCAATAATCTTTCTTGCTAATTCTGAACTATTCATGCTTATTTCCTCCTGTTAAAATGTGAATTTCAACCTGTTATATATATTTTCCTATTACTTGTTTTTTTAATAAGTGTTAATTCTTTAATTGTTGGAATTTTAATATTATAATATTCTTCTAAGATACATTTTAAAGAACTGTAATTCATTCCATCCCATCCCCATATATTTCCTGTGTGTTCTCTTTTAGTGATTTCTTCATTTTTGATTTCTGCAAACCATTTACCATTTTCTTGTGTAATATGATCGAGTATATACATCTTTCATTCCCCCATATCCTGATATGCAAAATTTAAGCGTTCTTCTAAATCTTCAATGTCATCATGTAAACTGATCAACGTTTCATCATCTGCATTGTTTTCCAGTGCAATTTGATATTCACGTTTTAAATTTGTAAGTGCTTCTTTTAATGTGTTTGGTTTCTCATACTGTCTATACATGATTTACCTTCTAAAATTCCGCTTTCAGCTTTCCATTGTACTTTTCAGTGTATTCAAATTCAGGCTCACCAAAATAAAACCCTGTTACTTCTGTACTAATACAAAGATTTGTTGCCTTTTCGATTATATCCGACATAATAAAGGTTGCATCTGCTTCTGATGAATAACATCCATATACAACTTTTTTATATGCGTATGCGTCCCCTTCATCATATGTAATAGTTTTGTTTTTCTTATCTTTAATTATAAACATGTTATTTTCCTCCTGTTGAAATTGTACTTTTATCTTGAAATTTTATCCGCATATTCCATCATAAATTGAGCTGTTTTCTTAATTGTTTTTGATTTGTCGACTACTTCATCATTAAAACAAATTGTAAATACATCGCCAACATTGTCATCAACAATCCAGTACGGTATATTCTTACGGGGTTTCCAATATGTTGTCCAATAATTATAGTTGTAATTGTCACCAATTATATTTTTTCTATAAAAGTTAGCATCTTCGATTCTTACTGGATGACAAATACCATAACCATCAAAAAGCTCTTTTGTAATTATTCTACTATTTTGATATTTTTTAATTGCTTCTTCTTTACCAAAACAAGCAATCCAATTGTATGTTAAATCTTTTTCCGTATCATTAAAATATTTATAATTCATCATCTCTTTTTCGTTCCGTGGTGTACTATATGACATTTCCCAATTAAAAGGATTGTCTAACGCCGGATTTTTCATTCTAATAGGATATGCTTGATCTCCATTTTTTCTAAGTTCAATCCATGCATTTTTTCCACTATCAAGACATGATAATAACATTATCATAGCCTTATTTACGTTTGTTGTTGCTTCTGTCCATGTTGTATGTACTTTGCTCATATGTTTAAATTCCTTTCTTTATCTATTCTTTAATGCCTCTATAACGCTGTTAAACTCACTTCTTTCCGTCTTAACAGAAACAAGATCATTCATATTAACAGTGGTCAAATTGTAACTATTTCCGATATTCTCTACATTGATAACTTTTCCACCTGTATAGATGTTAATTTCCATTAACGTTCCACCACCTCTCTAATATAGTAATCTTTGAGATAAAACCTATTTGAGCGTGGATTATTACGCTTTATAACATAACCTCTTCCGTATCTACCTTTATAAGGTTCTTTAATTTCTTTCCCGGCAGGAATATATCCCCTGTCGCTTGCCGTATGATGGTAATTGTATTTTACTTCTTTCATGCTTTCCACCTTCCTTACTGTATAAAGTCCCAACGTTCTATAACATCATCGTCATAATTGCTATATGGGTTATATACGCAATAAGTAATAATCGTATCTCCTTTTCTTGCATCCGCAACGCTTGTGTATGAGATATAATAACCACCATCCTCCGGCGGATTAAGAACTTTTCCGTTCTTTTCGTTATCAGTTACACATCCCACAATGCGCTCAATGTACATAATGTTATGATCTGCTCTTGTTGTAAGCATTTCCTCTGTTAAGTCATTACAATCAATGACTTTTGTGATAGGTGAATTTTTTGCCACATCTGGAAATGTTCTTGCCTGTACAGGTGCGCTTGTTACGTTTCCGATAATGCTAATACTTGCAAGTGTTACAATTAATGCTTTCTTAATTCTGTTCATCATAGTTCTTTCCACCTTTCTTATATATAATTAATATCCTTTTGCAATGTAGTCTAAAAACATCCAAACAGGCATTGTGAATAAGAAGAAAGCGCAAATATATGTAAGTGCTTTCTTTGCTTTTCTCTTGCGTTCCTGTTTAAATACTGCTTTCCAATAACTTCTAGTTCCGTAAATCTTTTCCATAGTAGTTTCCCTTTCTTTTATGTTGTGTTGTTTACGTGTTATTTGCCATTATAAGCACTATAAAAGGCACGAATGATATAATTTCCAATTCATGCCCTATTTAGTGATTATAAAGCTCTTGAGAATGATGTACTTGCGTTACTACGAATAGTGATGCACTCAATTCCATTGACAGTATGTTTATTGTACTCTTCACACATTTTCTTGAGTTCCTGTTCTTTCTCAATAATTTTTGCCTGTGCATCCCGAATATACCCAACTTCCATATCAACGTTATCAATATAGTTATTATTTCCGTTGTACAGCTTTAAATCATCTCTTGTAAATTTCTGGATTTTATTATCAATCAATAATTTGTTATTATAGTCTTTCATGCCAATTTCCAGATCATATTCTCTGCCGACATAATCCAGTGTATACACATAAATAGTATTTCTACTAATATAAGCCCCACAATTAACCTTTTCTTTGACTTCATTTGATATTTTTTCTTTTGTCTTTTCGCCGTATGGCTTACCAGAAAACTTATTAAATGCACTTACTACAATGTCAAGAATATCATTCATTAATGCAAGTTTTGCATTGCTTTTCAGTAATGCAATTTTTACCTTGCAATCAATTTCTACATTTGCCCATTTTTCAACAGTCTTTAAATATGTATCTTGTTTCTCAATAACTTCTGATTCTTTCTTTTTATTAATGCGTTCTTTTATTGTTAATCCTTCAAAGATATTTGAATACGCCTTATCAGCACTTTCAATTTCTTGTTTAGCATGTTTCGTTTCCTCACGTGCCTTTTCAATCTGTGCAAGTACTTCTGTATATTTCTTCATAATTTCCACCTGTTTAACCTTTCTTATTTAATCTCTCTAATTTCTTTCTGTAAATTTTCCACTTCTTTATAAAGTGGTTCAAAAATTTCATAACCATATCCATACTGTTTCAGATACTTTTTAAGCTGTTCAGAAGTACATTTGTATGTATATCCTTCATTTTCCAGATAATCATTAGTCATATGAATAAATGCGTTCCAAATTAAAGTTGTTACTTTTCTAGTATTGACTATCTGTTTACGCAATTCTTTATCACTTCGGAAAGTAACGTCTATCTCTGTATAAATAGAATCTAAAAAGTAATTTTTATTTAATTGAAAATTTCCAGTATTGAGAAAATAGCTATCGAGTGTATCAAATGTAGCTTTAATGTTTGTCTTTGCCATTGTTTTATACCTCCTTAAATTCTTGTGAACATTTCAATAGGTGCTGTTATTGTTCCACCGTTACAAGTTGCGGAAATAATAATATTTCCGTCCTTTGTGATTCTGTATTCACCTGTATAAACGCATTCGATTGAATGTGCTTTGTCGTTGTTACCATAAATAAGTTTCTGTCCTTTTGTCATTCTGTTTACCTCCCCATCAAAGCGTTGATTGTCTCAACGTTCTTTAAAACCTGTTTACGTGTTTCTTCATAAGATTTTGACATTGATTTAATTTCTGCAATGTCTTTCTTGATAGCTGTCGTGTATGGATTACGACTAAATAACTTTTTGAGCATTATTTATACCTCTCTTTCTTATTCTCTGTTTATAAGCATTACAAAAGGCACAACGTTTACTTTGTTGTGCCATCTCCAAAACTTATAACGCTCTTTTTACTTTTGTCATATCGAGAACGCCTGTCTCACAAAAACCTATAAAAGCTTTTACAAGATCGCATTCTATAAAATCTGTCGTGTAAAGCATTGTGATAACGCCTTGAGCGACTGATTTATACAATTCATCATTTACAACATGAAAGTCTCTTAAAACTTCTTTAATTGCCTTTTCTGCCTGTTTTGTGTTCATATGTTTACCTCTCTTTCTTATAAAACATGGATTTCATTTTGTGTAATATTTCTGTACGTTTATCGTATCTTCAAGATCACACATCTTGCAACCTTTTACGTTTTCAAGTTGCTCATTGATATCTACAGGAAATGCAAGGCTTTTAAATGTAGCTTCACACTCCTGGAAAATCTGTGACTGAATTGTTTCGGGCAACTCACATACATATGTATGAGCTGTAATTTTAACTTTTGGCATAGCTTTTGACCTCCTGTTTATTTAACAATTCTAATACAAAAGTAGTTGTAATAACCTTCTTTATATTTCATCTCGTCAGTTTCTTCATTGTATCTTGTAGCACATGGCACTTCTTCATATTCAAAGAAATAACCGCCTTCACTTTCAGATGCTTTAGCAAATGGAGTATTGTACTTGTTCAACCCCATTTTTAAGTAATCAAGAAGAGTGTTGGCTTCACTCTGATCGTATTTTGAAACTACTCTTGCAACATCTTTAATAATGCCACGTTCTGTTTTGTTTGATGTATAACCATCAATTGTGATAGTATCTTTTCTTGCAATTACGTCTACATATGTTGTCATCGTATTTCCCTCCTGTATGTTTATGTATTCTCTTTTTGTTCTCATTTTTGCAAGCCATTATAATTCAACATTAGAAATTATTTATACTTGACTACTACTCACCGCCACGGGTCTTACGCTTTTGCCCGTCTTTCAAATAACTTTGCTTGTTGATAATGCCTTGCAACCTAAGTAAAACAAAAAAGCAAGTGATTAATGATTAACCGCTTGCAATGATTTTTCGTAAATCAGAACGCTTTTAACGTTTTATGATAACGACTTATTTTTATGTATCATTGATAGATAACAAGTAAACTATTTCAGTCTAAACAAATCTTAGGTCTTTGTTTTGCATCTTTCCCCGTTTTTTGATCGGATACGGACAACCGTATTTTTTGAATGATTAAGCTGTCTCATGCTTTTGACTGATTTCCTATCTTTTAAAGTGGTACTCATACCAGACAAACCGTCCACTATTTAGTTTGGTCATCACATTCTTTTTTTTGAAATGGTTTTGACTCCATTTTTTGTTGCTTTAGATATTCCGTAAAAAAGTAACTTGCCACTTATTACAAGTATGTTATTGTTAATAAGTTGCTTTTATGTAAAACTAAATTCTGATTTATTATCCCGTCCCTAACTTATTATTTTTGTGTGATTCCCTGTTGATCACATTGACGGTCAAGTTTTTTCACGTTAAAAACCTTTTCTACAAACGTCTGATTTTGTTACTATACTTTCAGCAATTCAGAATGCGCTAATATCTCTTTCGAGGCAGATACCCAGGACTCTCATATAACAGTTTTCGCTGTCGAGTAGTCAACCCTTTATTCAACTGCAAGGTTCAGTGTGTGCCCGTTTCAATCTTGTTTGGGACTTATTAGATTAACTTGTAGTTAAAAACTAAATATGGTATAATACCATTTAAGGAAGTGATTTTGAGGGACTTATAAGCCTTGTGGCTATGCCCTCATCAATGATTAATCCGTTATGTATTCGTAGTATTCTGTATCACTTGCAAATTGCATCAACTTGCCATTGACTATTGCAAGAAAACAGTGACCACGATATCCGATTGGATATGTCATTGGAGTCACCTCCTTTATTTAGTTTTATCAACTTTAGAACTTTGATTTTATCTCTGCCCCTCTGTTGATGGTATTACTATACCATAGGGTACCCTATTAGTCAATAGGTTACCCTATGATTTTTTATGTTTGTGAATTGTGTATAATTTACATATTTGCATAGGGTACCCTATTAGTACAATATACACAAATGTCAATAGAAAAGTTGACAGGATAAAGCTATAATGTTAATATGTAATACTACTCTTACACCAAAAAGAAAAAGAGAATTATTACATATAATAAATAAAGAAAGGTGTAAGAATTATGGCATATAGCCCAAAATCACAAAAAGATTATAATGATAGATGTACAGTTGTAAAACTTAAATATACACCAGAAGAAACGGAAGAATGTGCAAGAATGAAACGGTATGCAAAAGATAATAACATACCAATGAGCGTATATATCAAGAAGCTAATACAGGATGATCTTGACAGAAAAGGTTATAAATAAATATATGATAGACGATAAAATAACAAAAGAGCACATAGAACATTTAAGAGACATAAACTATTATGATGCTTTAAAGTTGTTTGATAATGGAAATATACATTATTTATATGATGATTTATTTATAGAGTATATACGCCATATAATAAGGAAATGTTTATTTATAACTGACACTGACAGCATAACAGATATAATATATAAATTTTTTATTGTATCTGGTAACGTGTCAAGATGTTTAGATATGCTTAGATATAATAATATACAGTATAATCAAAAGTTATCAAATGGAAGATATAGAGTCAATAAAGAAGATATATACAACGCCTTAAATAACGGAAGATGTGCAGATATAGAAATAGATTTTGTTGCACATTTATTATGGTATGGAAGAAATTACAATGAATTAGATAGTTATATAGATACTATGTTGTCAAAGATAAAACAGTTGTATTAGCCACATATAATAGGAAGTAACACAAACAACCTATTGTTATCATGTTCAAAATGTACAGATAGCCTTATAAGCGTGTATTTGACGTTTTAAGGGCTTTTATATTAGATATGATAATTATATAGGGTTATGCGCTTAAAGTCGTTTATAGAGCGTTTTACAAGGTCATTTTGTAAGTATGATATATTTACAATCGTATATCTGGACTGTTTGAAACGTGCAGCATGATGATATTTTTGTATCATTTTAATATGTTTTTAGGTGTATTTTTACGTCAAAATGTGCGCTATTTTATGCAAGAATATTGTATATTTATACAGTTTGATTGATGTATTTTTATGCAAAATTTTGTATAGAATAGCGTTGTTTTTTGTGTGCGAATGGGTAAAATATTGCGGTAAAGTGTGAGTATTTTGTCTGATTTATGATTGAAATGTGAGGTATTTTTATCTGTTTGGCGTGTGGTTTTTATCTTGTTTGGAGTATAATTTTATCTGTTTTTATGTGGTGTTTTGCGTCCTGTTTTAAGATAATTTTATCGTGATCTGATGTTATATTTTAATCCCTGGATGGTGTTAGAATGTAGTATTTGCAATGGTTTTATAGGATGCAGATTGTATAATGTGGTGTGGTTAGCGTGAGTATATTATGCGTTATATTATGTGGCATTATGGTTGATTGTATGAGTATGTATTGTAGTATATTGTATGATATATCAGAGGTATTATAATAGTAATATTATGTGGTATATTGTAGGTATATAGTTGAATATAGATAGATGTATATTGTAAGTTATATGTGATGTATTATGTGATATATAATGTATATTATATTGTATATTATTGTGAGTTTATGTATGGTTATTTGATGTTATTGTATGAGTATATTGTGTTATGTTAATATGATTTTATATTGTATTTTGGGGGATGGTTTGGGGTGTGATCTTGCTATCTGGTAGAGTCTACTGTTGTGCGTCCAGATGGTTTTATTTCGTCCAGATTTTTGTGTTATATGAGTGTGATACAATTTTTGTGTTACATTTATGTATTATTTTGTAGTGGTGCGCTATCCCATTTTTACCGCTGTTTTTGGGTATAAAGTGGAGTGTATTAGTCTATTTTGTTACGTTTTTGTGGTGCAAGTGGTGATATAAGTTTGTGTTATGATTTTGTGTTACAATCTTGTAATCAAATTTTTTGTTGGAAATCCAACATAACGAACAGAATTGACCGATAGTCATTTATTCACGTTTTTTCGCTCATTTTCTCTTGTTTTCTTTCATTTTCTCACTTTTCCTTTTTTCGAGTATACTATAATAATATTTATAATTGTCTATACAATTAAAGTCTACCGTCCCGTGATCTCATATCCAGAATACCCGATAAAATTTTAGTTTTATCATACTAACTTTTATATCCTGTACCACCCCCATGTTTTTGACCGGAGTAAAAATGTCAAATAATAACAAAACTTGACTTTTTTACACTTCCCACAAAAGTGCAAAAGTTAGTTTTATTCAATAATAGCAAGGCTTTTCGGGAATTGCATATTACACTATTTTAATCCGATTTTATGATCCTGTTTTATAATGTATACCAGTATGACGGGGATAGTTTACATTTGTAATTTTAATATGATATTGTCATATCCATTGATGAGTTCAACTCACACTACTCGTCCAAAAATCAAAACTGGTAATCAATCCACAATCCATCATCCCACACTCGCCTCCAACAGAAAAAATTCTCACCCTCATACCACCTAACAAATTGCACCAAATCTACACACAATTCACTAAAATATTTAAAATGAGTTCGAGACAGAGTTCGACCGCACCCTTACATATCAACGCAAAATAAATTTTCTGACAATTCTAAATTACCAATTTCACCCAAAATTACCTACTCCAAATCACAATATCCCTTATAAAATCTAACAATTTACGAAGTCCTCTCGAAGTGATACCATTACATAACAAATTTAATCTATACACAATTCCAAATAATTCGCTCCATCTTAATCCTGCAATATCCCAAATTCCCTTGCCACATCTATCCAAAACGCAGCAATCACTTCCTATTAATAGCGCACATCACTCTTCCATCTCAATCAAAATTATCATTCAAAACACCTATCTCGAAGTCCATAATCTCACATTATCAGGAAATACCCATCTAAATTGTGTCAAACTTTCACACAATTCTAATCACAAAAATTCGCTTAAAAATACATCATAAAAAATCTTGAAATGCCAAATTGACACCTCAAGATACAATCATCCGCAACTCTAAAATCAATTCTATGCTCACTATCTTAATGTACAACTTAAAATAGACATCACAATTACTCTAACCTGAACAACTTGACACTTACTCATTACAATTTTCAAATTAAGTCTACATCATATGATCTACAACAAACATCTCAAAAAAATATTTCAAACAGAGAATTATATATTACATATGAGGGGGGATACTTTTACATCCACAAAAAATCACTACTCTCATATCCTATCTATCTCAAAATTTTAATCCATTAAATAAAAGAATAAATCCATAGAAACATAGAAATATAAAATCTTCTCATAAATAAGAGAAATATAATATGTAACCAAAGTAACAAATTTATAAAATCAAAAGGAGATACCAAAATGGACATTACATTCACATCATCTGAAATCTACAAATTACTTCATCCAGTAAAGCAACATTCAATCCTCTTTTCGGCAACATTAAACAAAATCAAATCCATAACAAACAAATATCTTGCCGATAAGAGAATATACATACCAGGAATAACACCACAATCATACCACCATCTTTCAAGAGGAAACGGTAAATCAATCAGAGAGTTATGTTATTTCCTAAAACTAATATTAGATTCAGAAAAGAGTCGATATTTATATAACCCATATTCATCAGAATACACAGTGCAAAATTATAAATCTGATATGGAGAATTTATATAAAAAGATAATATCTGAAAAGATACTTAACTCATATGAAACACAAAATAACTCTACAAAACAGAGAAGTAATAACAAAGAAGAAATGAGCTGCTTACAAATTATTGCCGGTAAAAACAATACAAATAAGAAATTTCACAAATAAAGGAGATTCACCATTATGAGAAAATCAAAAGACGACAAAAATAACACAACTACTACTATTACACCATTGACATCTAATGAGACACCAATTGAGATTGCATTACAGATTGATAAAGATGGAATGACAACGGCAAGTAAACTATATGCTTTCTTAGAATTATTACCATCAAATTTTGCTAGATGGTGTAAGAAAAATATCGTAAATAATAAATTTGCAACTGAAAATGAAGATTATTTCCCGTTCATCATGCAAGAAGAACGAGATAAACCAAAAAATCCAAAACCAAAAACAGACTATAAACTTACATCTGAATTTGCAAAGAAACTTTCAATGACAGGTAACACCGAAAAACATGAGCAAGCAAGAAATTATTTTATTGCTTGTGAACAAGGACTAAAGATTGCTACTGCTAAATTACAAGCAAGAAATGATGATATTCAAGCTTTAGCACAAAGTATAAACAATCTTGTACAAAAGATTGATAGTAAATTTGATTCATTGGAAACAAGAGTATCTACATTGGAAAACAACACCACTATTCTAAAAGCATTACCAAAGAAACAACGATTTACATACTGGTCATCAAAAATGTTTCCTAAGTATCAAGCATTAGCAGAATATTTTGAAATTCAACTGAAAGATCTCTATAAGAATCTATATAGAGAATTTCAGAATATGTATCCTGATATTGAGCTAAACCAGATTGTAGATGATTATTGCTATGAGAATAAACTAGAAACTTGTTACACCTTAGACGCAATAGAACATGATAAAACTGTAAGAGTATTATTTGAGCAGTTAGTAGATACTCTTTTGGAGAAATATGATTTAGTACTTCATAAAGAGAAACTTATAGTGTCAACAATTTTTGACGCTAAATAATTATCCTTTGTGAGAATAAATAAAAAATACACCAAAAATCAATTTGAAGGGAGAAACACATAAATGTCCACTAAGACCATTACAATTGAAAATCGCAGTCCAAAATATAATAGATTACTGAAAAACTTAGCAAACCAATCAACTGATACCATCATGGAATGGAAAACGTATTTCAAGAAATGCAAAGTAAATCCAAAATGTAACACTGGCTATTTCATAATGGCTATTCAAGTATGTGAAGATATTCTAAAAGAAAGAAGAGAGAAATAATACATATGACCGATTTAGAAAAGAAACTAAACAAGATTTACAATTATGCTGATTTAATCCATTCAGAGAATCTACTAATACTATCAATTATCGGCTCTCTGTTAAGAGAGTCTGATAAACCAGAGATTGAAAAATGTATTAAGACTTATATCCAGCAAAGAGAGAATATACAAAAAGGAATATATGAAGATGATGTTGAGATTACACAATAATACAAGCAAGATGTGGTTTTTTAAATATATTTTATTTATGAATGTAATGAATAAATAAAATATATTTAGTCTGTCTTATTAAGTAGTATATCTTCTTTCTGTTCAGTTTAGGACATCCAGTTGATGTCTAATTTCTAAAATTGAAAATCATACAGCACCCAGGTGTCGTAAACTGAACGCTCGTATAATATGCCCAAGTCAAAAGGAAGGTGAATATTATAAACAATTACAAAGTATATATACATACAAATTTAGTTAATGGAAAAAAATATGTTGGGATTACTCAACAAGCAGAAAAAGAAAGATGGAGTAATGGTAATGGATATAGAGAAAACAAAAAATTTTATAAAGATATTCAGAAATATGGATGGAATGATGGATTTTCACATGAAATTATAAAAGAAAATATCAGTTACAAAGAAGCAAGAACTTTAGAGAAGTTTTATATATTAAAATATGATTCAGTATTGAAAGGATATAATAATTCTAATTTTAATTTGGGTATAGCGTTTCAATTTGATTTTGATGATATTGTTCCAATAAACAATCCATATGTTGAGAATAAACACAAAGAATATTTTACCAGAGTTCCAAATAGCTTTATTCAGGTAGACATTAAAAAGAAATATCATTTACATAGAATTTTTTATCTTATATATATCTTAATTGATAAACATAGAAGTTATGAAGATCAATCATATATTGTGATTTCAGAGATATTCAATTTATGTAAATATAAGCAAACAAAACACAAACCTAAAATATTTTTTGAAATAATCAAATGTTTATTGTTTTTACATGAAAGTAACATGATTAATATTACTTCTGATTTTGATATTCATAGTGTTGGATATAATGAATGTATTCAAATGGATATTATACCAGAGAATTTTGACGCAACAGATAAATTTTCAAAAATTACATCTTCGCAACTTGACTTCATAATGATGAGTGAATCAAGTATTAACAAAGAGAATATATTAATGGCATTCCTTTACATCAATTCTTATATTTTTATTCGTCCAAAAAATAAAAATAATGAAGAAACAATAAGTAATCCTAAATCTAAACCAGAAGCATTTTTTCGCAGCATGGAAAGTATGGCAAAAGAATTGGCAATTTCAAAAGATACATTAAATCAATGTATTCAATGTTTAACTTCTTCTAGCGAAAATCAAAAACCTCTTTTGATAAAAAGAGAAGTAGGTAGTATACAACCAGATCCTAAAAAACCACCACAAAATGTTCCAAATATCTATGTACTTAATAAAGAAGGATATGAACAAGAAATTGAATGGGCTATTTTAAAGATGTTGGAAGTATATAATGTAGATTCATTTGGAGAATTAACAGGTAAAGATGTGAAATAAATTAAATGGAGATAGAAAGGATGCTGATGATACACATGATTGAATAAATAAAAAAGAGAATATACATATATAACTATTAACCAGTATCACAAAAAGGAGTGATGCAATTATGAATTTTAAATCAAAGGAGAACATTAAATATGACAGAAACAGAAAACAGAAGAAACCATGAATACAACTATAACAAATATTACACCATGCCAAGCAGAGAAGAATTACATATGCGATACGGTGGAGATATTACCGAAGCAGATTTTGTTATTACCAGAGGCAAAAATCAGAGTCGTTCAATCAATGCTGATAAAATCGGATCTGCTTGGAGTTTTGATATTCGGTGCTTACAGAACATTGAGAAAAGAGATAGAAAGGTTGAAGAAAATAATGGAAACAATTAAAAATTTATCAGTAGGAATTGAAGAACAAGAAACACACATTAGTTATATGAGAGATGAATCTTATGCAAAAGTTTATACATCAGATTCTACCCAGATGACCAGGTTGGATAAACTTTGTAAAATAAATCCTGATGCGTATAAACTCATCGAAAATACAGGTCGTGGGAAAAGTTATCTAATTTCAGATAAAGGGCTTATCTCATTTAGGGCAAAGAAACGAGAAATGACAGAAGAACAAAAACGTATTGCTGCGGATCGTATGAGAAAACTACATGACAGTGGATTAATGTCAAAAAATAAATAATTTACTACTCTTCTACTCATCTGGTTATATCAACCAAAATTTCCAAAACAAAAAAATTGAATAGAATTATTCTGTGATACCGTTTCTATCCAGAAAACATTATATGTAGATTAATGTAGAAAATTTCACAATAAAATTGGATAAGTTGTTATGGTAAACAGTTTAATTTTTAAAACCTTATATACAGATTAGAATAGAAAGTAAGTTTAATATGATGAGAAAAATTGATTACAAATATTTTTCAAAAGCCAAGCAGATTGCACAGGTGTCTGATTTCCCAAAGGTACATATCGGATGTATCGCTGTTTATCAAAATCGAATTATTGGAATTGGTTGTAATACAAATAAAACCCATCCCACCCAGAAGTATTATAACCGATACAGAATAGATGACAACGATTTTGATAATTCTGAATCACTTCTACCAAAACTCCACGCAGAAATCAATTGCATAAATCAACTGAAACATTTGAATATTAATTTTTCAAAAGTCAAGTTGTACATATATCGCACTAGAAAAGATATTGTGTGTGGAATGGCTAGACCTTGTGCAAGCTGTATGCAAGCGATAAAGGATCTTGGAATTAGAGAAATATATTATACAACAAATGATGGTTATTCATATGAAAAGTTAGAGAAAGGATGTGTTGCTTAATGGTATGTGCAGGTTGCCACATGAGTTATTGTCCGTCAACGTGTCCTAACTATATTCCTGAGAATGTAACTCACTACTGCTCTATTTGCGGTAATGGAATTTACAATGGAGAAGAATTTATAAGGAATGATGGTGATTATGCTCATTGGGAATGTATTGACGGAAAGAATGACTTAGCTGAATGGTTAAATTATGAGATTGGAATTATGGAGGAAGATTAAAATGGGAAGTAAATATTATTGCAGCGATTGTGGAGAAATTTACGATAGTTCTTTATTAAAAACTGATTTATATAGTGCGTATGATATGCCTTGTCCTAAAGCAGGATGCAATGGATCAATGTTTGAAGTAGATGAATTAATGTTACCAACAATTAAAATTTTGAATGAAAAAGGGTATACAACCAAGTTTTGTTGTTCTGGTCATTATTATCATAGTCCTTCTAGTGGATATTTATGGTTTGAAGAATGGGTTGAATTGCCGAATTTACCAAAAGGATTTTCAATTGATAAAAATACAGAAGTTGGAATTTGTATTCGCCCTACAAGAGCATTTGATAGAAACCATTATGAACATACATATAAAGATTTTAGCATTATTTGTGACGAAGCAAAATCTTTATTTGAATGGGCGGCAAATCTCCCAGAAGTGGATTATTAATTGGAGGTGAGTTGTCATTAGTGAATATGGAATTAAGATAAAAAATATAAGTGCAGGTATGTTATATGATGTAAACTTAGGAATTAGAGATTATTTTACATATACTGATGCAATGTTAAATAATAGTTTATTTAGTTTTTTTCTTAAAAATAATGGGTTGAAAATTCATAAAAGTAAAAATAAAAAAAATGAAAGCACACGTGATATTATTTGTTTAGATTATGAATTCGGCAGTCGCTCATATGAAGAAGAAAAACAACGACTTGAAAAATTATTCAAAAATTCTGATGACATTTCTAAAGAACGAATAAAAAATACACTTCAAAAAGTAGAGTCTCAAAAAGATTTATATTCCCCTAAAAAACGTGATGAAATTCGTGAATATTTTTATGAAAATGGTGTTGATGTAACTTATAGACGAAAATCACATAATGAAACTATTGAAGAGGAAACAATTCATTATGAAATGTTATTTCGGACAAGTGCAAAAGCTAAATTGGGACAAGTAATTTTTATTAATAGTAAATTATATGATATTGCTTATGATTGGTTAACAATTGGACTTGGTAAGAAAATGCAATATGATAATGCAAAAATTGTGGAAATGTCAGCATATGCACCTCTCACTACATCTACTATTGTTGGAACAATTTATATTCCGGTTGAAGATATTTTAATTTTAAAAGATCAAGATTCATTTTTTAAAACAATTGCAAATGTGGTAAAAGCTGAAGAATATGTTGATAAAAATAAAAAGACTCAAAAGAAATGTATTGTGTCAAAAGAAGAACGAGAAGTAAAAAACACTATTTGGGATGGAATGGCATTAATTGAAGCTGATGCTAAATATTTAAAACTTCCTTCTTTTGTTAATGGAATGGCATTATTGAGACAACATTTGTTTAAAGCATGTAGTTTTAAAGCATATTTACAATTATTTTTTCAACAATGGTGTAGAGAAAATGGACATGATTATAATACATACAGAGTTCAAGATATGTTTGGCAAATGGCATTATCTAAAAGATATTAAAATGATTACTACTGATAATGCAATTAAATGGAAAAAATTTGCGGATTTAATGGGGAATAACTTAACAGAAGCATATGAATATTGGTGTGATAAAATTCGTGCAGATAAAAATGTTTGGGGAATTGTAAAAACAGACCACCCAAGTAAACTTGGAGAATATCAACAACTTAGTTATCAAATGATAAATACCCTTCCTTGTACAAGTGATGATGTTAAAGATATTGCAAAAATAAGCATTGATTATATAGAAACACTAAAACAAAATAATGATGAGTTTGAAAAGTTTCTTAGAAAAAACGCAAATGAAGTAAATCATTATGAAATGTTAGCTGATTTATATGCACAAAACCATAATTTTGGAAATAGTAAATTTTTTAGATATGAAAAAAAAGAAATTATTAAGCAATATGTTTTTCGTATGAGAAAAGGAAAGATTATGGTAAACGGTGATAATCTTACTGTATGTGGTAATCCATATGCATTACTACTTTATTCGGTTGGTGAAAATTTTGAAAAAGATCCTTGCTTTAGTCAAGAATTTGGAACTATACAATGTTATACAAAACGTTTTGGCAACAATGAGTATCTAGCAGCATTTCGTAATCCACATAATTCCCCAAATAATGTTTGTTATTTACATAATGTATATTCTAATGAAATGGAAAAATATTTTCCATTTAGCAAAAACATTATTGCTATAAATTGTATTCGTACTGATATTCAAGATAGAGCTAACGGGATGGATGAAGATTCGGATTTTATGTTAGTTACAAATCAGCCAACAATTGTGAGATGTGCAAAAGAATGTTATGAAAATTTCCCGACTATTGTAAATGCTTTAAAAGAATCTGGAATCACATATACAAATAGTAAAAAAGATTATGCCGCGATGGATAATAAGTTTTCAAAATCACGTATGGGAATTGGATATTCAAGCAACCTAGCGCAATTGGCAATGACGTATTATTGGACGGAAAAGCATAAAGAAGATCCAGATAAATCACGTTTAAAAGAATTATATGATAATTTTATTATTCTATCAGTTCTTGCGCAAGTTATTATTGATGGATGTAAACGAGAATATGAAATTGATAGTAATAAAGAAATTGATCGTATAAGTAAGCTTCAATGTATGTCTATGAAAAAATTAATAGGATATACTTCGACTGGTAAATCAAAATATCAAAAATGTGATTTTCCAGAATTTATGAAATACACAAGAGAGATCAAATATACTAAAGATGGAAAAGAACTACCTCAAGAAGAAATAAATGAATCAAAAAACAAATTAAAAAATCGCATCAATGATAATTTATTATGTCCTATGAATTGGCTTGAAAAATGGCTTGATAAAATACAGCATGCTACTACTTCTGATGCATATGAAACTTCTAAGTTTTTTATTAAAATGTCAGGCGATGCAAATAGAAGACAAATGACAAAAATAATGAAAATAATTGAAGATTATGATTCATGTATTAAAATTGTAAAAGCTAATTCAAAAAACAATGATGAATATGTAAAATTTATAATTGAGAAAAATGAAGAAATTATAAATGAATTATCTAAAATGAAAATCAAAAACATTGTTACTATAAATAGACTTATAGAGCTTGCACTTGGACTAAGTTCTGAAAAAGGTGCTTCTAAATCCAGAACATATAATCCAGAAAAACACAAAAGAAAAATATTGAATCTATTGTACAAAATTGACAAAAATAGATTTTTAGCTAATTTTTCTTGTGAATAATGCACCAAAATTACACGATTAAATTGTTAAAAACGCCTGGAAGTGTCTATTTTATTGAATTTTTAAGCTATACTTATAGGGTGTAATATGGAGAGAGAAAACGCAAAATTGTGTGAGTAGGCTTCCACGCTATTGCCAATGCGTGTAATTAAATATGGACTTGCAAGTTTAAAAGTATACTAGGGGCAGACGTAGTATTATCTGCCCTGAAACAAAATAATTAAATGATTAGTTAAAAAGGAGAATCAGTACATGATTTTAAAAGAAGCATATCGCTATCAGAACTTTCTTACAAACCTTATTAGCAATGCACAGACATATCTTGGAAGTGGATCATTTGTCATGACAACTACTCAAAAACATATGAAAAGCAAAGCTAATCCAGAAGCAACTGATGATGATTTGGAAGTTCCAAAATCTTATAATGTAGATTTCACACCAATTCAATTAGTTGATTTCCTAATGGATGCAATTCAAGAAAAGCAAAAGTTGTCTGATGCTATCGCAGAAGCTAAGAAAAATACTGAGATTGATTTGGATTCTTCTTATGCTATGAATAAAACAAAACAGAGTCTTGCTAAAGTCTTCAAGACAATGGCTGGTAGAAAAGCCACTGAAACTGAAAAGCAAGGGCGAGATTATAGATTCAATGTTAATCAAGAGCAGGTTGCTTATGCATACACTATCAAAGAAGTTACTAAACTTGACTATGATAGAAATGTGGTCAAAGCACTTGCAAAGAAGTTGGCAAAAGAAACAGATGAAGTTTCAACTAAACTTGATCAGCTTGAGCTTACTACTCTTGTTGACCATGAACCTAAGTATGATATGAACGACACACTAGAGGATATTGTGGTGAAATAATTTCACCACTACTCTTCTATTCGGATATTTACAAGAGACTAAGATTGATTCGTAATGGTCAATCGGTTCAGATGCAGATGAACTGTGATGCTGCGAGGTAGATGATAATACCAGAATTGTCATACTAAATATAAATTATGATATGTTTCATTACATATAATTATAGATATTAACAGAAAAAGGTAAGTATGTTTGATACTTAAAATTCTCAAGATTAGCGCATTAATCATCATTGCGTTACGAGAATGCGAAAATACAAGATTTCATTATTTCGATATTTCAACAATTTGTCAATTCGATAAAACAATATACGTTTCGTTAATATTAATTCTTAAAAGAAGATATTGGGCGAAAAGCCTAAACATATAAAGGAACGAATTATTCAAATTCGATTGAAACATTTGTGTTTCAGATGAAATTAAAAGATTTTGTGCAATTTTTGTACAATATTCTTAACAAATTGGTTGAGATTATGAAGAAATCTTAGTCTGTTATGAATATTCGAATGGATGTTAGTTTTACTACGGTATATTTTGATGCCGAAGAGTGAGAACTTAGTTACTCACTAAAATCTATGATTTTAATAGAATAGATACAAAAAGTTATGATTAGTTTGGCGACTAATTGGTATATAATCGGCGGTTGCACTGATTCTTCCCCTTTCGCTACAGTGCTTCCGTTGATTAAAAATATAACAATGCGGATTAGAGAAGTAGTTAACTCGCTTGGCTCATAACCAAGAGAACATTGGTGCAAATCCAATATCCGCTATTTGATGCGTTTTATGACGCATCATAAATTTTACAATGTTATTGTTACGATTATGTGGCTTGACACAGATAGTATATCGTGAGGTATATAAAGATAGATTTACACCCTATCGCTATAGAAATATAGTCAATTCAAGCAAAACTGACATACCAGTAACTCAAAAGGTTGCGTTTCGCAATTGAGTCTATGCGGAAATAGTATGTATTATAAGGAGCGATAAAGTGATTTAGGGGCGACCGCTGAGAATTACTTTTTGACCGCAAATCAGATAGCTCATGCAAACTTATATGCATATAATGGTGAATCAGGAGGATAAATAGTGCGAGAAATTATTAATCGAGTGCATTATCCATTTATATGAGTATATTACTTATATGAACGTTTAGTAGGGATTATAACTGAAAGACATGAAGGTGTGATGTATTTTTGTTCTCAAAAAGAATGAAAGCGTCTGGTGTAGCACATCTTCTGTAACTTGGACTTAAACTTGTTGTAAAGTAGAATAATATTATCGGGAATGGTGAATGCCGTTTACGTTTAAAAGGTAAAAGAATATTTATATACTTAAATATTACATACAAAGCGAAAGTCTACACCTCTACATGGTGAAAACAACCTAATTCCATAGTACTTATAAGAGTATAATATGGACATTAATAAGTCTCGCAAGACTTTGAGATGTTTGATCGAGTTTGCACAGTTCTCTTAGCGGAGATTTATAGCACGGCGGTGTTAATGGAATAATAAAATCAGAGTAGTCATGTAGTAAAAGAGAAATGCCACTCTTTCAAAAAGGCGGTTGTGGAAGTTTACTATATATGCGTAAGGTATATAGTGGATACGGAAAGAACTCATAATGTTCTAAAAGAACTTCTGTATAAATGTGTAATCTCAGCATTTATAATAATAATGATATATAGCTCAATTGGTTAGAGCGATTGTTTCCGTATGGATTTGGTAGATTTAGGTTCAAAGCCTAATATATCAATTAAGCCAGGAATAATCAAACTCTCTTAAATATACTGGCGATAGGGGACGTTGTGAAATGTCCCCTTAAATGAGTTAGAAAGTTGGTAAATTATGTATGTAGAAAAATATGAAATACCTTATATACATGATAATGAAAATAAAATCAAAGATAAAATTTTGACAATTCTCTCACATGAAGAATTCACTTTAGCTACAACAAAACATCTTTTTGATAGAATTATTGAAGAAATTAAAGTAAACAATAAGATTGATTTATAATATCATTTGTTTAAATCAAGTAACTTTGTAAAGATCTCAGAATATGTTTTTGTGTACTCTTCTATGAATTTATCTGTTTCTAAAGGTTTAGCAATTTCAGTTGCTTTTCTTCTAGCTATATAATCAGCTAAATTTTTAATTTGATTGTGGTCTAATCGTGTATCGTACATATGATATACCTCCGATATATTTTTCTTATAATTATATATATTCTTGTAAAATAATTCAATATTTGATTATAAAACACCCAACAATGAGTGTCGATTACTACGCTATTCGACTAATAAAATGCGTGTTAATAGTATGTTTTGATATATCATAATAAAATATCATCGTTACTACTCAATGACGATTGGAATAAAATTGTGTGGATGGCAGAGTCAGGTTTAATGTGCCAGTCTTGAAAACTGGAAATCCTTATTGGATTCGTGGGTTCAAATCCTACTCCACACGTTACTCTCCTACTTGGAGAAATAAATGAAAAGGACGTGAATTGTTATAAAAGCAATTAGTAAAAAAGAAATGGAATACCTTATGAAGAAAGGGTTTAAGTTCCATGAAGATATTTTTAAGACATATAGTGGTAAGAATAAATACTATTATAGAGAATGTAATGCTATTAATAAGGAATTAGATGATTACCATAATGGATTAAATGTTGTGGAATATAAATGACAGAAAAGCAAGACAAAATATATAGGAAAGGTGGTAAGTTACCATCGGAAAGAAAAAGAAAAACAGTGTTAAAATATCATTTGTAGACTCACCATCATCAGAAGATGTTACAGGGAGTCTTATTTATATTTCAACACAGAATCATAGAATTTTAGTTGATTGTGGCTTACATCAGACAAATGACAAGTATAAAGATTTTTTGGTAAACAATCGTAAATATAAAGAATTTAAACCAAAGGACATTGATTTTGTATTTATCACTCACAATCATGGAGATCACTGCTTGTTATTACCGAAATTATATAAAGAAGGATGTAGAGCTGCCACTATTGTTTCAGAAGGATCAAAGCAAGTTTTGAAAGATATGGCAATTGATTCTGCTTTAATTAGTGAAAGAGACATATTGGTTATCAATTCTCAGAATAATAAGAATTATTCTCCACTTTATTCTATAGAAGATGTAAATAAAATGTTGGAATACACATTGGAAAAACCAGTAAATGAAAAAATTATTATTGATGATGAATTAGCTTTTGAGTTAATTCCAAGTGGTCATCTTCTTGGAAGTTGTCAAGTGAAATTATATTTTACTGTTGATGGATTGACAAAAACCTGTTTAGTCACAGGAGATTTAGGAAATAAGATAATTCATAATAGATTTGTTGGTGAATATCAACAAGTAGATTATGCTGATGTTGTTATTGGAGAATCAACATACGGAGATAGACCTGATTTAAAAACTGGACTTAAAGAACGAAAAAATGATTTAGAAAAATTTAAAGCAATTATAGAAACGCAAGTTCATGAAATGAAAGGACGGGTTGTTATCCCAAGTTTTGCGCAATCAAGACTTCAACAACTTGTACTGATGATTTATGAAATGTATAAAGATTCTCAATGGAAACCAAAAGTATATATAGATTCACCATTGTCTATTAAGATTTTTGATGATTATGAAGAATGCTTGACTGGTGAAGATAAAAAACTTTTTGATGAAATGATTCAAGATAAGATGTTTATTTTTGTAAAAGAATCCGAAGACAGTAAAGCACTTGTACAAAGTAATGAACCTTGTGTAATTTTATCAACCAGTGGCATGTGTATGGTCGGCAGGATCAGGCATCATTTAAAAAAATGTATTCCAAATCCTAATGCTACGATGCTTTTTGTGGGATTCAGTACAGATGGAAGTCTCGCTTCACTTTTGAAGGATAATAAACGAAAATCTGTTACCATTGACCAAAAAGAATATCCATGTAGATGTGCTTCTTATTCATTAAAATCAATGAGTGGACATGCACCGTTCTGGCAACTGATAGATAATTATACAAAAATTAATAGTCAAAAAATTGTTTTACATCATGGTTCTAAACAAGCAAAAGAAACATTAAAAATTGCTCTTGAAAAAGAATTAGAGAAGCAATGTAAGTCAACAAGAGTTGTAATCGCAAACTCAAGTTTAAAATTTACATTATAAAAATATTACGAAAATCGAGGTATTACAGCCTATGACAAATAAAAAAAAAGCAGATACAGCATATCTTGATATTGCTATTCCACAAAATGCAGAAAACCTTCAATTACCAGATCCATCTCTACTTCAATTTTATAAAAATTACGAAAATAGAATAATCTGGATTGACGATGAGATTACTACTATGACATTGGAATACGCAAAAATGATTATGCAATGGAATTTTGAAGATAAACAAAAGAATATTCCTATTAATGAGCGTACTAAAATTAAAGTTGTATTCTTTAGTCCTGGTGGAGATTTAGAAGTAAATAATTGTCTTGTTGATACAATCTCACTTAGTCAAACTCCTGTCGTTGGAGTAAATGTCGGTATGGCGGCTTCAAGTGGATGTTTTATTTATCTTGCTTGTCATGAACGACTAACTCTACCTTCTGCTGAATTCCTCATTCATAAAGGAGCAGGACAATTTAGTGGTTCTTATAATGATGTAGTTGCTGCTATTTTAAATTATCAAAGACAAATTGATGAACTTGGTAAATTTGTATTATCCAGAACAAATATACCAGAAGATATATTCTATGAAAACTTTGAAAATGACTGGTATTTATCTGCAAAAGAAGCTATCGAGTACAAAGTAGCAGATAGAATTATTAAAAGTTTAGACGAAATTATCTAGGAAGAGTGGTTATCACTACTCTTCTATTTTTATGCAAATATATAGATTCAAGGAGAAGAAAACATGATCAAGATTAACGAAATTAAAAGTAAAACCACCCCACGTAAGAAGAATATTCAGCTTAAAAATATTTCATTACATGACCTAAATCTTATTGATACAGATACAGGTGAAAACATTACTCAAGAAGTCATTGATGCCTTACCAGAAGGAATAGAAACAATTGACTTCAATATTAGTGTAGAACTTCCAGAAGAATAATAAGTTGGGTGGTGGATGATATAAAGTCATATAAAAGATTAGACGGAGAAACACCAGAAGAATTAATTTATAGAGTATGTGCCGATAAAGATTCTATTGGATCTTGGAATGATGTTGCTTTAATTTTAAATACATTATTAAATCAAGATTATGGTGAATCTACATACCGTAAAAAATTTCAATCATTTAATAAAATGTTATATGCAAATAGAAAGAAATTTTCAGATTCAAGTAAACAGTTAGATGAATTGGATAAGAAAATTAAAGAATACCGTCAAGAACAGATTAAACTTCAAACTCTTAATATTGAAAGAAATCGTTTAGATAGAAGTGAATCTCGACAAGAACTGTATTATCAGTATGTTGGAAATGTTATTAATACATTACCATTGCCAGAATTTGAAGATATTATAAGTTATGAAGACAATAATTCTCATGAATATATTCTAAACCTCAGTGACTTGCATTACGGGGCTTCATTCGTAAGCGAAAATAATATTTATTCACCAGAAATCACAAGAGAAAGATTATTCTATCTTACATCTTATATGATTGATTTTATCAAATCACATAAGCTACATAAATTACATGTTTTGTGCACAGGTGATATATTGCAAGGACTTATTCATTTAACAGATCTAAAAATAAACGATAGTACAGTCGTAAAATCATGTGTGGAAATTTGTAGATTGATTGCACAAATGTTAAATACATTATCTGCTTATGTACAGATTGAATATTATCATACCCCATCAGCTAATCATACACAGATACGTGCATTAGGTGCGAAAGCAAATGAGTTAATGGATGAAGATATGGAATATCTGATTGGAAATTATATTAAAGATTTATGTGCCAATAACAATCGTATTATTGTTCATCTTGCAGAAGAAGGAAAACAATATGTAGCATTTAGTATCAATGGGTATAATATTGTTGCCATGCATGGACACCAGATTAAAAACATTGAATCAGCAATTAAAGATATTTCTATGATGCGTAGAGAATTTGTAGATATTTTAATTTTAGGACATTTTCACGCAGGAAAACAAATAACTGTTGGTGAAGGATGCTGTGCAGATTGTGAAGTACTAATTAATCCATCATTTGTAGGAAGTGATCCATATTCTGATTCACTTATGAAAGGTAGCAAGGCTGCTGTAAATATATATGGTATACACGAAATCTACGGGCATGATGAAACGTACAAAGTAATTTTAAATTAGTATTGAACTAGATTATTTTCTAGTATAGACCAATTTATAATTGGATTAATTGACAAGGAGAGTACACCGCTACTCTCCTATTTTAGTATAAATATAAAGAAGAAAGAGGTTTAAAAATGACAAAAATTGAATTTGTAGATGCAGTTGCAAAGGAAACAGAATGGACAAAGAAAGATTCTGAGGAAGCTATTAATGCTGTGGTTAAAGCAATCACCAATGCTTTAGTGGCAGGTGAGAAACTTTCTATTGTTGGATTTGGAACATTTGAAGTTGTCGAAAGAGCAGAGAGACAGGCTAGAAATCCTAAAGACGGAAATGCCATCTTAGTTCCTGCATGTAAAGTTCCAAAATTCAGGTCTAGCAAAAATTTAAAAGAATTAGTAAACAATAAATAAAATATTAGAAGGTTTATGTATGTTTGTTTGTAAAAGTAAACGATTAGCAAATTATTTAATTGAAAATGGTAGTCCAGTTGTAAGGATTGATACGGATCAGAAATCAAAAGGGTTTCTGGTCTTTTTATTTGTCAAAAATGAACTTTTAAATAAAAACTTACAAAAATGGAATGAGGTAAAAGACGCATATCTTATTTCATGACACTGTTACGAAGGAGGATGTTACGATATGGATAACAAAATTGAGTTGATTAAAAAAGATTTTAAAGAAAAAGATTACGAATTAATATCTGCTACATATAAAAATGTAAATACAAAATTAGATTTTATATGTAACAAACATAAAGATGCGGGTGTTCAGCAAGTTTCTTACGCATCATTTAAACGAAATAAACATAATTGCAAATTATGTGAGAGAGAATATAAATTATTAAATTGGCATAATTGGCATAAAACTGGATTAACTCAAGAAGAATTTCGTCAAAAACATTTTGAGAAATATAAACGAAAAATTTCTGAAACAGTTGGTGATGAATATACATTATTGGATATTTTCAAAAAATCGAATCGCTGTATATTAAAATTAAGGCATAATGATTGTAATTCAATTTATGAAGTTGAACAAAATAAATTTTTTAAACGTAATTGTAGATGCCAAAATCCAGAATGTGTAAGTAAACGAAAACGATTACAACATTTAAAATCAACAGACAAATTAAATCAAGAAATATTTGATCTTGTTGGTGACGAATATAAAATTATAAGCGATTATAAAGGTACAAATGAAAATGTATTATTTTATCATAATGTTTGCGGGAAAACATTCTTAAAAACGCCACATAATTTTATAGCTGGTCAAAGATGTCCACATTGCGTAACTCCAACAAAAGGAGAACAAAGAATTATTGATTATTTAGAAACGAATAACATAAGTTATATATTTCAATATTCATTTGATGATCTAAAAGGTATTAATGATGGTTTGTTATCCTATGATATATATTTAGATAAAATGAATATTCTCATTGAATATCAAGGAGAATTTCATGATGGTAGTGCTTATAAGATGTTTCCCGAAAGATTCAAAAAACAACAAGAACATGATCGACGTAAACGAGAATATGCAAAATCTCATAATATTGAATTATTAGAAATTTGGTATTGGGATTTTGATAATATAGAGGAAATATTAGATAAAAGATTGTATTTACAACAAACAGCATAAAATAAGAGGGTTAATTATATGAATAAAATTCCAACTATTTGTTTTGAAGATATTTATAAATTTTGTGAATCTATGGATTCTGAATTTAATAGACGATATTATGCATCTAAATCAGATGAATCTATAGATATTTCAATCTTTGCAAAATATGACAATGCAAGAAAAATCATTAATCTTCTTACTGACTATGATTATGAGCTTGCTAATATAAATTTTCATGATCCTGAGATTGATGGATATGAAGATGAATTTATAATTACGTTATGCGCAAGAATCAGTAATCATGATACGCCTGAAATCTGGGTTGAGCCTGCTAAACGAAAAGACGGTTACCTTCTGAATGAAGCAGATGCAACTTATATTCTTGACGAATGTAGTAGAGCACTTTTACCACAAGTAGAAACTGCTAAAACTTACTTTGTTGAGTTAAAAGAAAATGTTGACGATGAATATGATGATTTTGCAGATGACTTAGAATTAGGTAATTGTTACGATTGCTGTTGCCATCATGATTGTGTAGATTGTGATATGGATGACGAAGAATATGTAAATGTGACTCTTCCTAAAGAAGATATTGAAACTTTACATATGCTTTGTCGTATTTTCAAAGTGTAATCTATCTTTATCAGGGACATAGATCTCCTTTTAGAGTGCGTGGGTGTCATAGCTTACGCACTCTTTTTATATCCATTGGATTGTTTTGTTCAATGGAGAATTAATTATTGGGTGGGATGGATAATCCCTCAAAGAGCAAACATAGGATGGTTGGTATTCTCCTATCTCTGAACCTCTGTAAATATTAACTGGTTGGTCAGTTAGACCAATAAAGAGAATTACAAGCGTAGGCTTATCTCTACCTTCAATTGTATTATTGGAGGAATTTTTAATGAAAAACGAAATCAAAATTAATGGAACTCAAAAATTTATGGGAATGGATATTCCTGTTGTAGAAGGTGGCTTTGGTGAAGATCAAAAAGTCATACTAGCAAGAACTGTAGCTGAAATTCATGGTGTAAGGATGAATGATATACAAGATTTAATCATTCAAAATTATGATGAATTTGAGATTGGCGTTGATATTCTTGATTTGTGTGATGATAATTTCAAAACCGACGCTATCGGTTTAGGATTTGTAACCAGTAACCGACAAAAACATTGTTATCTTCTTTCTGAACAAGGATATGTTTTACTTGTTGGATTCATGAGAACTGATAAAGCAAAAGAAATCCGAAAGAATTTAAGAAGAGAATATTTTACAATGAGACAAATCATTAATTCTGATGAACAACTAACGGCAAATTTATTATTATCAATTTACAAAGGTGGACAAGATGCTGTTGTAGCTTCTAAGAAATTATCAGAATTAGAAGTTGCTAAAGCTACTGCCCCATTAATTCCAAAAGCAGAATATCATGATAATGTTCTTAACAAAGATGGTTTAATTTCTACGACTATTATTGCAAAAGATTTAGGTCTTAGAAGTGCAATGAGATTAAATCAAATTATGAATAAAAACGGAATCATCTGGAAGCAATCTGGTGTATGGAATCCACGTGCAGATTACGCATGGCTCATAACGGAACATTATGCTGATTATCAGAGTTATGAAAACGATAATTCTGCACCTTGTTTGAAATGGACTGAAAAAGGACGCAAATGGATTATTGAAAATTTTGATAGTTGGGCTAAATAAATATTAAGTACATAGAGAGACAGTTTTAATACTGTCTCTTTTATAAAAAATTTATGAAAGGAAGTGAGATTATTGGATGGTAAAATCGCAGATAGATCTGTTGAAATAACAGATGAAGAATGGCAAACAGTAAATGAATTTAATAGAGAAATGGTTGAGGATTATCTTGATAATCAAGCTGACCTTTCTGTAAAAACTTTGCCAGCATATAAATCGGGATTAAGGATTTTCTTTACTTGGGTTAGGGATAATCTCAAGGACAAGAATTTTACAGATATTAAAAAGAAAGAATTTCAAAAATATCTTAATTGGCTAACTAAACGAGGGTTTTCTGATTCTGGTATTAAATTTAAAAAATCTGCTGTAAGTACATTTTGTAATTATGTAATGATGATGTATGAGGAAGAATATCCTACGTTCCGTAATTTCACAATTGGGCTCAAAGTAGTACAAACTGGATATGTTCACGAAAAAGTTCCACTTACACCAGATGAGTATATTAATTTATGTCAAGAACTTGAAAAACGTGAAGAATGGCAAATGTTAGCATATCTTACATTTTCTTACAGTACAGGATGTAGACGTGCAGAAGCTAGACAATTACTCAAGGAAGTTATTGATTATTCTGCAAATGAAAAGAAAATCAAAGTTCTTGATGAAGATGGACATGAGTATGAAACTATTTCAAAACAGTATTTGACTCACACTATTCGTTGCAAAGGAGCATCTCTTGTAGGTAAACCACGTAAACTTAAATTCGGTGATGATGCAATGCAATGGTTGAAAAAATGGATTGAAGTGCGTGGTGAAGATGACTGTCCTTATATGTTTGTAATTAAATCTAAAGATGGAAAAGAAGTTAGACAGGTGAGTGAAAGCACTTTTAATAATTGGTGTCAAGGATTATTTACACAAATTGTTGGACGTAGGGTGCATCCCCACCTGTTCAGAGAATCAAGAGCTACAAACCTTGTCGTGTTTCAGCATAAAGCACCAGAGGTAGCTCAGAAATTACTAGGACATAATCAAGTCACTACAACTTTAGATCATTATATTATTCGTAATGATGAAAATGATGAGTCTGATGAAGCATTTACTGATTGATGTAAAATACCCCCCCCACATCAAAGCCCGTAGTGTAGACCAAACACACCTATATGGAAACAAGCGCACGACATCAGACTGTCAAACCGCTTCGGGCAAATACCCATCTTTCTATATATTTTTCTTGCTTCATATTTACTCTTCACAGAGACATAACTTTTCATATGATCTCTTCTCCTGAAAGGGCAGTTCACTACTGCCCTATCTTAAAGTAAACTTGTCCTTTACAATATTTTCCAATTGTGATAATGTAAAAATATCAAAAATTGGAGGTGTTGTATATGGAGTTTAACAGAAAGACACAAACTGTCAAATCGTTTGCACGAGATATGAAAAATGGAAAATACAATATGTTCCATAAGTTACAGCGAAAAGAAGGACAATGGAAAAATTATGAGCAGAGCTTATTAATCGACTCAATGCTTCGCAACTATCCTGTTGATCCGATTCGTTCAGAAGAGAAAGAAGATAAAATCAGATATGTATTTGACGGTGTTCAGCGCAGCACAACTATCAGAGATTTTTTAACTGATGGCTTCAAATTAAGTCAAAAGCTGAAACCAGTAGCAATCGAAGGCACTGTATATAACATTGCAGGAAAGAAATTCTCACAGTTGGATGAAGTTGTCCAGGATAAAATTAACGACTATGAAATGATACAGTATATCTTTTCTGATTGTACAGATGAAGATATTCGTGAGATGTTCCGTAGACAGAATGGTGGTAAACCATTATCAAACACTCAGAAGAGAAAATCATTAGAGAGTGATGAAGTTAGTGCAATTATCTTTGATGTTGCGAATCATCCATTCTTTGCAAAAGTATTATCGCCAACACAGTTAAAGAAAGATGTTGCGAATGATATTGTGCGTCAGACACTTATGTTGATTAACACTACAGATGATAATGATTTCACATCATTTAGAGCAAAAGATATTGATTCATTTGTAGAATGGTACAATGAGCATGTTGATGAAAAAGATATTATTTTATTGAAATCTGCTCTGGCATTCTTAGATGAAAAATTTGAAGAAAAACTTAATCTCAAGTCTACTTCTCTTCCAATGATGTTATATGCTGCATATACATGTGTGAAGAATGAAAAGGACTTTGATGAATTTGTAAATATTGTGCAGGCATTTGTAAATAGCTATGGTGACAATATGGACTATGTTCAGTATTGCACCAGTGGTACATCTTCTGCTCAATCTGTTCAAGGAAGATTGAACTATTGGAAGAATCTTTGCAAAGGATTATAGCATATAATATTGCTGAATCAAATAAGAAAGCATTGATTTATTCGATGTTATGCTGAAATAATATAAATTTAATTTATATTCAGGTAATTCCATACCTGTATAGTGAGGTAATTACACTCACTAAATATTGTAGAATGAAATACGATAATGGAAATAGAAACTTAATATTGAAATTTATGAGAAGTCGCCTTATTGGTGGCTTCTTTTTGTATACGAAAAAAATGGAGGTATTACATGGCAGCTAATCTATTAAAAGTTGGTAACGATCCAAACTCAGCAATCAAAACATTTTGCGTAGATACTATTGAAGAAATTGCAAAACTTCCTACTATGGAATATGGTGCAACAGGCGATTTTGCAAATATTCCTGGTCTTGAATCTCCTGCTCCAATGGGAAGTCAAGCTATTGTAGGAAATGAATCAGGTACAGTAAAAATCTATATGCTGTTTTCATTTGGTTGGAAAGATACAGGCACAGAATAATGGACGTATTATCTTACATTATTGCAAGTAGACTTCTCTCCTGTCCTGGTGGAAATGGGGCAAATATTAAACTAGATGAAAATGGAAATATTATTACAGATGAAGATGTAACATTATATGTAGATTTTCCTACTGCAAGTTTGATGACTGATGGAGATATATTCTCAGTTGCAAATAGTTATTTAATCGCAAAAATTATTGGTGATGTTGCTGAGTTAAATAAAAAAGCATGGATTTATTCGATGTTATAAGAGTCATTCACGATGATGTGGGTGGCTCTTTTATTATGCAATTTTGTTGTTTCGTATAGAGTGATTATTTCACTCTGCGATTATATTTAAAGGTTTCCTTCATAAATGTAGAACGACTATTATTCCCCCTAAACCTAAATAGTCGCTCTATACGAGACAATAAAATATTTGAAAATGTAATTGAAACATATAAACCGCAGCTTCACTGAAACTACGGTTTCGACTCCACTTTGCTAATGCAAAGCGGTGTCGGAGATATAGATACTATTATTGTGTCAAAGCATTAATGGTAATTCAGAAAGAGGAATAGCACGATTAGCTCTCGTGTGAATGGTGGTCTTACTCTCCCACTTCCTCTTTCTAAAAAATATATGGTTAGCGAGAGTAAAGAAAGAGAGATAATGTATTATAATGGAAAATCAAATTCAAGAAACAAAAATGGATCAGTTTGTAAATTTAACAACTGGTGAAATATTAGGTGAAGGCATTTTTATGTCAAAAGAAGAATTAGAACGAAAACAGGAGGCACAAATAAAAAGAATCAACTATGCGTATTTGATGAATAATCGTTCAGAGTTTCAAACTCATATTAGCTCAAATTTTGGCTCTTTTTATTTTAATAACTATATGAAATTATTAACTAAATTAAAAAATAATCCTGCCCTTTTGTTTAGATTTTTATATCTTTGTACATATGCAAATTATGATGGATATTTAAAATATGGTCTTAATAGTTCTTTGTATATGAAAGAAAACGATTTTGGTGAAGTTTTTAAACTATCAAAAGGGATGGTTACAAAACTGAAAAAAGAGTTATATGATAATAAACTAATTAAGAAATATGAAGATGGTAGAATTGTCGTAAATAATGACTACTACAGCAGAGGTAAATTATATTTAGGGGATATGCTTAATTCGTCCAGAGTATTTGACAATGGAATCAGAGAGTTATATCTTAATTCTAATCCAAGAGAACATAAACGTATTGGTGTTATTGTTCCACTTCTTCCATATCTGAATAAATATTATAACATCTTATGTGAAAATCCATTAGAAAAAGATGAGAATTATATCAAGCCTTTAACTTTGACAGAAATTTGTAATATTGTAGGATATGATGTTGCAAATAGAGATAAATTAAAAAAGATGTTAGAAAATGTAACCGTAAATGGAAAACCAACTGTTGCATATATTAGCCATGCAGATGCTAGATTCTTTCTTGTTAACCCTGCGGTATTTTATAAAGGTAATTCTGTTTCTGATTTAGATGTAATTTCAAAACTATTTAACTTAAAAAATAAAAAGAAGAATGAAAATGAATAGAATTAACACTAATTTAGATTATAAGAGAAAATGCTAGAATCCCTTGGTACACTTGAAAACCTTGTTCACAGAAATACTATGATAGGAGTTCTATGTTCACAGAAATACTATCTTTTTAATTTTGTAAACTCATATTATGAAATTTACGGAGAGTGGTTTTATAACTACTCTCCTATTTAATTGGAGAAATTTCACAGTAGATTTTGCTACTGAATAGTGAGAATAATATACTCACTAAACATTACTTATGTAATGACGAAACCGAGTGGAAAGCGAGAAATTAAGAATTAATGGAAATTTGGTATTATGATTTTGATAATATAGAAGAAATTTTAACAAGTCGATTGTCATTAAAGCAATCGGCTTAATTTTATGCAAAAATAAAGGAGGTGATGTTCTTGGCTAATAGAAAACCCAGACAATCAAGAGAAGAAGCAATTCGTGAGTCAATGAACTCACCAATAAAACTTGATCCAACAATTACATTTAGTATTCCAAGAGCCAATGTGCAATTTGATCCAGAAAAACATAAATATAAATGCTCATGCTGTGGAAAAGGATTTAATAATTTAAAACAGAATTTTCAAAAATCTGGTAGTCCATTATTCCAGGCAAATGATGGTTATTTACCTTGGTGTAAAGAATGTACTGACAAATATATGAATACATTAGTTGCTTTTTATTGCGGAAACGAAGAACATGCAATTAAACATTTTTGTCAGCAAGTGGATTGGGTATATAATATTGAACCTTTAAAAGCAGCTAGGGAAATATCTTCTGATAGAAGCAGAATTTCTCATTATGCAGCAAAGAAGAATTTGAATGTTGGAAGCATGAAAACGTATTTTGATTCTATGGTAAATGATTATGAAGAAAAACAAGGACAACTTATTTTATCAAGAGAACAAGCAAAACAGGATGATGTTAATATCTCTGCTTCTGCTGTTGATAGATGGGGTGTTGGTTTTACGGAAGCTGATTATAAGAATCTTGATGATCATTACCGTATGTTGAAAAAGAATAATCCAAATGCTGATAATAACCAGGAAATTTTTATTAAATCATTATGCAATATCAATATGCTAATGGTTAGGGCTTTAACAAAAGGTGATGCGAAAGAATATAGCAGTCTTGTTGAACAATATAGCAAAACATTTAAGCAAGCAGGATTGAGAACCATTGAAGAAAAAGATTCAAGTAATGATGAAGTTTTTGGTGTGACTCTTGCTACTATTTCTCAATATACACCAGAAGAATTTTATAAAGACAAAGATTTATATAGTGATTGGGATGAAATTGGAGATTATTTTGAACGTCATGTATGTAGACCAATGGAAAACATTATGACGGGAAGTGATGTAAGAGATAAAGAATTCTTTGTTCCAGAGGAAGATGAAGATGAATAATTTGAGTCAATATCCTGCGGACGATAATCAAAAAGAACTTTATAAAAAATTCCCTTCTACTCACTATTTAAGTAATCCTGCAAATGTAATACATAGTTTGGCATGGTGTACTTTCTGGCGTAGAAATATGCACAGATTCGTAAGGGATTACTTAAAACTTTCATTATATGTTTATCAAGAATTAGCAATATACTTAATGGGTATATCTAACTTCATTTGTATTATTGCTAGTCGTAATGATGCCAAATCATTTATTATAGCACTATATGCTTGTTGTAGGTGCATCCTTTACCCAGGCACCAAATTCCGTATAGGATCAGCCACGAAAAAACAGGCTAAATTAATTGTGTCTGATAAAATACTTGATGAATTATGCGAATGGAGTAAACCATTAAAAGCTGAAATAGCTGATTGGAGTACAAGTGAAAATAACATTTTTGTAAAGTTTAAGAACGGATCAAAAATTACTGTATTTGTAGCAAACGACAACGCTCGTGGTTTAAGATCAAATGCTATTTGTCGAGAAGAATTTAGACAGATTGATAAAAAAATCGAAGACTCTGTTATTTCTCCGTTCCAGACAGTTAGAAATCAGCCATATATGCTTAATTCATATTATGGTGAAAATCCTGTTTTACAAGAAGATCCCGTAGACGTTTATATCAGTTCAAGTTGGATTGATAACGGAGCGTGGATTTGGGATATTGTAGACCAAGCATATACTGGTATGCAAAAGCATAATGGTTCAGTGCTTTTGACATTTGATGAAAGCATTACATTGAAGCATCATTTAAAAACATTAAAACAGCTCATTAAGGAAAAGAAAAAACAAGACCCGATTACATGGAAAATTGAGTTTTTAAATCTTCGTGTAAAAGATTCTATGTCTTCTTATTTTACTTATTCAATGTTAATGAATAGGCAAATCTCAAAACATGTCTTCTATCCTCGTGAAACAATCGACTTTAAAACAAATAAAAGAAATAAATATGCTATTCCTAAAATTGATAATGAGGTAAGAGTGATATCAAATGATATTGCATTTGTTGCAGGTGCGCAGAATGATAATTCTGTATACGCTTGCATACGAGGTATTCCAGAATCTTCTACTTATCTTTCAAATGATAATGAAATTGAAATTAAACAAGGTTATCGAAGACAATATCCATATATTGAATCAAATCAGATTGGTGATACTACTTTGCAAGCAATTCGTATCAGACAATTATATGAAGATTTTGATGCTGATTATATTGTCATAGATGCTAGGAATGGGGGATTGCAGATAATTTATTCATTGCAAAAAGTATTATTCGATGAAGAAAGAGGCGTGGAATATTCACCATTACGTTGCATGAATGTCGATGATTATGCAAAGGTGTGTCCTGATCCAAATGCACCTGCTTGTATATATGCTATTAATGCTACTCAATCATTAAATAGTGATATTGCTACAGCATTTAGAAAAAATCTTATTGAAAATAAAATAGATTTTCTTGTAAATTACAATACTGCCAAAGAAGAAATCTTATCAAATAATAATGATTATAAGAATGAAATTGATACAAATAAACAGATAGAATATGAACGTCCATTCCTTGAAACACAAGCCATGATTAGTGAATGTGCAGAACTCCAATATGAAAAAATGCCACAAACAGGCATAATTAAAATTTATGAGCAAGGCAAAAATCGTAAGGATAGATATACTGCTTGTTCATATGGTTCATATTTCTTTGACCAATTAGAACTTGATATGATGGGAAACTCAAGTGATTACGAATATTGCACCTTAATAAACTGAAAGGAGGCGACACATGCCAGAAGAAGTAAAACGCAAGAGGGGTCGCCCTCCAAAACAAAAACCAATAGAGCAACAGGTTGTAGAATCAAATTCGCAATCTTCAACTGTACAAAATAATAACTATGAATTTAGTAGTTGTGTTACTACAAGTTCTCTGAATTTAGATAGTCTTCTATTTTCATGTGGACTATATAATTATTTTTCAAAGTCTACAATTGACTGCGTAATTAGAGATCCCGTTACTTATCATGATGAAGCCATTCGTTTATCTGATTTAGTATATACAAAAAATGGTATTGTATCTAATTCTATAGATTATATGACTGCTCTCCCATGTCTGGATAGAGTGATTACCATAAAAAGTAAACGTAGTGTAAAAAAGATAAAAGAAAATAAAGAAAAAATGTCAGCTACATTGAAAACCATTGATGATAAATTGTTTATTCGTGATGCACTACATACAGAAATGCGTGAAGGCATAGCTTTTTATTATTTTGATATACGAAAACCAAGTAACGACTTTCAACAATCTATGTCTGATTATGATGTAGAAAACATCGTTGAAATTAATGAACTTGGAATCAATGCAAGGATTGTTACTCTTCCTTGGCAATATACAAAAATTGTTGGAAAGAAAAATGGTCGTTATGTCCTAGCTTTTAATCTTAGATATTTTGATGATTTTACTGGTGATACACAGGAAAGAAAATTAAAGAAATATCCAAAAGAAATATCAGATGGATATAACAAAAAACGGAAAGGATTAATTAAAGATTGGTTAATTCTTGATAGTGATAAGACCATGTGTAGAAAAATCAAATGTAAAGACTCTGAGCCTTGGGGACGAAGTTTGATTATTGCTGCATTAGAAGATGTTTTATATAAAGATTATTATACTGACACTAAGCGTAATGTGTTGGATGAAATCAATAATAAGATAATTTACGAAACATTTCCAGAAGGTAAAGATAAAGGTACTTGTGCTTTAAGTAAAAAACAGCAAGAAGATCAACATAACACTGTCAAACAAGCTATTATGACTAAAAATAGTAAAGGTGGAACAAGTTTCTTCTCTGTCGCAGCAGGTACAAAATTAGATTCTATTGATATTGATTTAGATATTTTTGATTCTAAAAATGAATCAGACTTAAATAATAATATATCTTTAGATTTAGGTATTTGTGCATCATTAATCGGTGCAATGTCAACGGGTAATTTTGCATCTGGACAATCAAATTTGGAAATGATAACTGCGCAACTATATACATGGGTTTATGAATGGCAAACAGAATTAAATTATGTAATAAATAAAAATATCATTAAAGATGATAAAAATAAAGTGGAAATCTACTACTTCCCTACTTCTTTTGTAAATAGGAAAACATTCTTTGATCAAATGAAGACACTATATTCGGAAGCAAGCGGTTCATTAACTTTCTTGGTAGCAAGCGCAGGTATTGATCCTGATGTATATTTTAATATTCTTGACCAAGAAATTGAAGATGGTATATACGACCGCTACAAACCCCATGAAACAAGTTACACTTTAAGTAAAAATCAAGAAGATTCTAATGGAAGACCACAAATAGATAATCCTACAAATGAAAATACTATTATAAGTAAATCAAATAATGCAAATGATTTGCCAAGTCCTAGTGACAATAAATAATAAAGAACTATTTCGGTAGTTCTTTTTATTATACAACTTTTTAACAAGGAGGATTAAATTATGTTAAATAATATCCTCGAAATTTCTAAACGTGCTTCTAAAAATGGTCGTGTACCAATCAAGATTGCTCTTCTAAAAATCCATAATGATTCAACAAGTACAAATAAAAATGGACTTCATTGGAAAAAAGAATATGTTCAAAATGCAATGGATAGTGTAATTGGTATGCCATTATGCACTGAATTTGCAGATGATGATAAAGAAGTTCCAATTGGTCATGGATTGACAGGAAGTGAGTATGACTCCAATGGAAATGCTCAACCTGTTTTTGAAAACTCAGTTGTAGTTGGAACGTGTGAATCAGTTTCTATTGAAACTATTATAGATGAAAACGGAAACGAAATAGAAGTTCTTGCTACAGATGGATATTTATATAATCAGCGTTATCCAAAATTTGTCAAATGGGTAAGAAAAAATTATGCAATTGGAAAAGTAGACACATCTATTGAGATTATGGGAACACCAGAAAACGAAAATCAAATTATTTATGAAGAAGATGAACCAAAAGAAGAGTTTCGTACTCCGAAAACATTTTGTTTTACTGGTTCAGCAATTCTTGGTGTTTCACCAGCAGATGATGATGCCATTGTATTAGAAGTCGCTCAAAAGAAAGAAAACAAGGAGGAAAACAAAGAAATGGAATTTAATATGGATGAAATTAAAAGCACAATCCAAGCTACTATTTCTGAGATGAATGAGAAATCTGAATCTTATGAAACAAAGATTTCTGAGTTAAATTCTCAGATTGAAGCAAAAGATGCCGAATTAGCAGAAAAGGATTCTAAAATTTCTGAACTTAATGCTTCAATCGCTGATATGCAGAAAGCTCTTGATGACATTAGAGCAGAACAATCATCTTCTTGGGATCAAATGAGAATCCTTGAGGAGGAAATTGCTAAAGCCAAAGTAGCTGAAAAACTTAGCGAAGTTGATTCTGCTCTTGGAGAATTTAGCGCAGAAGAAAAAGAAGTTGCAAAAGATGATATTGATAAATTAAAAGAAAATATTAACGCTTGCAAAAAGAAAGAAGAACTAAATAACGTTACTTCTGAAATCAATTCTATCAAATCTAAAATCTGTATGAGCATTGTTGAAAAACAGAAAAAAGCCGAGGCTGATGCAAAAATCGCAGAACAAAATTCAAAAAAAGAAACTGTAGAAACTGAGGATATTTTCTCAGAAATGTGTACAGAGGTTACTACTTCTGATGAAGAAGACCTCAATATTTTTTAATTAAGGAGGATAATTAAATGATTAAGTTTTCAAGTATTGGTCAAATTGAGCATGGTGATTATGCGTTTGAAGATGCTATCGCTTCCGCTGATACATTTAACGGTGCATATGGTGAGGTAACAACTGGTTCTTTTGCAGTAGGCGCAAAGAAATCTAAAGTTATTATGTTGATTGAGCGTGGTGATGACGAATATATGTCTACATATAAAATTAAAAAAGGGGAGCAGGTGAGAGTCCTTGACCTTACAAAACTAGATGGACAGCTTATGGAAGTATATGGTGATGAACTTCCAGCAGATGTTGCTAAAGGCGACAAACTTGAGTCTGATGCAACTGGAAAACTTGTAAAAGGTGCTACCGCAGCTCCATATCTTGAAGTTACTGCAATCGTAGGAAACCATCTTGGTGTTGAAGCCAAGGTTGTAACCGCCTAATTAAAGGAGGAATATGATAATGTCTTATACAATTGAATTAAATAATGAAAGAAAAGACGCTAACTTTGTTAGTGGTAAAATCAACGGTAAATCTGCAATTGTAGAAATTTTCTCTGCAATGAGAGATGGAAAAGATCTTGCACCTTATGGCAAGAAAGCAGATGTAGCTGCTAAATATATTAAGGAATTAAATGAGAAGGCAAGCAACAATGACTTATCTGCCATCTCCGAATTAAATGAGATTCGTAGATTCTCTATGCAACCAGTCCTGTTACAGGAAATTAAATTACTTGGTATTTATGGTAATTACAAACCAATTGGTTATAACGAATCTTGTGAAATTGAAATTCCAGAGTTTGCAAATCTGTCTGCAAATGAACAAGCTCTTGGTCAGGATGTTAAGTTCCCTGTAATCAGAAAGAAACGTGTACCGATTTCTACAATCACTATTTCTGGTGGTTATGCTGTAGATTATAGAAAAGCTGCTCTTGGTGATATGAGTGACGAGAATGAATTACAGGATCAGGTACGTGTTCAGATTAGAAATAAAGCAGCAAAATATGTTGTTGATACTGTATACAAAGCAATTAAAAACGCAACTGGTGTAAAATACTTCTTTGAAGGAAGTGGTCTTACAAAGACTGGTGTTGATGGAGTTATCTCTAAAGTAAGACGTTTTGGTAAACCAACAGTATCTGGTGATTATGCACTTATTTCTCAGTTCAATGGATTTGCAGGATATCAAGGTGTTACACCTACTGTAAATGGAATTTCCGAAGCAGTTATGAACGAGATTCATAACACTGGTCTGATGGGTGTATACAATGGTACAACTCTGAGCGAAATCCCAAATGCTTATGATATGACTACTCTCACAGCAGATGGAGCAAATTTTGAAACAATGCTTCCAGCAGGTCTTGGATTTGTAATGCCTACAGGTGGACAATCACCAATTTATACAGTTACTCGTGGTGGTCTTACATCCATCTCTGGTAATGACATTACAACTGGTCAGTTAATTTCAAGATTTGACCTTGAGGTAGGATGTCTTGTTGTTCCTGGTCAGGAATATCGTGTAGGCATGGTGCATGATACAAACCTTGATTCATTAGCAGATTAATTGTTAATTAAAGGTAATATTATATAGTCTTATTGCGAATAGAGTCACATTATTTGTGGCTCTATTTTACTTAGTCAAAAGGAGTCAACATTATGAGAGATTATTTCCATTGCTATTCTAAAAGGCTTGCTTGTTTCATCATGGCATTTGGTATTCGTTATGAGAAAAAACTTATAAATCAGAAAAACGGTATACCTTATTATACATTTAAGAAAACAGAACGAATGGATAAAATAATTGATCTATATAGAAAAGTAATTCACACAATTTAATCGTTAAGAAAGAAATATAGTCGATAAGGAGAATTTAAAATGCCAACAAAAAGAACAACTACTACCACTACAAAAAAAGTTGAAGAAGTAAATCCAACAGAAGAAATTATTGTAGAAGAAACCCCAGTTGATGTTGAAGAGGATTTTAATCTTGAAAAAAAAGTTACTGTAAGAAGTATTGCAGAATGGACAACAGGATTCCAAAGAATTGAAACAAATGGAGATGTTACTATTCCACCAAACGGAACAGTAAGATTATCCAGAGGTGAAATTATTTCACAGGTTCAGAATGGAAATCTTTTGTTCACAGGAATAGACGGTCAAGGTTCTCATGCAACTCTTTATATTGAAGATAAACCTACGAGAATTGAAGCGGATTTTGAAACAGAAACTTCTCAACAGAATGTAATTAATAAAGAACGTATTGATGATTTATTTGCTATCAAATCAATAAAAGATTTTGAATCAGCATTACATTCTATGGTTGTGACTAGAGCAGAAAAATACGCTATTATGGGATTCATCCGAAAAGGAAACTTTAATGACTATAATAAAGTACGTGCAGTAGAGGATTATACAAAATTACAAGTATAAGGATGGTGAATTGATGGAGAAAAATACAACTTATACGGAAGTCATAAATAGCTTCCATAGTACATTTCAAGACAAAGTTATAATACCAGAAGGACTTGAAAAGGTATGGTTTCTAAAAGCAGTTGGAAAATATTCTTTTGAGATTGACTCCATCAATTTTGATGAAGAATTAAATGAGTTTGATTCTAAATTAAAAAGATACACAATAGATACTCTTGGTCTTATGATGAAGAAATTTTATCAAGAACGTGAGTTATCAAAAGTTAATAAACGTATCAGCATTGTTTCTAAAGATCTGTCTATTGATGGATCAAATGGAAGCAAAACCGCTACATTGAATGAACTTGAAAAAGTATCAGAAGAATTAGACGAAATGATATATAAGCAAACTCCTTCTGCTTATGATTAGGAGGTGTCTAAATGCAAGAATGGTATTTAATGACACCTGAAACAAGACCTAATATTACAGGTGGTTTTGAAAATGATGCTTTTTTAGATTATAAAGAAGATGCTTTTGCGGAAGCTCTTTCTACAGATATAGCTAAAACAGTTATTTTATGCAATTCTGATATGACAGAAATTGGAGAAATCAGAGTTATTATTATGGATAATTTGGCTAATACGCAACTTAAATCTATGGAACGTTCTGTTTTTGCTGTAATTGGTACATTAAAAGCAGGAATGTATATAAAGTTTGAGAATCAATATTGGTTGATTAGTGGTTATCCTGGTAATAATGGAGTATGCGAAAAGGCTACCGCTATATTATGTCAATATGAATTAATATGGCAAGATGATGACGGAAAGATTATAAGACGTTGGGCTAATTTCACCAGTGCCAGCAAGTATGATAACGGAAGAACGTTAGGGTCTACAATCATCCTTACATCAAATAACTTTACAATTTGGATTCCAGAAGATGATGATGGAACGACTCTTGATGGACGTAGAGTGTTCATTGACAGAGTAAAGACTGGACAATTACCAACAAAAGTATTTGAGATAACAAGAAGTGATGATGTATTGTATCTTTTCGGAAAAGATCATGGTGGAATATTAAGTTTCATTGCAGATAAAGATGAACTTAATAAGGTGACAGATAGACAAGATTTATGGATCTGCAACTACAAATCCCCCACTACTCCTACTCTCCCACCATCAGAACCAGACAATCCAACTACATCTGTCACAATCACAGGTGGCGATACTCTCCGATACGGCAGAGCAAAAACATGGACTGTTACTTTTTCTGATTCTGAAAATCAACCAAATTTCACATGGAATGTCGAATCAGACTTCAAAATCACTCAAAATATCACAGGTAATAAAATACAGTTAAAATGTACAGATGATAAGGCAATCGACTGTATGTTTACGCTACAAGTTCTCGACAATGAAAGTAACATTTTATCTGAAACAACTATTACTATTGTAGGATAAATCGGAGGTATATTATGGCAAAATCAGTTGCTAGAGATTTGGCTTTTGTCAAATCAAAAGTAATTTCTCGTCTATTAGAATCTGATGAATTTGCAAAAGTAATGTTGCGTAAGGAAGATTTTACTGATGATGAGAAAAACGATATGGAGTATAAACAAGTATTTGATTATCCTTATGTTGATGGAACGCAGGAAGAAGTTATGCCTTTTGTTTGTGTAGAAACAGTTTGTAGAGGTACAAATCGTACCGTAAAATCTATGGACTTGTATATTTGGATTTTTGTGCATCGTGATTGTATGCAAATGGAATCTAATGTAAAAAGTTACATGGGCAATCGTGCAGACGTTCTTACAGATATTATAGAAAGACTTCTACGTGATTCTGATGATTTAGGAATTGGAAAACCAAGTCTTGATGACATTGGCTATACTGTTCCACAGTCCAGTTATTATGGACGACAACTCAAATATGGCATTCCTGATTTTAAAATCAAGGAGGTGTAATATTTGAAAGGATTTTCAGATTATGATTATCTCTGTGATGAACCTTATTTTTATGAAGGTATAGGTCATGTTAAATGTCCTACTCTTAGGGACATAAGACGTATAACCTATGGACAATTCAATATTTTTCTCTCTTATATTTCTATTACTCAGAAACAATTTCTTGAAACATTTGGTCTTGCTGAAAAATTCAATTCCCTCAGTGATGAAGAAAAAGAAAAAAATACTGTTTATAATCTACTAACATTTGGAATGAAACGTGCAGATTTTCTTGCCTACATGATTAGTTTCTTTGTTATAGATGATTTTCAGTATAATCCAGAACAGAATGCTTTTCTTATTGGCACTTATGAGAAAGACGATGATGGAAAGGAAATCTTCAATGAAATAGGGAAAATTGATAATAGCAATTTTGATGAATTTCGTGCGTTTCTACAAGTTATATTAGGAATTAAATCTGAGAAAGAAGTTGAAAAACCGAAATATAAAAATAAGTTAGCTCAACGTATTGCTGAGAAATTAGCAAAACATCAGAGTGAACAAAAAGAAAAACAAACATCTGCGGATGATGATTATACATTGCCAAATATGATTGTAAAATATTGTACTCATAATAAGGTGGGAATCAATATATTAAATGTTTGGGATATGACATATTATCAATTCATGAAGATGTTTTTAGAATATAGGATGGGAAGACAAGCAGATATAAATGATATGATGGCTGCTAATTCATTCTCATTCAAAAACTCTAAGGACTATAAACCTATGGAGTATATGAACAAAATTAAATAATGAAAACTTTCAAACAAAGTCGCTGAGATTTCAGTGGCTTATTTTATTTTTAAGAAAATGGAGGAATTAAATTATGGCTAGAGAGCTTAATATGGCAAACCGTCAGTGCTGTGACGTACATATCCTTGATTATGCTACAATGAAACCTTGGATGTTAGTAGATTTCTGTAACACTACTACTGCTGGTTTTAGTGCAGACGCAGTATACGCAAATAAAAAAGGCGCAAAGGATATTAAATTTGATAACCCACTTGAGGGTACTATGAAACTTAATTTCCAAGTTCATCCATTCCAGATTTATGCACTGTATTCTGATGGAGAAATTGAAACATCTGCACTCATTGCTCGTAGAGAAAATGTGACAGGTGCAGCGGAAGGGAAACTTACTCTGACAAATACTCCAAAAGCAGGTACAGTTTATGCTGTTGATCCTGATACTGGAAAAATTATCGAAGGTACGGTTTCTGAGAAAGAATTTACTGCTACAACTACTTCTGAGATTAAAGAAGGTACAACATATGAAGTATCTTATCTTGAGGAAAAAACAGCAGGCGTAAAGAAAATTTCATTTAACAATAAGAAAACTCCAAAAGATTTCTTCATTCAAATGGAAACAGTTGATAAAGATGAGAAGGGAAATCTTGTACCAGTAAGAATTACTGCTTATAAAGCATCTCCTAATAGAACTCTCGACTTATCATTCTCTTCTGATGGAGATCCTGCGGAAATCGAGATAGAACTCAGTGTTCTTCAAAACGAAGACGGAGATGTAATGGATATTATTGAAATTACTGAATAATATATTTTTGAAGTAGGGTAATATAATATTATCCTACTTCTTTTTAATAAAGGAGTTGAAATTGAGTAATCGACCATTACCTAAGTTTAAATTAGAAATTGACGATATGGTAACTTCGTATGATAGAAATATGAAGATAATTGATCGTGAATATAGACTTAAAACTGCATATAAAAACGAAAAGCCATATAATCACAATGAAAAATGGTATAGATATAAATGTTTAAAATGTGGAAATACGGATTGGGTTATAGAAGATGCGTTTATTGGTCATCAACATGTAGGTTGCAATGCTTGTTGTCACCCACCGAAAAAATTAGTTCCAGGGATAAACGATATAGCTACTATTGCTCCTTGGATGGTAAAATATTTTGGAAACTCAGAAGATGCCACAAAATACATGAAAACAACAAAACAAGTAATTGAATTCGTTTGTCCTGATTGTGGTAGAAAACATCGTAAATCTATAGGAATGGTATATGCTTGTCATAATTTATCTTGTCCATGTCAAGATGGATGGAGCTATTCAAATAAATTTATGTATTCTATTTTGGAACAAGCAGGTGTCAATTTTGAACCAGAAAAATTGTTTGATTGGTCTAATGATAGGCGATATGACGATTATATAGAATATAATGGTTTAAAGATTATTACTGAGCAACATGGTAAACAACATTATGAACGAGAAATTAATAAAGATGGTAGAACTGTTGAAGAAGAACAAGAAAATGATAAGATGAAGTACAATCTTGCTATTCAAAACGGTATAGATCACTATTTTATTATTGATTGTAGGGAGTCTACAAAAGAATATATTCAAAATTCAGTTCTTAATTCTGGTCTATTTTCTATTCTGAATATAAACCCAAAAGATATAGATTTTAATAAATGTGATGAATTTGCAACATCAAATATTGTAAAGCAATTTTGCAATTATAAAAATGAACATCCTAAAATGACTATAAAAGAGATTGCTCCGTTATTTCATATTGTATATGGTACAGGTTTAAAATGGGTTAAAAAAGGTGCTAAATTAGGATGGTGCAAATACGAAAGTTTTGATGGAGTGCGTCTTAGGCATAAACGAAATGATATGAAAGTCGTAGAAAAACCTATCCACTGTATCACTACAGATACATACCATCGTAGCGCAACAAAATTCGCAGAGTATTATCAATCTCTTACAGGTAAGAAACTCTGCGCAAGAAATATTCGTTCAGTATGTACAGGTAAACGTAATCATGTCAATAATATGAAATTCGAATATATTACTCAAGAACAATTCAATCAATTAAAAGAAAAATATCCAGATAAAGTATACGGAGAACTATTTGTATCTCACGCATCATAAAGGAGAATATAACCACAATGGTAAAAGAATGTAAAGTATTACTACGCAATCAGTATGTTATGGTTGTTGATTTTGATGGAAAAGAAATCCAAATGCCATCCGATCATACAGATAAAAATACTGTATTCGTAAAACATGAAAATGATAGATACACTATCACTTGTAAATTAGAAGAAGAGAAGAAACCTGTGAAGGTTAAACCAGTTTCGAGAGTAAAGAAACAAAAGAAAGTAACGGAGGTTGAGTTAGCTGATGATGTTGCAACAGATGAACAAAAGGATAAATCTGAATAAATTAATCGTAGTTAGTATAAGTAATTAGTAGGGATACTAGCTATGAATTAATGGCTTGTATCCCTATTTTTTACGATTTTCAGGAGAATATATGATATGAAAAAACAAGTATTTGATAGTTTAGAAGAAGTGTTTGAAGCGTTTGGAGAAGATGGAGTTATTCCTATCACTTATATGCCACAGATTATTTTTTATTTAAGTAATTATAAAATTCAACCCGTATGGACTATTCCATCAGAAACAAATGAGGGGAAATTAGCTTTTTATTTTATTAAAGCAGAAACTAAAAAGCCATATGAGGCATGGCAAAAACTTAGACTAGAGAAAGAACATAATAAATTGCAGTTTCAAGGAGAAAATTAATATGGAAATAATGAGAATTACATTTGATAGAAAAGATAATACTTTAGATGGACGTGAATATTTAAATCCTTATCATTTTATTGATGATTATAAAGCAGGAGTATATGATGGATGTCGCAATCTTAGAGTAGAATTTATTGGTGTTTTTACTCATACATATTTAAAGTTTAAAAATTGTCTTGCATTATCTATTTATTTAAAAAGTTGTTCATATAAAAATGAAAAATAGAAACAGGGGACAAGAAGAATAATAATGGCACGAAATGTAGGTAAACAATTTGAAGATAATTTTAAGAAAAGCGTACCAGACTATGTACTCTCCCACCGTCCACCTGATTCAGCACAAGCTTTTGATGTAGGATCAACAAATAAGTTAAGATTCAGTCGTCACAGCCCATGTGATTTGATGGTATTCGATGGAACACGAAATCTTTTTCTTACACTTGAATTAAAAACATTTCAAGGTTCATGTAGCTTTGAACGTGATAAAAATGAAAAAGGAATTGTGCATTATTATCAGATTAAGAGTTTAAAAGATTTTGCACAATATAATCGTGTTATAAGCGGATTAGTATTAGACTTTCGATCAAGTGATAATACATATTTCTTAAATATTAATCAATGGGATGATTTCATCTCACATATAGAAAAGAAAAGTTTTAACGAAAAGGATTTGCTTGAGTATGCAAGTCCTATTTTAATTCATAAAGAGAAATTAAAAGTAAATTATAGATATGATTTAGAATCATTTTTAAATGATGTAAATTATTAAAATCGTAGTTAGGACTAATTGTTAAGTAGTCTATTTTATAGACAAGAGTGTAAATAAGTGGACAAATGTATTTTGCATTCCTTGTTCACACTTACTTAACAATAGGTTTCAAGCCTTAGTGACTGCTACTATCGAAAGATATGTTGCAGATATGAACTACGTTAGAGAAAAGGTTAAAAACACACCTTCAGATGTGCTCGTCAGTCGGAAGCTCTGTGAGTGCCAATCAAGAAACTATGCTAATGTCCTGCATAGATAACAGAGAAACACATATACCCTCTCCAACATTGGCAAGACGAAAATTACTCCGAAAGGAAGGTATCCAGAGATGGAAAATAAAATTGAATATTGTTTTGTTATTGATAAAAATAATAAACCATTAGCTCCGACAAAAATTAATAAAGGTTGGTATTTGATTAGAAAAGGTAGAGCTAAATTAAAAAGTAAATATCCTATGGTGATACAATTAGAAAAAGAAGTTAAATCTGATGAAGACGATGAAAGTCATATGGTTTGTGGCATAGATAACGGTTCTACACATGTTGGTTTAGCTATTGTTCAGAAATGTCTTACTAAAAATAAAGTAGTGTTTAAAGGAACGATTGAGCAACGCCAGGATGTAAAGCATCTTATGGATGTAAGGCGTGGATATAGACGTTACCATCGTTACCACAAAAGATACAGACAAGCAAGATTTAATAATCGTTCATCTTCTAAAAGAACTTGTAGATTAGCACCAAGCATCAAACAAAAGAAAGACGCTATTTTAAGAGTATTATATCAATTAAATAGCTGGATAGATATTCAAGAATATTACCTTGAAGATGTTTGTATAGATATTCGTGCAATGACAGATGATTATAAACCTTATAGATGGCAATATCAGAAATCTAATCGCTTAGATGAAAATTTAAGAAAAGCAACTATCCTGAGAGATGGATGTAGATGTCAAGAATGTGGGAAATCTAACTGTATATTAGAAGTACATCATATTAGAGCAAGAAGATATGGTGGAGCTAATACCATTGGAAATTTAATTACTTTATGTAAAAAGTGCCATGATAAAACAGAAAGTAGAGAAAAGGATTTTGAAGAAAGATATTTCAATATGATTAAATCTAAGCCAAAAAGATTTGATTATGCAATGCATGTAATGCAGGGAAAAACTTATTTGAGAGAAAAGATTTCTGAATTAGGAATATTACATCTTACAAATGGTGGAGAAACTGCTAATAAACGTATTGAGTGGAACATAGTAAAATCTCATAGTAATGATGCCATATGTATTGCAGATGGCATCCCAGATACTTGTGATATTAAAGAGTGGATTATTAAACCAATGAGAAGGAAATCAAAGGCAAAAACTGATAATGTGCTAGGAATTAAGCATAGAGATTTAGTTTCTTATACATATAAAAGTGGAGAAACTCATACAGGATATGTTACTGCTTTATATCCAGAACAATTGGCTTTAAATTTTCAATCAAAAACTAAACATTGCAAGAAAGTAAATGCACGAAAATGCAGATTACTTTGGAAATTCAATAAAATTTACTGGTTAGAACAATGTGTATAATATTGCACATTTATCTATAAATAAACACATTTTATAAAGGAGAAGAAAATATGAAGAAAAGCTTACTCAAGGTAAAAAACACAATCACATTTGAAGATAAACTCAATGCAATTGATCTTATTCTGAATGCTTTTTGGGATGATGAAACAGGTGAATATATACCTTGGATGGAAGAACCTGCACGAGTTATCGCAGTTGGAAAATATTTCATTGAGGGATATACACTTGAAGATGGTGAAAATATTTTTAAACTATATTCATCAGATGATGATTTAAAGAGTCTTATTGATACATTTATTAATCCAGACTATGAGTCAAGATGTGAATCTGTAAAAGAATACATTAAGGTCATGGATTTTGTAGACAAGATGGTTCATGACAAACTTGAATGGACTAAGCAGAATATCATTCATGCAAATCCAGATATGGATAGAATTGTAGAAGGTGTTAATGTATTTATTGACGCATTTAAGAATTTTGCTAATCTTGACCTTACTGCTCTCACGCCAGAAATGGTTAAAGATGGAGTATCTTTTATGGAAAAACTGAAAGAATCTGGTTTTGAAATTAATGCAGAGAATCTTACTAAGATTGTAAAAGATGCTGCGGCATTTAATATTGACAAAGCTAGCCAGGATATTATTGATGCTAAGAATGAACAGATTAAGAAATTACAGGAAGAAAATAAGGAACTAAAGAAAGAGAAATTCAATGTAGTAAACGAAGATAATGTTTCTGGTGGAAAGGCAAATAACAGAAAAAAGAAATAAACTTATACAAGAACCAACACCCTTATAAAATAACAAATGCTATTTGCGTACAACGTGATCGTATATTATAAATGCAATGCCAATGATGTCACAAATGGCAGTCACTAACATGCACACGCTACCACAGTCGAGTGGGATATACATATATGTACCTCCTTGTATTTTATATCTATGTGAAAGGCTAATGCCTGAGTTGTGAAATGTAGGCATAATCATATAGTTGTTATCTCTCGATTATATGCGCTTAATAGTTTACATCGTAAACCTGATAGCATTCCCTGTGGCATATAAGGATGTTGGCTCATGTCATATTTTACCAGATTATGCCGTGTAGTTCAATCAGAACATTTGTTTAACGGAGGGTACTACTCTCCTATCTTATACGGAGGAAATTGTTATGGGAATAATTATGGATGCAATTGATGCACAAATTATTAGACCAAGAGTTGAAGCTGCTGAACAAGAAGGCTTTCAAATGACTCAAACAGATATTCAGAATTTTTATTCAAGTGGATCACCTGTAAAATATATCAGAACTGGAACATATGAAAGTTCACCCCGTTCATCTGGTGTATCTGGTGGTAATGGAAATTATCATTATGATATTCATTTGAATGTAGCAGAATATCCTTACGGCAAACATAGTGGTTTGCAGATCATGAGTGATATACAAAACAACGGTAGTGGGGTTTTGGGTACTCCTGGTACATGGGATGATGCTGTACAGGATATTATAGAGGCTGTAAAAGCTAATTTTAGTTAAGAGGTTAGCTATCAAAAATCTATAAGAAAGAAATAAAACAATGTAACAATTAAACAAAAATGAATCCTAAATTTCATCGTGCAATATAATGCAAAAAAGAAAAGAAGCTACTGTGTGATACAGTAACTTCCTTCTCTTTCTATATCATGAAAATTTTATATGATCTCTTCTCCAACTCTCAGCACTTAATCTTTGTAGAATGAGCAATCGAAATCTAATCCAATAAATCCTATATGAACATGAATTTCTTTTGCTTTTTTGGACACAACACGATGTAAAGCAAAGTAAGCAAATCCAATACCTGCAAATTTCAGTGCATAATCAAGTATGAGATCAATCACGATTTACCTCCTTTCTGTTAGACTACAACATTCAGGAAAATAAATTGTGAAGAACTCACAGAACTTATAAAGATTTTCATGAGATGTTATACCTTTCTTAATAAGCAAAGGTGTTTACAAGTTACACTTCTCAGCAAGTAGCTTCGATTCTTTTATATTATATCGTAGAAATTTATACAATTCAATAAATAATAATGTAGTTTACTCTCCTTTCTTGCGGAGAGTTTTTATTTTTTGTAAGAAAGGAGAATAAATTACTATGGGAGCGCAATTTCAAGTTGACGTAAATGTTGTTACTCATGGTGCGGAAAAAGTTAATGAACTTGAACAAAAATTAAGCAAAATGCAAAATAAATCTGTTGATATTAAATTCAATGTTCAAGGTCAAAATCAAATTAATAATATTATACAACAACTCCAAAATGTTCAGAGACAAGGAATAAACCTTAATCTCAATAATAACAATATGGCACGTTCTGCGCAGAATGCAGCACGACAGTATACGCAAAATTTTCAACGCCAGATAAATTCTTCAAAATTAAAATATAATATTGACACAGGAAAATATGCAGCCGCATCATCTAGAATGAGCAAACAATTAGGGGCATATGGAACTCAAGATACTGCAAATATTCAAAAAGCTACAGCGGCTCTAGCTTCATATAATCAGGCTTTAGATAAACTTCAAAATCATTACAATGGATCTAATGTTTTAGGTAAAAAACAGTTACAACAAACTTTTCAAGATATGACTAAAGCAGGAGATACTTTTAAGAATACTTTGTCTCAAATTAGAGACGAATCGTCAAAAGCACTATCTCCATCTATCGCTAGTGCATCTGGAAATAAAGTTGTTTCATATATGAATGCAAATTCTAAAGCAGTTAAGAAATATGGAGCGGAACTGAAAGAACTAGAACAACAATATCGTTCAATGACAACTGTTGAAGAAAAAGCTAGTTATGATAAGGCATTTACAAATTTAAAATCAAGAATCCAAGCGGAAGGATTAAGTGGTAATTCTACTTGGAGTGAAACGAAACGTGCGCTTGGACAAATTGCTCAGTTTACTGGAATTTATGCTGGCTTGCAACGAGTTATGGTTCAACTTCCAACAGAAGCAATTTCTGCTGTTAAAGATGTAAATGCAGCACAGATTGAATTAACAAAAGTTAGTAATGCTTCTGGTACACAATTATCGCAATACTGGGATGAAGCAGCTCAAAGCGCAACAAAATATGGATCGACAATTAGTGATGTTATTAGTAGTACCGCTGATTGGTCAAGACTAGGTTATAAATTAGATGATGCCAAAAAATTATCAGACGCTACATCTTTATTACAAAAAGTAGGAGATAATATGACACAGGAATCCGCATCTAGTGGATTAATTTCTACATTAAAAGGATTCCAAATGAATGCTGATGAAGTAACCAAAGTAGTTGATGTTGTAAATGAGGTTGCGAATACTGAACCGATTGATACGGCAGGTATTTTTGATGGTTTAACTCGATCAGCTTCATCAATGAAAGCTGCAAACAACACATTTGAAGAAACTGTAGCCTTAATTACGGCAGCAAATAGTGTAGTACAAGATCCAGATTCTGTCGGTATGTGGCTATGCCGACATTAAAAGTAGCTATATTAGTCAAAACCCAGAGATGGAATAGACTAAGGAAAGACAATATAGAATTAATATTTGATTACAACAATTGGGAAGGTTGTAAATTGTATTTTTTATAAATATAGGAGAAATTAAATTGCCAAAAAAAGGTCAAAAAAGTGGATATAATATTCAATGTGAAAATTGTGGTAAGGATATTTACCAAACAAAAACTCAATATAATCGTGCAAAACATCACTTTTGTAGTAATAAATGTCAAAAAGAATTTAAACATAACGAAGTATTTGAATCAAGAGAATGTCCTATTTGTGGAAATTCTTTTGAAGTAAGTAAGAAATCAACTCAAAAATTTTGCTCCACCAAATGTCAAAATGAGTGGCAAAAATTACAAATCGGAGAAAAGAACCCAAGATATACTCAAGTAGAAATTGAATGTGAATGTTGTGGAAAACCTTATTCTGTTAAAATATATAAAACTGAAAATGGTCAACATAATTTTTGTTCAGAAAAATGTAGACGTGATTGGTATGCAAATGTATGGTCGCAAAGTGAAGAATGGAAAGATATTTCTAAACAACGAGCAGTAAAAATACTCTCTGACGGGAAAATTCCATTTACTACTTCTACCCCACAAATTACAATCAATAAATTATTAGATTCGCTTAATATAAAATACGAAAATGAATATTCTTGTAAGTATTTTTCAATAGATAATTATTTATCTGAATTTAATTTAATGATTGAAATAATGGGTGATTTTTGGCATTGTAATCCGTTAAAATATAAGAATATTAAACAGGAAGTACAGATAAAAAGAGTTCCAAAAGATAAAGCAAAACATACATATATTAAAAATCAATATAATATAGAGATACTTTATTTGTGGGAAGATGATATAAATAATAATATTGATTTATGCAAAAAATTGATATTGAAGTATATCAGTTCAAACGGAATTTTAAATAATTATCATTCTTTTAATTATCATTTAGAGAATAACGATCTAGTTTTATCTGATAATCTAATCATTCCATATCAAGATATGTCAAGTAACGAATTAACCAAATACAAAATAGCGTAATTAATCCCCAATGATTTGATTCGCTGATATTAATTCTATATTGAATCCTCAGAGACTGTAATGGTTATTATGGTAACATAATGACCTCCGCTACTGTTAGAAGATACAGTCCGATCTCACACTATAATCTAAAAATGAAATGTGAGAGTTAGCCAGAAATGACTAACCGCCATATTAATTAAATATGGTCAGTAGGGTAATTGTCCCGAAAGTAACAGTTATGACAGCCTTTAAGACAAAATTTTATCGAAATTGTCTTTATGTACAGAAATGTGCATAGTGGAACACATTTAATACTAAGCAGGTAAAGTGTAAAGCCTTACACCACAATAGTGGAGATAATCACACTATGATGGGGCGAAAGCAGAAACAACGTAAGGATGATACATGGTCAAAAACCTAAATATCATATTTACTAATTTTGTATAAATTAGGAATCACTGTTCATGCAACCAAGTACCCTAACGTATTCCGTAGATCATACGGTACTTGAGTCGAGGGTAAAGGTTCAACGACTAGAGCCATGTCGGGACTTAGAAATATCTAATTAGATTATAAAATAAGAGTGGAAATCTCGAATATCTAAGTCAATACTCGTAGGACGCAAGCAAATGGCGTTGGTTAAATACCTTTAAACGAAAAGGTGTGACTGCTGTTTTATTCATAAAACGTGGTTAAGAAATAGTCTACTCTCATGGGAAGCCATGAGCTTTATTTTTATATAAAGTAATATGAGTTGCGATCATATTAAAATACAAGGAATTTCAATGCGTATCAGAGGTGCGTCAACAGACATGGAAAAGGCAGGTCTTGACACCGAAGGTATGGCAGAATCTACCGCAAAACTAAGACAAGAAGTTATGGCTCTTAGTGGCGTGGATATTATGAAAAATGAAAACGAGTTTAAATCTACATATGATATTCTCGATGAATTATCAACTAAGTGGCAAGATTTAACAGATATTCAGCAGGCAAGTTTAACAGAACTGATAGCAGGCAAACGCCAAGGAAACATAGTTTCCTCACTTATGACCAATTTTGACGTTGCTCGGAAATCTCTTCAAACTGCATTAAATGATGCAGATGGATCAGGTGAAAGAGAACTTGAATCTTGGAATAAAGGTATTGAAGCTTCTCTCTCTCATTTGAAGGCACAATTTCAAGATTTTTCTACCAGTGCAATTAGTTCCGATATGTTTAAAGGTATTGTAGATACTGGTACAAAAGCTCTAGGTGTAATGACAAAACTTGCAAAATCAGATAGCAAGCTTGTTAATTTGCCTAATGTTATGGCACTTGGATTAGGTATTTTCCAAGGTAAAAACAACAGCGGTAAGAGTACATGGGATTCGCCCCATGCATTTTTCAAAATGACTTATGCCGCTTGAGAGTTTAGCAGTAATGTGTACGAGCTTATTTATAAGCAAGGACTCTCTGGTGACTTTCTAAAATGGAGTTAGCGGTAATGCGCTACTCTTCTGTATTGAATTTCAGGACGGGAAACTTTCATAGTTCAAAAGGCTATGTCACATGAGTTTGGTACTAAACTTATATTTAATAGGTATAAGTGGCAAATCCGAAAGGATGCGGTATAGTAACAATCCAAACTACGAAGTAATCCGCAGGTAGGGCTTCATTATAATGGATGCCGACCTCAACGAGCGTAACGAAAGCATGGTTATGAAATATAATCATGAAAATGCACTCTAGCGATAGGGAAGATGGATGCCCGATTAATTCAGGGATAGTTTCTATATACTACCCTTCCATTAGCAATGGGAAATTATTTATATATAATTTGTATCGACATATATAAATATTGCAAATATAGAATTGATGATACAACCAAAATTAATATTTGTATGTAATATACGTCATTCCAATTAAACAGAGTGACTCAATGATCATACATATATAAATTAAAATTTTGCATATTTTCTCATTCATACTTATATCACTCTCCTATTAATACTATAGGAAATATTATATCATATGAATGATGAAACATTTTTAAAATTACATAATCAGTATGATTATTAGCATAATCGTAATTAACAAATAGATTAATTGAGGAAAATAAATGAGTAAAAGTTGTTTAACGTTTGATAATTTAATAAAAGAACTTCAAAAGGAAGCGAATGGTTTTTCAATAAATAAAACATATGAATTATATTCGCAAATGAAATATGCGTTTAAATTGATAAATTTCAAAGGAACTTCATTGGAATCATTAGTAAAGTATAAACTTACAGTAGAAAATGATCACATTGTAGGAACAGTTTATTTGGATGTATCACAGATGAGTAGCAGTGACCTTATATTGTTAAAATTTATATGGGATGATTTTAAAACGAATATTTGTAATAGAATAATAGAAAATCATACAGAAAAGGGTAATAATATGTTTAAACTTACTATTTCTTAATTTAAATAATTATATGTATTTTTATAATATGATACTTATTAAAAATATAAACATATGTTCTCGCTATCACATTTATATAATAAGGTATATAATAATATTAAAATAGTTATAGAGAGGATAAATGTATGAAAAAAGGAACTAATGATAAAGAAGAATATATACTTTTTCTTGATGAGACGTTGAAAACATCAAACAATCCTTATTTTTCATTAGCTGGAATAATAGTTAAGCGGAAATACTATGAAGATGTTTTTATTACACGAGTAAATACTATTAAAAAGAAATTTTTTAAAGATACGGATATTATTTTTCATTATAGCGATATGAATAATAAAAAGGGGAAATTTTCATTATTTGAAGACGGCATAATTAGGGATACTTTTTGGAAAGAATATTCTAAATTAATATGCGATCTAGATTTTACAACTATAGGCGTATATTTTGATCAATCTCAAATGACAAAGTTATATAAAACTGAATCAATCAAATGTTACGATATCGCTTTTATTGAAATTTTGCGTAACTATTTACATTTTTTAAAAAGTAAAAACGCAATAGGCTCTATATGTATCGAATCAAGAACTTTTGCAGAAAATGCTTCTCTTCAAAGAGATTATTATTCATTTATTGAAAAAGGTTCTTGCTATTTTACATCACATGATTATGCAAATCATTTTTCGTCATTAGGATTTATCATAAAACGTGACAACTGTGTGGGATTACAAGTTGCAGATATTTGTCCATCAGCCCTTCTTCGATCGGTAAATGAAAGTAAAGATAAATATTTATTGGGAAAAATATATAAATCTAAATTGTATATGCATGATACATCAGAATCCGATGTCCTTGGATTCAAGAAAATCCAATAACATATTGACATTTTGCTATAATATGATATAATATGGATTGAAATAAAAGAATAGCTTGTCTACGGCTTTTATTTCTGTGTGAATTTGAACTATCATTGATAAGATTCTATTCACTGGTGAATTTAATCCATTTACAATACGGATGTCTAGCTTGTCTATTCATCCGTATAATAATATAAAGGGTTATTATAGAATAAATTTATAATTTATTTTACAATAACCCTTTATATTATTTTATGATATTATATCATTACCATTTATACCCACATTTTATTTTGTATATTTTAATATAATTTTTTCATATACAATTTTCGGAACATTTTCTTGTTGGTAATTATCTATAAATTTTTTATCAAACTTCCATTTTACAACCGCACTCTCCCACGATGGAATTTTACTTCCACGTTCAATAAGCATATTAAGATGATCTTTTATTTCAAATTTTGTCATTAAACGAGATTCAATTACTGAGCAAAGAATAATACGTCTAGCTTCTGCTGATAATTTTCTTTGACTGCTTACTGTATATCCGCACCGATAAAGAACAGATTGTTTTTGTAATGCTATAAAATTATCATCTTGGTTATTGGTGCTGTTAGTTGTTTGATCGACAACTTGACATAATATTATTCCACTAATCATGTCAAAATCAGATTTCAACATATAATATTTACCACATGTTTTACAATATGCCAATTGAACATCTAAACATTGAACATCACACGTATCATATAAAACAGGAATTTTAGCTATTACATCTTGCATCTCATGGCTTTCATGTTTACATTTTTGAGTAGTTTTTAACACGATAATGTCTTGTATAGATAAATTTTTATGGAAAGTTATCATTTGAGATTTTTTAACTACTTTAGACTCATGAACATTATCAATTGAAGATATAAATTCTCTTAAAGTTTGAGCATCTTGTAGTAATTGATTTTCTTTTTCTTTATCAAAAATTTTATCGCTTTTCATATATGAAAATAAATCTGACGAGATAACTTCATTTATTACTTTGAGAGAATCTTTTATTCTTTCAATAGCAAGATTTATGGCAGATATTTCATTGCAAACCTCTTTGTCATATCTTAAAATAATGTTTTGTATATATTCTGGTATCATATGTAAATCTCCCTCGTTTATAATAGTATCATTAAACAACGAATCATAATTAATAAAATACACAATGCAGAAGTGGTAATTAGAATATATCCAATTACTCTTCTACTCTTTTTTGAATCATGTGTAATAATAAATTTAGATGATAAAAATATTACTGTTATAAATTCTGCTATTGTAATCAAAATCAGGAATGCGCACGATAATAATATTTCACGTCCACCATCATAAAGTAATATACAACTCACTATTGGACAAATAATGGCTAATATTCCTATTATAATAGGGTAAATAAAATCCAATGATCCATCCGCTAGTAATTTCAATAAGAATAAAATAATTAAAAATATTATAACTCCCATATAACTATCTCTCACTTTATTTATAGTAATTTCATTTATGCATTATAGCACAATATACATCCCAAGTATATAAAAATCGTAGGTAGCTCAATCAATTGCTAATATGCAAAATAAAATTGCAACAAATAATACGCTTAAAACAGTATCGGGTTTAATGGCTTCTCAATACAGAGCAGGAAATGCTCCTAATGTCGATGCTGTTCTGAGAGATGCAAATGCATCAAATGATTTTAAAAGAACATATGGTGCTTATATTGGTAATTATATTCACGAATTAGATCAAAAGAATAATGTTGATAAGGCAGCACTTTCAAGTACTGAAAATTTAACGGCGGCAATTCAACGTCAAGGTGGAACAGTTCCTGTTGTTACAAGCAAATGGGATGCGTTTAAAACGGGATTAAAAGATGTTGGTTCAGTATTTAAGGCATCAGCAATTAACATTGGTGCTAATCTTGCTGTTTCTGCTGCAATTCAAGGTATTGCCACAGCATTTGATTATGTATCTAATAAACAAGAACGCGCAATTGAATCTGGCGATGAAGTAATCCAAAATTATAAAGATATAAATGAGCAGATGGCACAATCTTCTTCCTGGATTGAAACAAATGGCGAAAAATATACCACTCTTTCAAAAGGTGTGAGTTCTTTAGGAACAAATCTTGGATTAACAAACGAAGAATATGCTGAATATCAAGAATTGGCATCTCAGATTGCAACACAATTTCCAGAATTGGTATCAGGATATGATTCACTAGGAAAACCGATTATTAAAGCTGCAACAGATGTTGATACATTAAAAGCTACTCTTAAAACACAAAAAGTCAATCAATATACTGAAAGTGTTAAAAATGCTAAAGATGTGATCGACAAATTAAACGCGGAAGTTAACCAAGATAAAAACTGGTTTTGGGAGGAAGCAGGTACAGACCAACAGTTACAATCATTGGAAAAATTCCAATCTGCATATGAAAATGCTTTTAAAAACAAAGGTGGTAACAAATTTTTAGATTTAAACCAATGGTTAGATGATGGTAATTTCGTAGACGCACTTGATAATGCAGGAGTTAGTGTAAAAGACTTCGGTAAATTAATAAATGAATTAAACGACTCGCAAGGGAAACTTAAGGCTAATAGCGATACTAATGATTTCCTTAATACTATTATTGGATCACAAGAATCTTTAAGAAATCAACGTGAAAACTCTGCTGATGAATTAAAAAGTTATATCCCTGCATTCTTTCAAGAACAACGAGCTTATCAAAATTTATTAGATGATGTTCCAAGTATAGACAGTGAACTTACATCATTAATAAATTCTTTTTCATATGAAGATTTAGAGAAAAATGGGTTTACTGGTGATAAAGCAATTAGTAAATTAAAATCTTGGAGTCAATCCGCTGTCAAAGAACTGCAAAATAAAGACATTCAAGATGCATTAAATGATGTATTTACAATAAATGATGATAGTTCTAAACAATCATTTGATTCGTGGCAGAAAGAAGCAGATGCTGCTCTTAATAAAGCTAGTGAAAAAAGTAAAAGTTTTTCACGTGAACAAATGCGGGAAGCTTCTGGAATCAAAGACCAATGGGAAGAACTAAGAGGTATTCAAACAAAAGTTGCCGAAAGATGGGATGATACAACAGGTATTAAATCAAGAGATTTAAGTATTGAGGATTTAGAAACTCTTGGCACTATGCTGTCTGATACACAATACGATGGACAATCATTTGAAGAAATGGTTGATCAGATTCAGAATGTCCAAGACACATCTCGTCTCACTCTTGAAAATATGCAAAAAGTAGTAACCGATACCACTGCAAGTTTATCAACGTTACAATCTGCAACAAGTGAAGCTTCATCTGCTACGGGATTAACTGCTGATACAATTACCTCTATGGGCGGTATGTTCTCTGACATTGATAATTTTGATAGTGCTGCATTGTTTAAAAATACAGCAAATGGTGTAAAATTAAACACTAAAGCATTATCAAGTCTTTTAGCAGTACAACATGATATTAAAGCAAATGATTTTACACGTTCTATAGAGGAACAGACTAAAGCTATTGCAGAGCAAAACGATGTTGTGCAAGCTCAAACTAAAGGCACAGATGCATATAAGACAGAGCAAGACAAATTAAAATCTATGTTTGCAGATTTATCTGCATTACAACAAGCGCAGTCACAGTATCACGCTCTTTATAAACAACAACAAGAACTCTTCTCTGATTATGGTCAATGGCAACAAGCACAATCTACCGCTAATGCAGGTGATAAGTACAACAATATGGTTTCTGGTCTTCAAGCTGCAAAAGACGCTTGGGACAAAGGACTTGTTGGTACAGATGATTTTAAATCGTTTGCAAAACTTATATCTCCGTCTGGTGCAACAGATGATGTAAACTTTGCCGAAAACTATGCTAAAGCTGCACGTTATCTTACAGAAGATGAGTCTGGTGTGAAGGCATTCTTAAATGACTTATCTTCTAAAGGTCTTGCAGATTTCAATGAAGAGTCTCAGCAATGGTCATATAACGTAAAAGATATGGCAGAAGCTGCTAAACAAATGGGTATGGGTAAAGACTTCATGTCCAATATGTTTGGTAGACTTGAAGACTATGGATTCCATAATAATGTCATTTCTGATGCAGAAGATGGTGTTTTAAAATTATCAGATGCCTATTCCAATCTTGCAGAGTCAGAAGCTAGACTTGAAGATTTGAAGAAAAACGATCCTACTAATACTACCGCTATTGAGCAAGCAGAGAAAGAAGTTTCTGGATATAAGCAAGATATTGATGAACTTGGTACAAACCTGAAAGAAGTCGCTTCACATACAGCAGAGAATTATAATCGTGAACTTGAAACTGCTAAAAATCAGATGAAAACCCTTGCTGATGAACGTGAACGTATTTTAAAGAGTAATGAATACGGTGAGAATACTCAATCGGTTGCTGATTATATGCAGTCACAGATTGACCAGCTAGGTCAGAATTATGGTCTTGATTCTTCTGCCCTTCAACAACAAGCAGATCAAGCTGCAAAAGCATATTCTGACGCATTACAAAATGCAACTATTGAAAATCCTGTTACACCTGATTTTGGTGAAGATACTGCTTCTGCTGATGCTTATGCTAGTGCAGTCGATAAAGTACAACAGGCAAATAAAGATAATAACCAGACATTATCAGATTCTATCAAAACATTACAACAATATAATTCAGAACAAATCAAAGGTATCGACTTATTGGATGGTGCTTATGACAGCGATGAATTAAAACCTGCGGAACAAGCGTTAGATAACATCTGTCAATCTCTTGGTCTTACGAATGAAGAAGCAGGATTGCTTGGACAAGTTCTTGAGTCTATGGGAATTATCAAACCAGAAGTAGATGATTCTGAGGTTAAACAAGCTAAGACAGATGCAGAAGAAACAAAACAAACCTATGATAATTTAGGTGACAGTACAGTTTCTATTAATGCAGATGTTTCTGGCGAAGATAGTGTTGCATCTTTTGTTGACCAATGCTCTTCTATTCAGCAAGGTATGGCTACTACTATTACTGCTACTGTCAGTGGGGAAAGTGAAGTAGAATCTCTCGAAAGTGGTCTTGAGCAAATCCCAGATAATACTCCTACTACTGTTGATGTTACGGTTAATAATCAGCAAGACTTAGATAATATTCAAAGTAAAGTTGATAGCCTTAATGCAGGTGGCAAGGATATTACACTTAATGCTCATATTAAACCAGATAGTGATAGTGAAGTAGAAGTTAAAGCAAAAGATACTACTGTAAAGGTTACGCCTGATCCAAAAGAAGTTGAAGTTACTGCTAAACCTGTAAAAGTTGATGTACAACCATCACAGAAAGAAGTTAGTGTAAGTGCAAAAGTAACGAATAAGCCAAACGCAACTTCCCAAGGAGTTATTAATTATAAAAAAGGTAATGTTGAGAAAGCCGATGGTACTACTTCCCAAGGCATTATCAATTATAAAAAAGGTGATGTCGAAAAGGCAGATGGAACTGTCTCAACAGGTATCATTAACTATAATTTAGGTAATGTCGCTACTCCTACTGGTATGGTTGCTACTGGTGTAATTAACTATACATTAGGAAATGTTGCTAAACCAGGCAAAGCCGCTGGTACATTTGGTCAATCCAGAGCATATGCGCAAGGTAGTCTTACTGATTTATATGCTTATGCAGGTGGTCATGTTTCATTACCAAGAGATGAAAAAGCTCTTGTAAATGAAGTAGGAACAGAATCTATTGTACGTGACGGACAATGGAGTTTGATTCCTGGTGGTGCGCATCTTGAGAATCTTAAAAAAGGTGACATCATTTTCTCTGCTTCTCAGACAGAAGACCTGCTCAAAAGTGGTGCAACACCTGGTCACGCTAGAGCATATGCACAAGGAAGTCTTAGTGATATTTCTCTTGCTCATGCTTTTGGTGGTGGCTCTGGATGGGGTGGATTCGGTGGTGGATTATCCAATAAAACATCGGTTTCATCTGGATCATCTGGTTCATCTGATAGCTCTGCTACTCAGCAACATACTGATGCTGTTCAAAAAGATACATCCGCTACAGAAGATAATACCAAATCTGCAAAAGATTCTACCGAAGCATTTGACTGGGTAAAAACTAAACTTGATAAATTTGCAAAATCTGTAGAACGTATTTCCAATCAGATTACGGACTACATATCTTCTACTTTCAAAACTGTACTTCTCAAGAGACAGGTCAAAGCAGTTGAAAAACAACTCAAGGCGAATGAACAGGGTTATACTGCTTATATGAATAAAGCTAATTCTGTTGATATTAGTGACGACTATAAGAATAAGGTAATCAATGGTACATTCTCAATTGAGGAAATTGATACATCTTCTGACTCTGGTAAACAGTTAGCAAAAGATATTAAAAGTTTTCAAACTTATTATAACTCCGCACAAGATTGTAAAGACACAGTACAGGAGTTAAACAACAAACTTCTGGAATTATATGAAACAATTGTAAATATGCCTACAGAAAAGGCAGAGAAAAAGATTGACAGATTAAAGACTAAACTTGAATCTCTCAATTCTGTTTCTGATACAATTTCATTAGGTGGATCTGCAATCGCAGCAATGCAAAATCAGATTAAGATTGATAATCCTGGTCTTAGTAATGCACAGAAGAAGCTTGATAAGGCTGAAACTGCCAGAAATGCAACTAAGAAAACTCGTGCTAAAGCAAGTAAGACTTTAAAATCTGCTACGGCTGATGCAGAGTCTACAGGAAATACACTTATCAAGGAAAGTGAGAAACAGACAAAATCCATAGGCAAAAAACTGAAAAATGCCGCAAAGTCTAGCACAAAGAAAGCTACTTATAATACAATTGCACAGGCAATTCGTGAAGGCAAGCCAGTTAATACAAAGAGACTGAAAGGTTCTGCACTGAAATATGCGAAATCATATAACAGTTCTTTAAAGCAAGGCAATACTATTGCTTCCAAGGTTAAGGCAGGTAAAACTGTTAAGACTTCTGGAATGTCAAATATATTGAAGTCTACGGCACAGGCATATAACACTGATGCAAAAGAGAAAGCTTCTGCACAGAAAGTATATGACAATGCTAAGAAAGCAGACGAAAAAGCCCTTGATAATCTGACTAAGGCTCAGAAAAATAAAGAGAAATTATATTCAGGTTCTACTAAGGAACAACAGATTCTTGCGACAACAAAAGGTAAGAAATCATATGTATACCAGAATATGCTTCTTACACAGGAAACTAAGAATCTCAAGGAACAGAACAAACATCGTCAGAAAGCTTTAAAAGAGACTCGTGATAGCTATATGAAAGCAAAAAGCAAGTATGATACTGCTGATGCTGATAAAACGAAATCTCAGAATAAAATTCTGAACAATAAATCTGCTATGTCTAAATTGAATAAAACTCAGAAAAAGGCATTAAAGGCAGGTAAAACAGTAAGCACAAAAGGTATTACTGATCCAAAAGTGCTGAAATGGATTCAAGACTATAATGAAAAAGTCAAGAAATCTACGGATTTAAGCAAGAAACTTCGGATTGAACAGGAAGCTTTGGATAAAGCAACAAGCGAAGCAGCACAATCTCAGGCAGAATACGCACAGTCTATCGTAGAAAATGCAAAGAAGAAACTTGAGAATATTGCAAACTATTATGATTCCTTTACTTCTCAATGGGAAAACAGGAACTCTATGTATGAAGCATACATGGATAGGATGCAGACACAGGGTTACAATCTGAGTACGAAATTCTACGAAGCAGAGATTGGACAGCAACAGAAAATTGTTGACAATCTGTCTCAGAAGTATATCGCAATGAAACGTAACTTTGCGAATTTAGTAGCAGATCCAAATAGCGGAATCAAAGAAGGTACGGAAGAATACTATGAGATGCAGAATGAGATTGACCAAGTTGCGATTAGCTTGAAAGAAGCACAAAATAAAGTGGTTGAGTTCCAAGCATCTATTCGTGACCTTAAATGGGAACAGTTTGACCAGTTGCAGGAAGCCATCGGTCGTATTACCAGTGAGTCAGATTTCCTGATTGACCTTATGAGCCATAAGGATATGTATGACAAAGATGGCAATATGACAGAACAAGGTCTTGCTACTATGGGATTGCATGGTGTCAACTATAATACTTATATGGCGCAAGCAGATAAATATAAGGAAGAAATGTTGAAAATCAGCGAGGAACTTGCGAATGATCCTAACAATCAGAAACTCATTGATCGTAAAAATGAATTGATTGACGCACAGCAACAAGCCATCTTATCTGCCGAGGATGAAAAAGATTCTATCAAGGATTTGATTCAGGACGGTATTGATAAACAGTTGGATGCTCTGGATGACTTGATTGACAAATATCTTGATTGCCTTGACAGTGAAAAATCTTTATATGAGTACAGAAAAAAGATTGGTGAACAATCTGAAAAGATTGCTTCTCTACAGAAACAGTTATCTTCTCTGCAAGGTGATAATTCAGAAGAGAATAAAGCAAAGTTGCAGAAACTCAAAGAGGATTTAAAATCTGCACAGGATGATATGGAAGAAACTCAATATGACAAATATATTTCTGACCAGAAGAAACTTCTTGATGAACTCAAGCAGGACTACAAGAAAGCTCTTGATGACAGAATGGATAATGTTGATGTACTGATTTCTGATGCTATAGCAAGTATCAATAGTAATTCATCTAATATTTCTCAGACATTACAGACAGAATCTAAGAATGTTGGATATACATTATCTGGTGAGATGCAGACTATCTGGACAAGTCAGAGTAGTATTATCTCTCAGTATGGAGATGATTTCTCTAGTAAATTAACAGGTGTTAATTCTGCTATTGAAAATGTCTATAATCGACAGAAAGACATGATTGATGCTATTAATGCTATGGCTGAAAAATGGATTACTAAAGCAGACCAGATGTTGCAGCAACCTACTAAAACAGAAGGAGTTCTTGAAGAAGTAGAACAAAAACCAGATAAAGATAACGTTGCAGAAGGAAATCCAACACCAGATCCACCAAAAGTTAGTGATGATGAATCCATTAGAGATGCGGTGTTGGTTGATCCTGATGAACCAAAGAAAAAGCCAAATAAAGACAAGACAGGTAACAACAAAGCCGAAGTAGGCGATAAAGTTACTTTCTCTTCTGGCAGATATTACGAAGCATCTGATGGTTCTGGTGCGTCTGGTAATATGTATCTTGGCAAGAAAGTTAAGATTACACGAATCAATAAGGGTTCTAAATATCCATATGCTATTGATGCTACGGATGGTACTGAACTTGGTTGGGTAAAACTCAATCAGTTGAAAGGCTATGCTTCTGGTATCATGAGGGTTCCGAATGACCAGTTAGCTTGGACACAGGAACAAGGTGAAGAAGCTATTGTCAGAAATGATGGTAGTATTCTAACTCCATTAAGTAGAGATGTGTCTGTACTAAATGCAGATATGACTAAGAACTTATGGGACTTCATGGGTAATCCTGGTTCATTCTTGAGTGATTATAGTGATGGTGAGAAGTTTGGTGTGAAGAATATTGATAATTCTAGTAGTGTTGATGTTGGTGGTGTTACAATTCAGTGTAATATGCCTAACGTACAAAATGCAAATGATTTATTACATGAACTCACAACAAACAAGGACATTGAGAAAGCTATTAAAGCAATGACGATTGATCGAATCAGAGGTGGAAGTTCATTAGCCAAATATAAGTATAGAGTTTAATTTTAGGGAACTACTCTTTCATCGGAGTAGTTCTCATTAAAAATTGACATAAAATATATAATATAAGAAATTGACCAGAAACTCTTTACAACGATTTAAATTTGTTGTAAGATAACGAATATAAGAAAAAGACAGATTCCGTTAGACGGTTTGAGCCAAACTTTGGAAGGTTAAAGGCTAAATAAATTTAATTATTCAACGCATTAACGATCGCTATTTGGATTATGGCGGTCGTTTTTGCATCTATAATATCTTAGAAAATCCAGTACACAACCAGCAATAACACCGCTTATGATTTGGATTCCTATTTTATACATAGTATCAAGAATCACACTATATCCTCCTTTGTAAGTTATTTCCAACATGAAGTCATGAGGATATCTATATAAACAGAACATCACTGTTCTGACGTGACTCAGACCGCTAACAACCATCCCAACTAGCCTTTAGAATTAGAACGTGGAATCTGTCTTACAGTATATTATATAAAATGAATATATTTGTGTCAATTATAATTCGACAAATTTTACAATTAAGAGACTATCTATGATTGGTAGTCTCTTTTTATATGGAAAGAGGTAATTAAATGTCAGATAAAACTGTACAAGATTTACTTGATAAAAGTATAAAACAAGATGTTGCAAAACAACAACAAAATAAGATTCAAAAATTGCAGGAAAAAGTAAAAGATATAGAGCAGAATGAATCTGCTCAAATATCTGATATGGATAAAAAATATCTTAAAGATTTGAAACATCAGTGGAATGAACTTTTTATTGAAACTGTAAAAGTTAAAACACAGTATGAACTACTTATTCAAGATGTAAAACTGATGAAAGAAATTACACTTGCGATTAATAAAGGTGATACATGGAAATATAAACTTGCCAGATGGCTTGTTAGATAAATAGAAAATAAATGGTAAAGGTGGTGAAGTATGAAAGTATTAGATTTTGAATATGATGGAACTTTAGCTTCAAGCAAAGGAATTGTAGTTTGTTCATTTGATTCAAGCGATGATGAAACAGTAGATTATGGTTCTAAGATAAATTTTGACGTAACATCTATGAGAAATGGAAAAGAATTTGTCTTGGTTAATTCTGGATATGATGAAGCAGGTGAATTTACTTTTCAAATTTGTAAAGATCCTTATATGCAATTAAATCGGGGAAACAAATATTTCACCACTGATGAACAACGTTTTGTGTATAGATGGCTTAATAGAAACGATGGGTTTCACATTTTAAAAATAATCACATCTGAAAATCAAACTATGCTATTTAAAGGAAGTTTTAATATTAAAGCAATTGAATTTTGTGGACAAGTAATTGGCTTTGAATTGACATTTACAATGGGTAAACCATTTGCGACACAGGATTGTAAAACAATCACACATACATTTAATGCAAATGAACAATTCCCTATCATAGATGAATCAGATGATATAGGATATATTTATCCTGATATACAAATTAAATGTCTTTCAAGTGGTGATTTAAAAATTACAAATTCTATCGAAAACCGTACAACAATAATTAAGAATTGTTCTACAAATGAGGTTATTTCTGTTGATGAGAATTTAAACATATCTACTTCTCTCTCATCTCATAAATTATATAATGATTTTAATTTTGTATTCTTTAGAATTGCAAACTCTTATGAGAATAATCAAAATATCATTTCTGTAAATATCCCATGTGAAATTACAATTAAATACTATCCTGTTGCGAAAGGAGTTGGACTTTAAGAATGAACGTACATAAATTAAGAATGGACACCTCTGGCAACGTAGAGGATATTAGTTTTGTTCTCGCTAAGAAAAATGGAGATAAACTTGGCAATATTGTAAACGTAGATAATATTGTTGCAAAACATTCCATGAAAGAAGCGTCAGATATTACATTTGCTGCACATAAGAAAATGAATGACAACATCATTAAATGTTGGAATGATATCAAAGATTTTAAATTAGTTTGGATTCCTGAGTGGGATATGTGGTATGAAATTACCGTAGAAGTAAATGAAGAAGATGAAAATATTAAGAATATTTCTGGTAAGACTTTAGGTGAAGCCGAATTATCTCAAATTATGTTATATGGAATCGAGATTAATACTGAAACAGATATCGCTAGAGAAGACTACAAAATTCCTACAACATTTTATAATCCAGATCATCCAGAAGCTTCATTAATGGATAGATTGCTTACCGATAAAGCACCACATTATAAAGTCAAGCATATTGATAAAAGTTTGATGAACTTACAAAGAACTTTTACTTTTGATGATACATCAATTTATGATGCACTTCAAGAAGTTTCAGAAGAACTTGATTGTTTATTTATATTTGGGTGTGGTTCTGATGAGAATGGAAAACCAGAAAGAACAATTTCTGTATATGATTTGGAAGCAAATTGTGTAGATTGTGGGAATAGAGATACGTTTGTTCATAAATGCCCTAAATGTGGAAGCACAAATATCATATTAGGATATGGAGAATATACAAATGTATTTATTTCAAGAGATAATCTTGCTGATGAGATTACATATTCAGTTGACACTGATTCTGTAAAGAACTGCATGAAACTTGAAGCAGGTGATGATTTAATGACCGCTGCTATTCGATCATGTAATCCTAATGGAACAGATTATATCTACTACTTCCCAGATGAAACAAGAGAAGAAATGTCACCAGAATTGCAAGAAAAATTAAAGTCTTATGATGCCTTATATGAAAAGTATCAGTCTGATTATAACTTTACTATAAATGATTCTTTTGTGACAAATTATAATGCGCTTGTAAATAAATATAAAACTTATGAAGAAGATTTAAAAGATACAGAGATTAAAAATCCTATTGTTGGATATCCAAAATTGATGCGTATTTATTTTGATACGATTGATATGGTGCAACTTTTAAGAAATAAGTTAATGCCACCAGTTAATAAGCCAGATAATAATGCAAAATCACAGGGCGAATATTTGATGGCTAATCTCCCATCTTCTGCTTCTACTACTTCTCTTAAAAATCTTTCTGTGTCTACTGCTGATAATATTATGGTTATGTTGGCACAATCTATTGTCAAAGGTGTTTTCAAAGTTACAGTTACAAATACTACATTGTCTAATAATGTATGGAAGGGTAAGTTTAACTTAGAGAATTATGCTGATAAAGATGATAAATTTACTTCTCAATTCGTATCAATCAGCATTAATGAAAATTACGAATCTTATGTAAAACAACGTATAGATTCTATTCTTGCTCGTTCAGATGAAAATTACTATGATATCGTAGGATTATTCAAACAAGATATGACTGTGTTTAAATCACAGTTGAAAAAGTATTGTTTAAATACATTACAAATATTTCAAAAATGCTGTCAATCTTGTATTGATATGATGGTACAACAAGGAGTTTCTTCAAACAGTACATCAAGTATATATGGAATAAATACAAAAGTCCTGTATGAGAATGTATATGTTCCTTATTATAATAAGATGAATGCAATTCAAGATGAGATTAAAGTACGTGAAGATGAATTGTATACTGTTGAAGGAAAATATAATAATCAGAATCAACTTGTACAAGATGGTATCCAGATTGAAATTGAAAGAATTATCACAGAAGTACAAGATGCATTGAATTTTAAAAATTACATTGGAGTTGATTTGTATAAAGAATTTAGTTCCTTTATCCGTATGGACAAATATTCTAATGATAATTATATTTCTGATGGACTCAACAATACAGACTTAATGAAGAATGCAATTGAGTTTATTACAGTTGCTACAAAAGAATTATTTAAGTCTGCTACTCTCCAACATTCTATCACGGGAACAATTAAGAATTTCTTACGAATGAAAGAATTTGAGCCTGTGACAAATAACTTTAAAAATGGTAACTGGATTTGTGTTGGAATTGACGATAAGGTATATCAATTAAGAATTATCGAGTATGAAATTGATTTCTCTGATACGCAAAATATTAGTGTTACATTTTCTGATATCATAAAACTTCCAGATGGAATGTCATATTATGAACGACTGGAAGAAGCAGCTTCAAAGATGGCTACATCTTATAATGGTGTAGTTAGACAATCTATCATTAATACTGATTTCAAGAATAAAATGAATGAAATGATTACTAAAGGTTTAAGTATGACCAATACAAAAATCGTTAGTAATGCAGACAACCAGGATATTACGTGGGACGAACATGGATTGTTATGTCGTGAATATGATGATATTCTTTCTGATTATACAGATTCGCAATTAAAAATTATCAATCATGGTATTTATATCACTGATGATAATTGGAAAACCGCAAGAGCTGGCATAGGTAATTTTATTTATTATGATCCGAAAGATAAAACTTACAAAGAAAGCTATGGTGTTATCGCTGATACTCTTGTGAGTAATTTAATTCTTACAAGTGAAGTAGGTATTTACAATGAAGAAAAGTCTATTGAGATGGCTAAAGATGGAATCATTGTAACTACCAATACTATGAACAAAAATGTATTTACTATCCGTAAGGAAATTACAGATGATGAAGGTAACGTAACTTACGAAAGACAGTTATATATTGATGATAATGGAAATATCAGATTAGCAGGAAACGCTTCTATCGCATGGGATAGCATCACAGGAACAGAAAATGTCGTTGTAAAAGATACTCTTGATACTCTTATGGATACTTTACAAAAAGAATTTTCAGATAAAATTGTTGATCTTGAAAAGCAAAATGATAAGAAAGCAGAGACATGGTATCAAGGAACTGATCCATCAGTTGATTGGAAAACGACTGCTGATAAAAAAGGACACCAAGGTGACTTATGGTATGATACCCAAAATCAGAAAACCTATATTTATGGTGTAAATGGATGGGAAGAAACTAAAACTAATCCACCAGATGATGTGTTTGATAAAATTGATGGGAAAGCACAGATATTTATTGTGCAACCTATCCCTCCTTATAATGTTGGTGATTTATGGTTTAACAATGAAACATCAGATATTATGACTTGTATAAAAGCAAGAGCCACTGGAAATTTCGATTCTACTGAATGGGAAAAGAGAAATAAATATACAGATGATTCTAGCTTATCTACATTTTTAAATAACACATATAAAACAGATATTGGAAATATCCAAAATCAGATAGATGGGAAAATCGAAACATATAGACAAAGTGAAGATCCTTCTCTTTCATGGACTGATGCAGATAAGACTAAACATATTGGTGATTTATGGTATAACACTTCTACAAATGAAACATTTATGTATACTGGTTCAAAATGGGATGCTGTTTCAGGGAATATACCAGATGAAGTTTGGAATACTATTGATAAAAAAGCGCAGATATTTACTGATACTCCAAAAACACCTTATAACAAAGGGGATTTATGGTTTGTTGGTGAAAATGGTATATATATTGATACAGAACATCCAAATGAATATAGGAATGAAATTCTTACTTGTATAAATCCTAAAGCTGATGGAACGTTATTTAGTATTAATGATTGGCAAAAGAAAAACAGCTATACAGACAATTCAGCATTAAATGAGTTTAAAAACAATGTAGGCTATACTCAGATTAACAGTGAATGGGTAATTTCACCAAATATCAAAGGTGGACATTTAATGATTACTCAGAATGGAAGTCAATATTCTGCTGAGATTACACCAGACGGTAAGTTAAAAGCTACAGGGGCAGAAATTACAGGAAAAATTATTGCTACTTCTGGTATTTTTACTAACGTAGATATTCAGAGTGGTAAAATTGGTGGATTTACACTTGCAGATAATATATTGTCAAGTAGTTTTGCAACAATCAGCCCATCATCTTTATCATATGGAAGCAATTTTTCTGTTGATTCAAGTGGAAAGTTAAGTGCGAATGGTGCAACTATTACAGGTGATATTAATGCTACTTCAATTTATGCAAAAGATACATATAATATATATGTTGATGGGAAAAATAAGGCATCAAAGGTAATATGGTGTGACACGAATGAATATGAATGGAATCCAAGTGCAGGATATGCTGATTTATATATGGGGCATGATGGCAAAGCATGGATGGAATTTTTAGATTCATCATATAGTAATTATAAATTTATCCGAAAATCTATTATGGCTTCTCAGTATTTTAATACAAGCAATCGCCAAAATAATTACTCTTCTGTAAATTGTGTTACTGACCAAGATACAACATATATTGAGTTTACAACAATAAGGAATGATATGCCAGCATCTGTTAGACTACAAATTGCTAATGATAGCGGATTATGTTTTATTCCAGGAGATGTAAATGATAGTGCATTGACTTACGATGAAACAATTAAACTTGGAACAAAAAGTCATAAATGGATGCAAGTTTGGACTAAAAATTTGTATGCAAACGGAGATACAGTTAGATTCTCTGGAATATCCGCAAAATCTTCAACTAGATATCTTGTTATTGATGACAACGGAAATGTTGGGTACAGAGATGGCAATAATACCGAAGGTGGCAATGCATCTAGTTATGGTTCTCTCACTAACAAACCACAAATTAATGGACACACTTTAGTAAGTGGAAATAATACATTATCTAATTTAGGGATCGCTGCACGATCACATTCCCATTCAAGTTCTGACATTAATTGGAGTACTACATTAGGATATAAAGGATTTGGTCATTGCCACACGGTTCTTATTAATAGTGATAAAAATATGTGTGTTGCCATTAGTAATGATAGTGTTCCTGCATTCACTCCTTATAATGTTACATCATATACCAATATTGATAATTATATGGTAAGTGCTGGTGGCACTTGTAATTTAGGAAGTACATCTGCTCCTTGGAATAAAATATATGCAAGTGAACTATGGCTAAACGGGAAACAGTTTACCACTAGCGGATCATCTGGACGAGGAATAGCTTCTATCACTTCTGGTGGGACATCTGCGAATGGACTTAAAATTACTTTTAATAGTAATTGTCAAACAGAATCCACAACCTATGACTGGGTTCAAATTTTCTATGAATCGAATGGAAGAAAAATAGCTCTTTCAAAATTAGGTGGTTCATTTGGTGGAACTACTGTTAGTATCCCATCCACAACATTTTGGTTATATTGGAGAACAGATTCTTCAAGCGATTCTTTTTATGGATTCTCAATTGATTCTATCACACCAGCAAATGTATCATCTCCTTCTCTTTCTACAACATCAGATTCTTTCCCAAGTTATCCCGTAACAGAATTATCAGGTAGTAATTATCCAGAAAGTTCACATGGTAGTTATGGAAATAATATAAATCAATTATGGAGATATACTTATTCTGGTGGAAAAACTGGATCATATAAAATTACACTAGAAGATGGAACAGTTTATACATTAAACACATCACCAACTGTAAATCAGGCTACGAGTTCTACTGCTGGTATTATGAAATTGTATTCTAGTACAGGATCTAATACTGATGGTACTATGACGCAAGCTGCTATTAAAGCTGCTATTGATGCTATTGATACAAGTGGTGGTGGATATACTGCTGGCGTTGGTATTAAAATTGTAAACAATCAAATTAGTTTAACTGGGACTTCTAAAGATAATTATAGATATGTCAGAAATCCTATTGATGGAACACTTCATATGTCTAATGGTTGTGGATGGGATCTTGTTAATACAGATAATAAAGAAGTTACAGGAATTTACTGTAATGGTAGTAATGAAGTAATAATAAGTGAAAAAGATTATGATACCATATTACGTGGCTCATCTATACAATTAGGCAACAGCAACACAATTGTTAAGATTCCATATTTGCCAAATTATACATCTGCGTCAAAATATCTTGTAGATGATGGTAACGGGAATATAGGTTGGAAAACAATTTCATCTTCTGGTGGAGGTTCTTCTATTACAGGTGGATTAACTATTAAACTAGATGGAACTCCTCAGATAAGTTCATGGAAAGGTGCATCAGATGCATCTGTAAATATAACGGCAAGTAGTATTGGAGCTGCTACTACAAGTTGGGTTAAAAGGGAATTTGGAAGTAAAATAGATGTTTCTAATGGATATTTATGCTTATATAACAATAATGGTTCTCAATTAAGCTCTGTACAATTACCAACAAGTTCTGGTGGTGGGGGAACAACTTATTCTGCTGGCTCAGGTATTTCTATTTCTGGAGCTACTATTTCTGTTGATTATAATGATTTATATGTAAAAAAAATATATCATAGTTCGGATACTTCGTTATATGTAGAAGTTACAACTAACGCAGCAAGATATTTTGGTTGTAATTATGATCAAGGTTTGAATTTAGGAGACGCAAATTGTAAATGGAAAAATATTTGGGGAAAAAATGGAAATATAACAGGCTCTGATGAAGAGTTAAAAACACAAATGTCAAAAATTAACGATATTCCAAATATAGAATCTATTTATATGAAATTAAATCCAATAAAATATAAATATAAAAATTTTGATTCAGAAGAAGATCATGATAGATTTCATTTTGGATTTGGAGCAAGAGAAACTGAAAAAATATTTAATGATAATAATTTAGATACAAGTGATTATGGATTAATTTGTAAAGACATTTTACTCAAACCAAATAAAGCAGGTAATATTATTGAATACGCATTAAGATATGGCGAATTTATTGCTCTCAACACTCACATGACTCAAAAAGCCCATCACCGTATAGACTCTCTCACAGAAGAAAACCAAAAACTTAAAAACACTATTCTCTCATTACAAGGAGAAATTGCAATTATAAAACAAAAATTGGAGGAATTCGCATGATTAAAATTAATACAACAACTAATGTAAGTGCAAATATTTATGTTGGTGAAGCAGAAAATCAAAAGAATGTCGCTTATGCAAACGCATCTGTAAGTAAAAACGGTGACGTTTCTATTAACAAATCTATTCAAGATGGCGAAGCATTCAAAGCTAATAAAGAAGCGGTTCTGAAAGATTTCACAGAATTTGAAACTTATGTATACAGTTTAGTAGATACTGCTGAATAAGATATAAATACATAAATCATTGCAACAGACTATGGATTAATTTCTGTAGTCTGTTTTATTATGCCTAAAATCAAGGAGAAGAAATTATATGAAATATAGAAATATTGAAATCATTAATGTAATTAACTTTCTAAATAAGTTTGGTGATATGAAATTACCTGCAAAAATTAGTTTCGCTATTATCAAGAATCAAAATTACTTCAACAAGGAATATAAGGATTATACCGATGTTCTGCAAAAGACATATGAATCTTATTCAGACCACTTTAAGAAAGATAAAGAGGGGCAAGTTGTTGTAAATAAATCTGGCATTCCAGAACTTGATGATAAAGATGTTGCCAATAAGATGTATGAGGAAATCAATGATTTACTCTCTCTTGAGGTTGAAGTAGGAAGATTTTATATTGATGAGTCTACATTTGACTATGATGATTCAAAATATGATGTATTAACGCCAAAGGATATGTTTGCCTTAATGGACTTCTTATGTTGTAAAGACGAGGATAAAACAGAATGACAGAACAAGAATATAAACAGAAAGAAGCAAAAATAAAAGAACGTAATAAAAATATTACGATGAAACGGAAACTTCATCGGATGAAAAAGAGTAGATTCAAATTCAAAAAAATACGGACAAGTAAAAAAGTTCTCTGGACAATCATTGTGATCTGTTTAGAGATTTTATTTTTCTCTGAATATATGGCATTAAAAACTGAGGACACAAGTTTTATGTATGCACTTATTGGGGTTGCTACTACTCTCATACCCACTGCGCTAGGTTATTTCAAAATGAGTGATAATGAGCATAAACGTGGTCAATTTGAAATGCCATTAAATGAAGACTACTCTCCCACCGTTGATGGACAGACTGACAGCGATAATGCTGTTGGATAATAAATAATACAAGGAGGACGCATATGAATATTTTAAATGGTATCAAAAACTTCTTATCTTTAATCAATGATAATTGGACTACTATCTTAGTTATCATTGGTTTGGCTTTAGCTTTATGGAAGAAAATTGAATCATATTCAAAACTTTCCACAGACAAGAAAATTGAAATTGCGAAGAAACAGATTTCCGAAAATATCTTAAAATTGATTACTCAAGCAGAGAAAGATTATGCTGAATGGGAAAAGGCAGGAAGTATCAAGCGTAGTGAAGTAATCAGTGAAATTTATAAGGAATATCCCATTCTTGCAAAAGTTGTAAATCAAGAGGAACTTGTTAAATGGATTGATGAACAGATTGATAACGCGCTCCCAACATTGAGGGATATTATTAAACAAAATGAAAAAGATACATTAGACACAGGGAAGTAATGAGGTAAATAATCATGGACAAAAATATGGCAAATCGTATGTGTTGCGATTTAGACATCCGAGATTATTATACCAAAGCTCCTATAATGCGTGTTGACTTTTGTAATACAACAACATATGGATTTAATTCTGATGCTGTTTTTGCCAATCGAAAAGGCGCAAAAGCTATCAAATTTGAATCTCCACTTGAAGGTAATATTGATATTACATTTCAAGTACATCCATTTAAAGTATATTCTCTATTGAATGGAGGTCAAGTATTAACCGATGCACTTCTTGTAAGACGTGAAAATATTACTGCTTCTGTAGATGGTAAATTGACTTTACAACACTCTCCTATTATGGGGAGTGTTTTTGTATATCCAGAAGATGATTTTACAGGACAAGAAATACAAGGTTCTGTTGCAGGAAATACGTTTACCTCGCAGACAACTTCCGACATCAAAACTGGTCAGATTTATACTGTTGGTTATCTTGAGAAGAAAACAGATGGAGTAAAACGTATTGCATTCAATAATCGTAATTACTCTTCTGTCTATTATATTCAGATGATAACTACTAATAAGGATGAAGATGGCAATGATGTTGGAATGCGTCTTATTGCATACAAATGTTGTCCTAAACGTGAATTGGAAATTCAATTCTCTTCTGATGATTCTCCTGCTGAAATTACAATGTCATTTGAATGTTTTCAAGATGAAAATGAAAATGTTATGGATATTGTTAAGATTGAAGATAGTGACTCTGAGGAAGTTGAAGATATTTGGATTAATTTCGCAACAGGCACATTGGAAACTTACTCACCTACTTATTATATACAAAATGGATATTTATTACAAAATGAAGTAAAGGAGGATGGATATTAATGGCTACAAAAAATCTCGGAAAAGTGTTTATGACTCCGAAAGGTCAATGGGATAAAACTTTAAGTTATACAAAATTAGATATTGTAACTAATAAAGTTGGCAAAATTAGTAGTGGATATATTGCTACTACTGACATTCCAAAAGATACTGAAATTGCCGATGCTAAGTGGTTAAAATTATTTGATCTTGTTGACGGTGATATTACAGACGAATATAAAGCATTACAGAAAGATGTAACTAATAAGGCTACAAATGTTGATACAAATAAAAAAGCTATAGATACAATTTATACTGCTATGCAAAAATTGTATGATGTTGAGATTTCTACTACTACTCCAACAAATGAGCGTACAGGACTGTGGGTAAATCCTGATGATGAACAATCAGTAAATATTCCAGAGTTAAAGGATAATGTAGTAAACACAACAGACACATGGAGTTCTCAAAAAATCTATACAGAACTTCAATCTCTGTTAGCAAAAATCACAGCATTAGAAACTAAGACACAGACTGCATCTGATGCGGATGCCGCTACATATTTAGGAGGAAATTGATATGAGTGATGAGATTAAGGTAAATTCTGAAAATACCCCCCCCCGCAAAAATTTAGCAACTTTAGGACAAGTTAAGGATGCTTTGGATAAGAGAGACGAAAAGATTGATTCGCTAAAGGAAGATATCGGTGGTATATATGCGTGGCAAGAAATAACTTCAATAGAAGTTGTGGATGGAAAACTTTTACAATTAAAAAGTAAAGAAGAATATATAGCCACTGATGCACACTATTCAAAGACGGAGATTCCTGATAACGTAAAAAAAATAAAAGTAAGTGGAAGAAGTGCTTCTGCACAATATGAATATGGACTTGGTGCATTTTACGATGCAAATTGGGGTTATATTGAGTCTATTGATTCAGAAGATTTAACGGAATACGATAACAAAGAAGTCAACGTCCCAAGACTGGCAAAATATATTATTATCAATTTTAATGGTGTAAAAGCAAAGAATGTTTCTGCGTTTATGATAATACCAGTTGCTAACAAACTAAGAAAAATAGATAATTTATGTAATGATAATACTATTCAAATTCAAAAAAATATATCTAACATATTAGATATACAGAAGAAGTTTGAATTTGATATAGAAATGAATATTGCAGGGGTGCTTAATGCTGACCCGACACAGCCAACCAAAATAGTTTATTCTGATGATGAAAATGCGCGTTGCTCAGACTATATTGATTGCCAAAACTTTAAATATATATCAGCAAAATGCAACGGTAGCGAATGGATGTGGGTTATTGCGTTTTTCAATGCTGATAAATTGTTTTTACCTGATATTAGCATTACAGGGGTAACCGGTAAACTAACTTATGAGGTGGAAATTCCAGAAAGTGCAAAATATGCAAGAATTTCTCATTATAATATTGGAATTTCTTATGGAGCTAAAATTTTCTTTTCCAATGAAAACATTGATAAAAACATTTTTGATTTACAAAAAAGAGTGGCTGTGCTTGAAGCTCCAGACGATGTATATAGTGGGTGTGAGTTTTCATTGTTCAGAAAGTGGGGATTGATTGGCGATAGTCTTTCCGTAGGACATACTGTATCAAAAGATGGGAAAACAACTTTAGGGAGAAATATTTATTATTCATGGGGACAGTACCTTGCAAGACGGATTGGAAATACTTGTCTAAATTTCGGTAGAAGTGGAGTAACATCCAAACTTTGGATGGATACATCAGAAACATATTGTTACCCAAGATTGATTAACCCCGACAATTTATGTCAGGCATATATTATTGCATTAGGTGCTAACGATGCAGAAATGACTTTAGGTAGTATTGCAGATGTTAATTTTAACGATATGTCTCAAAATGCAGATACAGAATATGGATGCTATGCAAAGGTTATCAACGCAGTAAGAACAGTATCAGCAAATGCACCTATTTTTTTATTCACACTTCCATATCCAAGAAATAGCGATAATAATATAAAAGCAATTAATAAAATGATTAGAACTTTTGCAAGTGATAAAGAACACTTTGGAAAAATATTTCTTGTTGATTTAGATGCTGATTATAATAAATATTTTGAAACAGGAAAACTAAAAGCACAAATTGGCAATACAGGATGGCATTTAACTTCTTTAGGTTATTTATATGCATCTAAAGTAAATGAAATTGCATTATCAAAAGTAATATCAGATAATTATAGCGATTTTCAAGATGTTTTCTTGTTGCCTTGTGGGAATAATGATGTATTAGATTAAATTAACAAAACGGGCAGAAGAAACACTCTCCTGCCCTACTCTCTTATTTACCCAAGTCTAATAACTTATGTAGATATGAATCAGTTTGCAACGCATCAGGACTCTCATCATCATTGACAACCACGAGTTTATTTGTTTCATTTTCAATGATTTGCCTGATGTAATCAAACACATGGAGTGTATGGATGAAACTTTGCATTTGTTCATATGTAATCATGTGGGCTTCATCTGTCATCTCAAAAATAAGAATTTTTAGACCTTTTCGATGTTTATATGTGTTAATGAACTCATCAATTTTTTGTTCATCAGATGTATTCAATTCATCTACCACATAGCTTTCGATGTGATCAATCCTTATACAGAGCAACTTGATGTAATTTTTAATCTCATATAATGCCATATTTGCCACCTCCTTTCTATGTAGGAAAATTATACCTGATTGAAAGGCACATTTCATTGTAAAAAATTTGGTAAATATGGAAATATTTGGATGCTATTTTGGCATCTATTTTTGATTTAAAGGAGGAATTTAATGAAAACTTTTATTTTAGGTTCAGCTAAATATAAAAATCCAAAAACAAAACAATTTGAGTCACTTCCTTGCTTAAAAGGCGATAAGGGAGAAAAAGGCGACAAAGGTGATGTTGGCTTAAAAGGCGATAAGGGAGAAAAAGGCGACAAAGGTGATGTTGGCGAATCCTCCTATCAAATTGCAAAAAGACTTGGAACTTTTACAGGAACAGAAGAAGAATATAATAATTGGTTAAACACTACTAGAGATGAAGCAATTGTTAAAGTACAAGAAGAAGGAAATAAAGTAAAAGAATCTATTCCGTCAGATTATTCTACTCTTACACAACAAGTTGATACTAACACAGAAAAGCTTGCTACTACGGTATCAATCCAAACTCTTCATGATATTCTTCATAAAACGCCACATTTATCTACTGTAGAAAATTTTTATAATTTACAGCGTACAGGTAAGGTTTATCAGACAAAAATTTGGAAATTCGCTACTAATCCTACTTCTACAGGTGAAAAACTCTTAGATAATGCAGGACTTGAATTTGTTCCATCTACTGATACTACAGAGGGAAAAGACGATTATCTTAATGGCAATCATCCTATGTTTGAGTGGGTGCATTGTAATTACAAGCGTAACGATGATGGTACTGCTTATCCTGTCGCTACAGAGTATGATAGCAACTATGCTACTACAGGCGCAGTTGATGTAGGTGCTATGCAGATGTCATTTTACTGGAACTGGGACGCTTCTAATCCAGAGTATGATCTTGTTACGATTTCTGATATGCCTAACACAAAATATGGTCTGAAACCGTGGACAGAATGTAAACGTGCTAATGGTACAGTTCTTCCATATTGTATCGGTTCTGCTTATGTATCAGGTATTGCGAGTGATGGACTACTGAGAAGTCAGCCTGGATTAAAACCTGAAAGAAATCAGAGTCATAACAATATGAGTACTAATTATCAGAAAAAAGGTAAAGGATATTGGGGAGCTGGTGCAGAAAGAAATACATTCCAGATTCTTTTTAACATTATCAAAGGTGCTACAAAGAATAGTCAGAGTTTATTCCAGGGATGTACATCATACAATTTCCAATACTCTGCTTCTGTTCAATCTGCCGATGCGCATACATATTTCCCTGTTACAAACGATCAGGCAAAAAACATTCTCGTTGGTTCTTATGTGTCAGTTGGTTATGGACAACTTAATGATACTAAGAACGGCGTAAATAATGACCGTGGAGTAACGAATATTCATAAATACGCAGATGATGTAAAAGTATTACGTATAGAAACACTTGATGAGAATAATAAAGCTGTATATCTTGATATTAAAACAGGATTTAATACCACTCCTATTAAATTATCTGATACCGTGAATGCTCCTATTACAATCAGTTCTATGCATTGGTGGTCAGGAACTACTGATACTGTTATTGGCCGTCATGATGGTTCTTATGTTTCTAACACTGACGGAAAACATGCATATAGAGTACAGGGACGTGAGTACGCAGTAGGTGCTTATCTTATTGCTTCTGACACAGTTATGGACTTCCAGAGCGATTATAGCAAGAAAGTATATATTGCTCCAAAAGGTCTTGCTCATAGTTCTTCTGATGCAACAATTAGAAGTAAATATACATGTATTGGTACAATTCCTGCTAATCCAGATGGAAAAGGATCTGATTATTGGATTGGTGACATTTCAGTTGATGTTAATACTGGTGGATGGTTCCCATCCGCAAAAGGTTCTTCAAATTCTCAAGGTTGGGCTGATATGTTATACGCAGGTGGTACAAGTACTTCTGGCACTCGTGAATACCTGATGGGCGGTTATCTCGGGCATGGTTCGCATGCTGGCTGTTCTTTCGTGTATTGCTGGTGCTGGCTTGACTGGACGTTTTGGTATTGCTGCGCCGCCGATTAAAAACAGGTCGTCTGAAAGGGTGAATTTTCGAGCAAGTTTGCGAAGCAAACGCAGAGAGAAAAGAGGGGAACTCTTCCCCTCTTCTATAAAAAGAAAAGGATATAATACATGAAACAAATTTGGACACCTGAAAAAGTAAACATATTTAATTCATCTGTAGATGAGATGATCATAAAATTACCGCCTAACCAAGCGATCGCATTTACGGATGGAGCTTACTCACAAAATAAGAATAAAGCTGGGTATGGAGTTGTTTTATTTACTCAATGGGATAAAGAAACTTATGACAAAGTATTCCGATGGAATACACAGTCACATAAAGAAATAATTAAGCTTCATAATGTCGCCGCCGAATGTGAAGCTGTGAAGTTCGCTGTTCAAAAAGCTATAGAAAAAGGCATTCAAAAAATAACAATTTTTTATGATTATAAGGGCATTTTAAAATGGCTAACAAAAGAATGGGGAACAAATACAAATTATACTGAAAATTATGTAGATGAAATGACTCTGTATTCTCAACAAATAAAAATGGGGTTTGTTAAGGTGAAATCTCATGTCGGAATTATATATAATGAATTGGCTGATGAAATTGCGACCAACGCATTATTGAAACCTTAAATAAAAAACGGTCTTGTGTTACGGGCGGTAATCTCAGGAATGGTTCGAATGCAGGCTGTTCTTACGTGAATTGCAGGAACAGGCTTGACAGGACGAATTGGAATTACTGCGCCGCTAATTGTATTTACAATTACAGATCTTTAGTAACACATTTCGCACTTTTAAAAAGTGTTCAGGAGACTGACGTAGCCGGATGGCTAAAATGATTTTTATAGACCAACTCTGCTTTCATAGAGAGCACTTTGATAGTGGGGCTTAGTAGTACTTACGAAAAGCCTTTTAAATACAATCGTATAACGATGTATATATACAAAAAGATAAAAAGGAGGAACCTGTTGATAATGAAACGATATTGTAAAAATATCGACATAACTGATCGTAATTTAATTTCAAAAGCAACGTATAAGTGTTTGAAAGATAAATATACACGTAATGATGCATTAGAGTTATTATCTGGTATTTCTGGATTAAGAAAATGTCAAATATATAACATTTATTATCGTTATGGTAGAAAAGCTTTAAAAGTATTTATTGAGTTTTTGATAGATACTATTCGTGCAGAACTTATCAGCAAATCTATATCATTTCCATCAATCTGGTACAAAGAAAAGATTGATCCTTCTTCTCATAAAATCCGTAATATAGGAATTCAACATGTAAAACAACAAATATATGATTATATTGTAATTGAAGGACTTAAACCATTATTATGTCGCATAGGCATTCATCAATATGCTTCTATCAAAGATAGAGGATGCTTAAAAGGCTCTCGTATAATACAAAGATGGATGCGTAATAAATCTCTTAAATATTTTGCTAAACTGGACATTCGTAAATGTTACCCATCTATTCCACAGGATAAGTTAATTCAATTCTTAGAAAAACATATTAAAAACGATATGTTAATGTGGCTCATCAAAGAACTTGTCAATAGCTTTGAACAAGGCTTATCTATTGGTTCTTTTCTTTCTCAGTATTTATGTAATCTGTATCTATCCCAAATATATCACTTTATAGGACATCTACACAAAGTAAGAAGGCATAAAGATGGAACTAAGTCTTCTATTCGTCTTGTATATCATAGATTGTTCTATATGGACGACATATTAATGATTGGAACGTCAGCTAAAGACATGCATAAAGCAGTCAAGGAAGTTATTAAATATTGTAAATCTCTTGGTTTGAAAATAAAAGAATCATGGTTTGTGAAACAGATGCCTTTTGCCAATAAGAAATGTGACGGAGCATTTATAGATATGATGGGATTTAGAATCTATAGAACTCACATTACTGTCCGTAGGCGTGTATTCAAGAGGATTCGTAGAATAGCTATGCGATTATGGAAACGAATAAAAACACATCATAAGATTTTTGAATCACATGCAAGAAAAATAATTTCTTACTGGGGATTGTTAAAAAATAGTAACTCAACAAAAGTAATTCAAAAATATCACATTAAAGATATTATGAAAATTTGCAAAAAGGTGGTAAAAGAATATGACAAAATCTCGCTTTATGGAAAAGCAGCCTTCTGTTAAGGTTGTTGAAAAAGATAAGGTGTATGTGTACATCTGTCTAAATGAAAAGGAAGTTACAGAAGATCGAAGGGAAGAATCTGCCGAACCTGTAACTATGTATGAATATGATTACAACGAAATCATTGAAGATATTGGAGTTCTGGATATTGATGATGTGAAAACAAATCCAGAAAAATATCTCAATTATAAAAAAGCAGTTGAAAAGACTGACAAAGAACGTATTGCCGAACTTGAAGCAATGAATGCAGAACTGTCTACTACTGTAGATAGTATCTTAACTGATGTATTACCTACCCTTATGGGTGCGTAATTATATAACTCTATTAATAGAAAGGACATAGAAAGGACATGAAAGACATGACAACATTTATCGCACGTATGATTATGAAAGAAGCAGACAAAAGTATTGAAGCAGGTCAAAAGAAATACAGAGCGTATTTCGTGAAAACTAAACTGTATAAGAACTGGAAGGAAGATGTCGATACTATTCTCATCACAGATAATTATGATGATGTTATTGTTGAGGCATGAATAAAACGAATATATAAACTTTTGTCGAAGAGGTGAGATACCTCTTATTTTTATGCTCAAATTTAGAGGGAGTCTTGTGTTATAGCAAGGCTCTCTATTTTTATGAAAATGAGGTGAATTTATGGCAGAAATCAAAGGTATTGATGTTTCCAGATGGAATGGAAAAATCGACTGGAAAACTGTTGCTAATTATGGAATGGGCTTCGCTATCCTAAGAATCACAGAAAAAGGGAATATTGTTGATAGCACATTCGAATCAAACTACAAAGACTGCATTGAGAATAAGATTCCTGTTGGAGTCTATAAATACAGCTATGCTACTACTATTGCTCAGATTGAAGATGAAGCAAATGTAGTTATTAAAACATTGAATAAAAGAAAACTGGATTATCCAGTGTTTCTTGATATAGAGGATAAATGTCAGGAGAATTTATCTGACAGTTTAATGATGAAAATGATTGAAGCGTTTAGAGCTATTATTATCAAAGCTGGATATAAATTTGGTATTTACTGTGGTTATTCTTGGTATCAGTATCAACTACCAGAAAGTGCTAAAAAGTACGATTGCTGGGTTGCCCGATATCCTAATAATGATACCGGTGAATTACAGGAAAGATTAAGAGTTCCTGCTTCTTCTGGTGTTATTGGATGGCAATACTCTAGTAAGGCAACCATTCCCGGTATTCCAACAAAAACCGATCGAAGTGTGTTCTATAAAGACTATTCTAAATCTTCTACTACTTCTACAAACTCTCCCAAGCCAACAACTACACAAGGAAGTGATACTATGAATAAAGATAAAGCTATTGATGCTCTTATTGTTACTGCTCAAGCAGAAATTGGATATATGGAAAAGCAATCTAATGCACAACTTGATGATAAAAATACCAACGTTGGGGATGGTAACTATACAAAATATTGGAGAGATTTAAAACCAATCTATCAAGGACAACCGTGGTGTGCCGTATTTGTTTCATGGATTATGTATAAGACTTTTGGTCTTGAAACTGCAAAAAAATTACTCAAACATGAGAATGATTTTCCATATGTTTATTGTCCTACTCTTGGAGCAAGATTCACAAAATATGCAAATCCTCAACGTGGGGATATTGTAATTTTTTATCGTAACGGTACATTCGCTCATACTGGCATTGTTACTAAAGTTGAGGGTGATAAGTTCTATACAATTGAAGGAAATACAAGTAATGGAAGTACAATAATAGCCAATGGCGGGGAGGTATGTTCCAAGCATTATAATAATTCAAATCTCCCTGGAACAAAATTCTGTCGTCCAGATTATTCTATCGTCAAATCAATTATGAACTCATCTTCTACTTCAAAACCATCCCAAACAACCTACAATAAATGGGTAGGCGCAGCCACAAAAAATGGCACAGATGTATTCACAAATTCTACAGGAACATCAAAATTATCTACATATCCAAAGCTAAATAAAGGTAATTTAGTAGATGTAATTGGTGTATCTGGAACACGTTATCAAGTGAAAATTGCAGATAAATTTGTAGGTTATGTTGAGAAAACTAACATCAAAGATCCTAATGCAGTTGTTACAAAACCTAGTGCTTCTACAAGTAAACCTGCAAAAAAAGGATATAACAAGTCAGAAAAATGGAAAGGTGTTATTATCGCTAAATCTGGGTTAAAAGTTAGAAAAAGCCCAGGAACATCTAATGCAGATTTAGAGTGTTCCTTTAGTCCATTAAAATATAATACACCAGTTAGCGTATGTGATAGTACGACAGGTTCAGATGGTAATAAATGGTATTATATTTGTTATAAAGGTAAATATGGATTCTCTTCTGCTAAGTACATTAAGAAGAAATAATTTTAGCTTTTTGCGGAAAGGATTGAGGGGTATGAGATGATTAGTACATTAAATGAAATAAATTCACAGGGGATATTTACAATTATCCTCTGTGTAACATTAGTGCTTCTATTGATTGTAGAAGGTACTAAATTATGGAAAGGAACGCTCGAATCACTTGACTTGAAGTCTGGTAAGGAATTAAGAGAAAACGCCGTAAATGAACGACTAGACACATTAGAAAGTGAATTAAAAAAAGTCAAGACAACATTTCTGGATAATCAAAAAACATATCATGGACAGAGTATTGAAATTCGTAATAATCTGCAAGCAAATCAAGAGAGTTTAAGCAACCAAATGACAGAACTAAAACATCTATTTATCAATAAAGAAATTGACGATATGCGTTGGGAAATGTTAGATTTTGCAAGTGCGATTATGAATCACCGTAGATGTAGTAAAGAACAATACGATCATGTTATTGACACATATGTTAAGTATGAAAAAATTCTGGAAGAAAACGGGATGGAGAATGGTCGAGTAACATCTTCTATGGAATTTGTAAATGACAAATATAAAAAATTAATGAGCGTTGGGTTTGACCACGATAAATTAGAAGAATAAATAATTACAGGGTAATCAGATTAATTTCTGGTTACCCTATTTTTTACGTTTACATATGGAACATTGGTATATAAACAAGATTGGTATTCTTATTATTGCTATTTTTTAATACGGCACGATATAACATCATGGCTTCCTTTTCAGATATTACATTCCCGAATGTAGTGAATTTTACATTTGGATTTATACGATAAATTTCATTAATAAGATTTTTTGTATTACTATTTTCATATTGTAATTGATTTGTGTTCAT